TATGTTCTCATTCGTTAATATAAAAATTGTCATATTATCATCTCCTATTGTTTTGGGTGCGGGATACCTCGTGTTCCGAGGTATCCCCATTTTGTTTTAATTGAGTGTGTCCACTTTGTAGGTTACTTCTTCAAAAGTAACCTCGCCCCACTCAAACGTGTCCTCTGCGTCTCTGAATTCTTCATCAACCTTTGCTCTTGCTTCTTCGTAAGTGTCATATGCGCCGAGTATTTCAGCGTTTTCATACTCCGAGCATTTCCAAGCTACCCACTTCATTAACTTAACTTTCATTTTGTGTTACCACCTTTCTTTATTGTGTCTATATTATAACACATCTTTTTTTATTTGTCAATAGGTTTTTTGAAAAAAAATTAAAAAATTTTCAGAGGGCTTTCGCCCTCTTACTTATTCCAGATTTCAATTATACAATCCTTAATTTCCTCAAAGTCGCTCAGCTTTGAGTTTAACGTGCAGATTATGTTACAAATCAGACCGCCGATAAGCACTTTTGGAAGCGTGAGCAGGTCAGCTTCAAAGAAGAAGTTAGCAAGGAAAAGAACGATTGAAGAACAGATACAACCCATTGCATAAGTAAGACCTGCGTCAACAAGAACGGCAAGAGAAATTGCGAATACCTTTTTTACTGTTTTCATAATTAAAACCACCTTTTATTTTATTTGGGCTTTTCCTTAACCCTGTAATTATATTATACAGCATATCGAGCGGAAAGTCAATAGTTTTAAGTGTAAAAGAATGTAAAAATATTTCGATGTTTTTTGTGCATTTTGCTAAAGCTGTAATAATAAAAAAATGAGCGGCTCACCGTGGCAATGGCTCACCGCTCCGCATACTCAACTTACAAGTAAAGCAAGGACAATTACAAGTGCGTCATCTGCCATCTCCGCAAAGAAACGGAGAATTTTCTTTACTGCGTTTATTACCTGCGTATCGTACTTTTCAAGCAATGTTGCAAGCCCGAAGCCCACAAACACAATAGCAATGATAATCCACATTCTAACAAACCAACTCATATTTATTACCACCTTTTCAAATTTCGTAATCTCTTGATTACATATATTATTATATACTATTTTTTTAGACTTTTCAATAGGCAGAATACACAAATTTGACCTAAATTTTTTGTGCAAAATTATGTTCGATTTTTGCGGCAAAAAGAAAAGGGCTTGCGCCCTTATTCTTCTACAAATCTTCGATCAAGTCTCATTTCTGTAACTGTGTGTCCTTGCAGTTCAAGTAATTCGTACTCTCTCATAAGAGCCTTTTTAGCGTTTTTCTCTGTGCGAAAAACACCGAGCAGGTTATCAACCTCAAATTCATCGCCGAAACTGTCAAAACCTTCAAACTTTATTCTTGCTACATAAACCATCATAATTCTTTACCACCTTTTAGATTTTTTAGGGTTTGTCGTTCCCTGTGATTATATAATAGCACATTTCAAAGCAAATTGCAAGCCTTTTGACAAAACTTTTTTTGTTTCTACGTTTTGCACAAAAGTACAGTAATTTTTTGTATATCTTGCTATTGAGCCACTGCACGCCTTTAGTACTTTAAAGCGCTAAAGCGGCAGCGGCACAAAAAGAAAAAAGCGGCTTATTTTGCCGCCGCTCTTTTCTGTATTCCTGCATATCTCTTTTGAAGTGCGTTTATTGTTCTCACGCCCGTATTTATTGCCGCTCTTGCTTTGAACGCTTCAAATTCGCTCATGTTTTCAACTTCTGCGTTCATCTCTCCGAGTATCTCATACAGTCTGTTGACGTTTCCCGTCGTTCTTGCTTCTTCAATTTCCTGCATTGCTCTCTCAATCATTGTTTCAAACATTGTGTTTACCACCTTTTCAAAATTTGTTGTTGTTGTCTTTCGACACTATTATAATATCACATATCAACCTTAATTGCAATACTTTTGACCCAATTTTTTTCGTTTCTACGTTTTGCACAAAAAACAGGCAGCGGATTTGTTCATTTTGCTAAGTCAATATACAAGTTGCACAAAGATTTTTTAGTGTAAAAAGTGTCGTCATTTTGCACAAAAGCTCTTTGTGCAACTTTAACAAAAAAGGCAGCGGCATTTTGTGCAAGTTGCTAAGTCAATGGGCAAAATGCACAAAACTTTTGTTCGATAAAAACCTCCGTCAAAATGCACAAAAAAGGTTACAAAGTTTTCCACATATTACAGAGTTGTAACCTTTTTTGTGCATTTTGACGGAGGTTTTCCACAGGGCAGCGGCTCAGAATATTTTTGTGCAAAATGCTGAAAATAGTTACAATTTTGTTACCTTTGTAACTTTTAAAAAATTACAATTATTACAATTTTGTAACTATTTTCTACGTTTTGCACAAAAAATGGGCAGCGGCAAGGCAAAATTTTGTGCAAATCGCCAAAAATTGTTACAAAATTGTAACTTATTACAATTTTGTTACTTTTGGGAAGTTACAAACCTGTAACTATATTTGTGCAAAATGCACAAAAATTTCATTATGAAATTTTTGTGCAAAATGACGGGTCGCATCTATATGGCGCGAGCGCCAGCGACCCGAGGAGGCATTTTTTGACGTGTGCACTTTTGTCGTTTTGGGAAACAATCATTATGTTGTTGTGTGTGCTTTTGCTCTTTGTTTTTTCTTCATTGTGCTTAGTCTGTACATCTTCGAGCTAAGGCCATGTGGCCTCAACCCTTGCGATGTTATCCTAAGAAGTATGCCTTGAGTACCTTATAGCATAGGTCAGCATTTTCTTTTCCTGTTTCTGAATCGTCTTCTGCAAATCCATTCATTGCTGCTTTGATTAATTCCTCAACAGAAATAAAAGATAACAACATCTGCAATGCTACTACATTATTGATGTTATTATACATAATGATTGTTTCTCCTTTCTTTTGTTGTTATATATATTATAACATATATTTTATATGTTGTCAATGTGTTGTATCTATTGTGTTGTTGTGTGTGTTGTATATATGTATGTGTTGTGTGCGTTATTGTATGTGTGTTGTTGTATATATGTTTATGTTGTTGTATCTGTTGTTGTTGTGTTTATTATGTTATTATGTTATTGTTGTGTTAATGTTGTTGTGCTCTTTGTTGTGTGTGTTGTTACTGTTATGTACGTGTGTGTATGTCTATGTAGCTGTGTGTATATGCGTATATATGTATGTATATATGTTATAACAATAGTGTTGTTATGTATATGTATGTATATTAGTATGTGTGTATGTATTGTAGTGTATATTATTATGTTATTATGTGTATGTATTATTGTGTATGTTATGTTGTTGTATTGTATGTGTTTATGTATATTATTGTATGTGTTGTTATGTTGTATGTGTTTGTACATAAGTACATTGTGTTGTTATATGTCTGTGTAGATATGTATTGTTGTATATCTATGTTGTTGTTGTATTATTTTATATTGTATTATTGTGTATATTGTTGTGTATGTTATTGTGTTATGTTTATTATATTGCTGTGTATGTTATGTGTTAGTGTTGTTGTGCTTGTCTCTTTATGTGTTGGTGTAGTTATAGTGTTATGTTGTTGTGTGCGTGGATAAGTGTGCGTGAGTAGCTGCTATGTGGCATCATCTAAGCAAGTACTGCCGCATTTTATTCACCGTATTTTTATACCTCTTATTATCTCTTTCTATTGGTCTTAGCAATAGAACAATACAATATAATCTTATGTATTTATGCGCGCGTTCGGTTTGTATATCCTCGCACAAGTTTGGTTCATTACGAAACGGCTGCCCGCGCCTCAATATATACTCCATTATTTTCTCACTATTGTTCTTCCACAAATGTTGTAATAAATATCCTTCATTAATAATATCATTCAAAATTTTTAAATAGTTTTATCAATACTCTTTAAATGTTTTTATACCTTTAAATAATTTATTAAGATAATTGTTTATAAAGCAAAATTTATTTAATTGTTTTTATTTATTTATGGCAGCGGCAAATATAAAAAGAAAATAAAACATAATGCGCTTGCTTTTGTGGCAGGTGTATTAAATAAACGGCTTACTTTTGTGGGAGGGTCCTAGGTGAACGGAGCCAAGAAAAAAAGTCTTCAGCTTCGTGACGTACCGGGGGTATATTTTGGGATAATAAATTTGATTTTCTAAAAAATTTAATTTACCACGCACTTTCCGACAGCAAAAGTTTTTTCGTTTTAAAAAAGCGAAGCATATTTTCTAAACACCAATAACGAAAAATTTTTAAATCAATTAAATATTCTTGACATTGCGAAAAATTTTTGATATAATAGGGATAGGAAAGGAGGGAACGAAAATTGGACAATTCAAAACAACACATTCCCCTTGATTACTCAATCACAGACCCAAAAGAAAGAAAGAAACTTGTTGATAAAATCCTTGCAGAGAATCCAAATCCCTCCAAGCAATATTTAGAAATTTTATCAGATTACATCGTTTTAGCAATGACCAAAGAAGAAAAAAAAGAAAAGAAAATCCTTACAGATAATCGCATGGTAACTGTCAACAAGCGCGAAACCTCTTATCAAGGGCTTGTATCTAAACTTGAAAATGGCGAAGATGGCTTATACCATATGATGGGCGGCAATGATAAAAACATCATTTTAACCCCCAAAATAAGTATTACTAAAAAAGACCTTGATGAAATACCTGCACTTCAACAAATGCGCAAAGATATCGAATATTGGAAAGAAAAAGAAAAAACTGCGGTGGGCAAAGACCGTTATATCATTAAAAAAACAATCATTGAACTTTCACAAGACCAATATATCGTCAAAAGTGCTTTTCGTAATCCCATTATAACTCAAAACACCGTAAAAACAGAACACAAAATTGATTTTGGTGAAAACTATTATATCGACGCGGAAGGCAATATTCAAAGTGATGGTCTTGTCACCCTTCTCAATCCTCAGCACGTCTCTGCCATTCTCTGCAATTATAATTTATTCAGATGCGGCGACTCAGGTAAAGACCTCACAGACCTAGTAGATGAGCTTGACAAACTTATTGATCAAACACTTAAAGACGACTATCCTTTCTATTATGACCTTGTTTGGCTTAAAATAGATGGAATAAAAAATGCGGATATCCACAAACAACTTAATGACAAACACGGCTACACCTACTCCGTCGAATATCTTTCAGCTTTGTGGCGCAAAAAAATCCCCAAACTTCTATCAGAGCAAGCGCAAGAAAATGCGCTTATCTGGTATTACACCGAAGTAGAACGCGGCAAGTGGAAACGTTGCTCTCGATGTGGCGAAGTCAAATTAGCGCACAGCCGTTTTTTCTCTCGAAATAAAACTGCATCCGATGGCTGGTATAGTGTATGCAAGTGCTGCCGCAACAAGAAAAAAGGAGCTGGGCAGAAATGATTAATCTTATTGCTATTGCCTCTATTTAACACAAAGGAGATGATATAATGCCGTTTTGTCAAAAATGTCAAAAGACACTTAAAGATGTGGCTTTTTATACATATAAAGATGGAACAAAAACAGAATTATGTAAGAAATGTTTAACAATGCACGTAGACCCCTATAAACCTGAAACTTTCCTTTGGATACTTGAAAAAATGGATATTCCGTGGCTTCCTTGGGAATGGAATCCTCTTGTGGCGAGGGCAGCCGCTAAAGGAAGCCAGTATGTTAGTGGTACCGCCATTATGGGCAAATACCTTGGAAAGATGCGGCTAGGTCAATGGGGAAAATTAGGTTGGGCGGATACAGAAAAAGAACAGGCGAAAAGAGACGCCTTAAGAGCTGAATACACTATTGTTCATGGCGAAGCACCAAAAGATAAGGAAACTCTTCATCAGCAATATATTGATGGAGAAATAACAGAAGCTCAATATAAGACTATGCTGCCAGAAGAATTAGTCGTGCCGCCACCACCTGAAGCACCCCCAGAGCCAGTAGACCCTTATAAAGAAAACGATTTTCTGGATGAAGTGGAAAGTCCTGCGGCTCAACTATCTCAAGAAGATAAAATTTATTTAGCCATGAAGTGGGGCAGAAATTATCATGCTGAACAGTGGATAAAGCTTGACCGTATGTATGAAGAGATGTCTAATTCTTTTGATATATCAGATGCGGATTCTAAGATAAATTTGCGGCAGCTCTGTAAGACATGGCTGAAAGCTGAAGAAGCTATTGATATGGGTGATATTGATAGTTATCAAAAGCTCAATAGAGTTGCGGAAAGCCAACGTAAAAGTGGTAATTTTACTGCCGCACAAAATAAAAAAGAAAAAGATGACTTAGTAGATTGTGTTGGAAATCTTGTTGCCTATTGCGAGCGGGAAGGCGGAAAGATTCCTCGTTTCGATATATCTGCGCCAAGAGATCTCGTTGATAAAGAAATTCAAGACCAAAAAGATTATATTCATGCGCTCATATATGAAGATAAGGCATTGGCACAGCAGATAGAAACTTATCTAAAGAAACGTGAACTATTGGATGAAAAAGTGCGGAAGAAGCTGCTCGAGCGCGCGGGAATCAAAGAAGACGACGAACTTAACGATGATGACTTTATGGATAGATTCAATGAAATTTCTCGTGAAGTTGAGCATGACTTAGCCGTTCAATCTGGTTCTATTGATAATGAAGACAATGATGAAAAATCAGTAGAGGGAGATGATGAATATGGCTTTGTCGGATTTGACAGCCCTCTACGACAAGTATGAGTCCAAAATAGGAATGTCGGAAGAACGCTTAAAAGAGCAACTTCCAAATTTAAGAAAATTAATTAGTTTTTTTAGAGAATATCCAGATTTATTTGTAGACTTCATGAAAGGCGAGAAGAGCACTTTTAAGTTCTATTATTATCAAAGAGTATTTATAAGAATGGTGGCGCGGCATCGATACGTTTATGCGACGTATCCGAGGGCCTTCAGCAAAAGCTTCTTGTCGGTATTAGTGCTAATGTTGAGGGCAGTTCTTTTTCCTGGTTCTCATTTGTTTGTAACTACGGGCGGTAAATAATATAAAAAAGAAGGAGGAGCACATAGTGAGTGCAAAAAACGTCCTTAGATATTTTGATAAAATTAATACAGAAGAGAAAGCCTATTGGTTGGGTTTTTTATATGCAGATGGTTCTATTTCTTCCAAAGAAGATAAAATTGAATTAGGTTTAGCAGAGAAAGATTTACATCATATTGAAAAATTTAAACAAAGTTTACAATTACCAAATAAAATATGTTATAGGGCTTCAACAAAATCTTATAGAATTAGCTTTAGAAGTCAATCATGTAAGCAAGATCTCATTAATAAAGGTTGTGTTCCTAAAAAATCTTTAATTCTAAAATTTCCAACAGAAAAACAAGTTCCTTTTTATCTTTTAAAACATTTTATTAGAGGATATTTTGATGGAGATGGATGGTTCACAAATACGTCTGATTGTTTTCAAGTTGGCATCATTGGAACACAGGACTTTATTCAAGGGTTTTTAAATGCAGTAGAAAACATTAATAAAACAAATAAAATTTTTAGTGTTCATAGAGAAAACGGTGCAAAAAGATACATATTTGGAGCTTATAATGATGTCTTAAATTTTTTAAATTGGATTTATAAAGATTCAACAATTTATTTAGATAGAAAATATGAATCTTATTTAGATTTTATTCAAAATGGAAGTAAATATCATAAATAATAATTTTTATATGCCGCCATATTAAAGTAATTTAATATAAGAAAACTGCGGAATTAAGCGGGGAAGCTGAGATGCTAATCCGAACCGAAGGCCAATAAATAAAAGGATTGGTCAGGGGCAACGCATAGGGGGTGACGAAAGAATAATCTCTCCACGAGGCCGCAGCTCCTTTGAAAGGATGAAAAGATATGCTAGACTTATACGAAAGCAAGTATAAGATTTTATGGATAAAAAGCCATAAAGATAATATAATCGAAAGAACAAGCCTCAAGCATTACACTATCTAAAGTCGAAGAGCTCTGTAAGCTATTACCATTCTTACAGAATGAAATCAATTGGGAGCGTGGGGAAACAAGAAAAACAAAAGATGATGTATGTTACAAATTTAAAAATGGTTCAATTATAGATATTCTTGCAGCAAAAGAAAGTTCAAGAGGGCAAAGAAGACACTCTGGATTGATGGAGGAGTGCGTTCTTATAGATCAAACTGCTTTGAATGAAATAATTATCCCAACGACGAATGTGAACAGGAACCTTCCGGACGGATCAACTGACCCTAAGGAGATTGTGAACAAGAGCCAAGTGTATATCACCACAGCAGGCTGGAAAGCCTCGTTCGCGTACACAAAACTTATTGAACTATTGATTCAATCAATTATTGAACCAGATGAAGTCATGATTGCGGGAGGTACCTATGAAACGCCTGTACTCGAAGGGTTATTAGATGAAAACTTCGTTAATCAGTTACAGCTACAAGATACTTACAATGAGGATTCCTTTGACCGAGAGTACAGGTCTCGTTGGAGTGGAGATGTGGCGAACGCATTCTTCTCTGCGGAAAAATTTGATAGATATAGAGTGCTGAAACAGGCTGAATACGAACATAGCGGCCGCTCCTCAAAAACAGCTTATTATGTATTTGGCGTGGATGTTGGACGCTTTGATTGTACTACTGAGGTACTTGTTTTTAAAGTTACGCCTCAACCGCAGGGTCCAGCAATCAAATCGCTTGTTAATATTTATACCCTAAATGCAGAGCACTTTGAAGACCAAGCAATTAAATTGAAAAAACTATTCTTCAAATATCATGCCAAATGTATTGCTATTGACGCAAATGGCGTTGGTGCAGGTTTAGTTGACTATCTCGTAAAAGCTCAAACCGACCCAGATACTAATGAATATTTACCGCCTTTTGGCGTTGAGAATGATGATGATGGAAAATATAAGAATTTTAGAACTCCAGATATGGAAGAAGATGCATTGTTCTTAATCAAAGCAAATGCGCCAATGAATACAGAAATGTATGCTTATGCAAAAGTACAAATGATTAATGGTAAGATTAAACTATTAATTGATGAGTCTCAAGCAAAAGCAACACTTATGTCTACAAAGGCAGGACAAGCGATGAGTATCGCGCAACGCAATGATTATTTAAGACCTTATGTTTTAACAACTGTTTTAAGAGAACAATTGCTTAATCTCTCGCAAGAAAATGAAGGATTAAATATTATTCTTAAACAAGTATCTAAGACAATCAAAAAAGATAAATTCTCTGCTTTTATATATGGACTTTACTATATTAAAAAGTATGAAGATTCGAAACATAAACGAAAGAAAGTTAGACTTTCTGATTATATGTTCTATACATAAAATTGGACAAAAATAAGCATTTCTCTTTCTCTTGTTTTTAAATATGAGAGAAAGAGAATTTGCATAAAAGAAAGGGTGATGAATGTGAGGGCTTCAAGAGCAGAAATAAAAATAGAAGATATATTAAAATTTTCAGATTTAAATTTTCAAGAAGAATATAGTTTTCCAGATTTAGTTTCAAATAATGGGCGTCCTCTTCGATAGCTTTGATTTTGCAGTATTTGATGATGAAGGAAATCTTGATTTCTTAATTGAATATAATGGAATTCAGCATTACGAACCCAAAAGCAAATTTGGTGGAATTTCTGGCTTGCGCAAACAACAATACAATGATAATATGAAAAGAAGATATTGTGAAAAACACAATATTACTCTTGTAGAAATTCCATATACTGAGGAAAACCTCATTAGTTATGATTATATAATGAAAGCCGCAGGCTACTAAAGGGGTGAGAAAATGGATGAAAAAATGACATATATTAGTTATGATGCCAAAAGACAAGAGTATATTCATAGTAAAAGTTTTAATTTCTTTGAGCCAGGAGATAGGCTTGAAAATATGAATAGTCTTACGGCCTATGGTGACATAAAAGTTGGTCCAAAAATACTTGAAAATGCAGTTGTTGACTTAAACTTTTTTAAAAAGGTTAATCCAAGGCTTGGAGATAAGATGACAGTCATGCGGGCGCTAAACGATGGTGACATTGTTACTTTACGAGAGGTGTCTGATTTCTTTTTTAGAACAAGTGGTATTTATGCTCGATTATGTAGATATCTTGCTTTTCTATATAGATACGATTGGATAATTACTCCGCACGTTATTCAAGCGGGCGCAGAGACTGATACTGAAAAAATTGTAGATAAATTTTATAAAGCTCAAAATAGATTTGAAAATTTTGGTGTTAAGGCTTTTTGTCAAGACGTTGCTTTAAAAGTTGTTAAGCATGGCTGTTATTATGGCTATATAGTTGAAAATGGTAACACAGCAAGTGTACAAGAATTGCCACCAAATTATTGCCGCAGCCGCTATAGAGTTAATGAGAAACCTGCTATTGAATTTAATATGAAATTCTTTGATGACCAATTCAGAACTTTAGAACTTCGTTTAAAAGTTTTAAAACTTTTCCCCAAAGAATTTAGAAAAGGATATAAACTTTATAAAGAGGGTAAACTAAAAGACGAGATGGGGCAACATAATGGTTGGTATTTGCTCGATGTCGGTAATGCAATAAAATTTAATCTTAATGGTGAAGACAGTCCTATAATGGCGTCTGTTATTCCTGCGATAATAGATTTAACTGCCGCACAAGAGTTAGATAAACAAAAAGCCGCACAAAAATTATTAAAAATTATTATTCAAAAATTGCCTTTAAACAAAGAAGGCGAAATGATCTTTGACCCAGATGAAGGTAGAGATATTCATAATAATGCTGTTAGAATGTTAGGTAATGCTATTGGTATCAATGTATTAACTACTTTTGCGGACGTTGAGGTTGCAGATACAGACTCTACTGCTTCACAAACTGCAACAGATGAATTGGAAAGAAGAGAGCGTACCGTTTATAATGAGGCGGGAGTTTCTCAAATGCAGTTTAATACAGATGGTAACATAGCTCTTGAGAAAAGTATTCTTAATGATGAAGCTATGATGTATAATTTAGTATTGCAGCTACAGAAATTCTTAAATATTCTATTGAAGCCTTATAATAAAGCTCCAAAGAAACTGAATTTAATTGCAGAAATATTGCCAACTACAATTTATAATTATAAAGATATGGCAAAACAATATAAAGAAATGGCAACAATGGGCTTCTCAAAAATGGCGCCAATGGTTGCTATGGGACAGTCTCAAGCAAATATACTTGCTTCCGCTTACTTCGAGAATCAGGTTCTACAGCTGTACAATATCTTAATACCACCACTAAGCACAAACGTTATGAATGGCGATACTCTATTGAATCTTGGACAGGGCGGCGATCCAAAAGGAAAACAAACAGAACAGCCGCAGCAACAGCAAGGTGAAGAAAAAACGTCTGGTAGACCTGAAAAGCCAGATGATGAAAAAAGTGAGAAAACGATAATGAATAGAGAAAGTATGAATTAATTTTGGACATAACTTATTAACATATTTTTAGATATTTTAAAATACAATAGATAAATTTTTGTGAGGAGGATTAAGATATGCATCAATCCGTTGCTACTATTAAGTCTCCAGAATTTATCAATCTTCAGCCTCTTGATATTAATCCCTTAATGAGTTCTTGCGAAGTTAAGGTTTTATACACTGGACAAAATCGAAATGGTAGTTATATCACAAAAGAGGTTGCTACCGAAATGGCAAAAACATTGCGCGGAGCTCCGATTGTCGGCTACTATAAAGCAGATGCTGAAGACTTCGGTGACCACGGCGATCAAATAGTTATTGATGGAGACGGTTTTCATTTTAATTGTTTGACTCGCCCTTATGGTTTTGTCTCACCAGATGCAAAAGTTTGGTTTCAAGAATTTGATGATACCGATGATTTTGGAAATATTACAACAAGAGAATATCTAATGACTACAGGTTTCCTTTGGACGGGTCAGTTTGAAGAAGCTCGCCGCGTTGTTGAGAAAGGCAATAACCAGTCTATGGAATTAGATGATAAGACTCTTGATGGGCATTGGAGTACAGATTCTCTAAAGGGTATTGAGTTCTTCATTATAGATGATGCAATATTCTCAAAGCTCTGTTTATTAGGTGAAGATGTAGAGCCATGCTTTGAAGGAGCAAGTGTAACTGCTCCAGAAATAAGTACAGCATTTTCAAAAGATGAAAATGATTTTAAAGCTACTTTATATAATATGATGAAAGATTTAAAATATGCTTTAGAAAGGAGAAGTGACACTATGGACAATGAAACAAAAGTTGAAGTTCAGGATACAACAACAGAGTTTGAAGCTACAACAGAAACAGTTGCTGAGGTAGCTGAAACAGTAGAAACTCCTGTAGAAGAAACTGAATTTAAGAAAACTGAAGACGACGATAAGAAAGAAGCCCCTGCGGATGAACAGAAAGAAGATTCTGGTTCTGATTCAGAGTCAACAGATGATAAGAAAGAAGATTCATCTGATGATAAAGAAGATGATGAAAAGAAGAAAGACTTTAGTGCGAAGGCGCCTGAAGTAGATGCTCCCGCAGTTGATTATGAAAAAGAGTATAATACTCTAAAGAGTGAATATGCTCTTGTCGTAGAAGAACTTAAAGAATTACGCTCTTTCAAGGCACAGATAGAAAGTGCTCAAAAAGATGAATTGATTGGTAAATTCTATATGCTTTCTGATGAAGATAAAGCAGATGTAATTGAAAATAAAGAGAAGTATTCTCTTGATGAAATTGAAGCAAAACTTTCAGTAATTTGTTTTAGAAAAAAGGTCAATTTTGATTTAGAGACAAATGATAAAAATGAAAGTAATACAGAAGACGATGTTGAAATAACAACATATAATCTTTCTGATGATGAGTGTCTAATGCCTGCTTGGATTAAAGAAGCATTGGCAAGACAAAATAAAACAGAATAATCTTAAAGGAGGAAAATATACAATGGCTAGTTTTAAAAGAATTGGATTTGGTCAAATAGAACCGAATCAGCTGTCTGCCATTAAGACAGGTCAGATTTATGCGAGCCTTCCACTTGACCCCACAGTAAAAATATTACAAAATGGTCAATTTATGTATTACAATTATGCACGAAACATGGTAACTGCTGAAGATACAGTAAGCGATGCTCAGGGTGCTGCAACAATGCCAGAGCCTTATTTGGTATATAATGAAATTAAAATTTATGAGGATTGGCGTTCTTATAAAGATTTTGCTATGATTCGTGTTGGTGACAACTATGTTACTGATGAGGCAATGATTGGCAGACTTACTTCTGCAAATGTAGATGGTACGACTTATGGTGGTGGTTCATTAACAACTGGTGCTCCTGTTGGAACTCCTGCTTCGCCTGGTGATATTACAATTACACCAGCTTACACTGGAGCAACAATTGGACACACAGAGTATCCTTACCGTATGGATGGTATTGCTCCCCGTCTGCTTAAGACAAATATTGGTGATATCTTTACAACAAATACACTGAAAGCGCAGGCAAATGAGTATGAAGAGGGAGATGTCGTTACGCCGAAGCCTCTTCAGTACCCGATTGGCGGAACTCCTGAGTATACCGTTCTCGAGTTTGATAAAGCAACAAATGAGACAACAATGCTATTTGTTATTGTAAAGAAATATACAATGCCTGATGGTCAACGTGGCTATAAGGTTCAGAGAATTGCTTAATGAAAGGAAGGTGAACGAATATGGCATTAGCAGTAAATGATATTATTAGTTTAGGTAAAGTAGTTGCTAGAGCGGATAGAAAGGCGGCTACAGCGTTCAGCTTCCAGGGTCAGAATTTGACTTATTCTGCTCTGAATGAAACATTTAGAGATGAAATGAAAGAGCTGGCAAAAGATTATTATACATTCCAAAAGAATAAGGTAACTGTTTACCAGATCATGGCTGAAATTATTGAGGAAGTATTCCCACAGAAAGTATTCGAGCAATACGGTCAGTTTGCTGAGGTTAAAACTTTTGCACAGGGTACTAAACCTATCTTCGTTCAGAAGATTACACAGGCTTCACGCAGACGTGCAAAACAGTTCATCGGAAAAGTCGGTCTCGCAGGTATCTACGAAGTGTTCAAACTTGATGGCAAGAGCTATGAAGTTACAACGAACGCTATCGGCGGAGCTGCTCAGATTGGCTTCGAGGAATTCCTTGACGGCCGCGTAGATTTCGCTGACGTACTTGACATTGTTATGGAAGGTATGGACGAGTGCATTTATGTAGAAATTGAGAAACAATTGTTTGGTGCTATTGGCAACGTTCAGGCTGCTAATATCGTTTCTACAAATAAGTTCGACGAAGTTCAGATGGATAGACTTCTTGCAATCGCTGATTCTTATGGCGGAAAGGCAGATATTTATTGTACATTTGAGTTCGCTGCAACGATGGTTCCCGCACAGGGTTGGGTTTCTGATAGAATGAGAGACGAGAAGTGGAATAATGGTTACTTTGCTAATTATAAGGGTCACAGAGTTATCGTTCTTCCTCAGTCTTTTGAAGATGAAACTAACCAAGTTAAGGTTATCGACCCAAGATTTGCTTACATCTTTGCTTCTGGAGTTGAAAAGCCCGTTAAGATTGCTTTTGAGGGTTCGACAATCGTTGATGAATATGTTGGTTTTGATCGTTCAAGAGAAGTTCAGGTTTATAAGAAGGTTGGCGTAAGAGCTATCTTCTCTAACGACTTCTGCGTATATGATAACTATAGCTTAACAAGATAATTTAAAATACATTCGAGTACAGGGAGATTAAAGTCTAATCTCCCTGTGCTTAAAAAAGAGATAAAGGAGAAAATTGAATATGGAAGAAATAGTATCGAAGAAAAAGGTAGTTCCCGTTCGCAATCGAAATAAGGGTACAACTTGCTATACCCTTGAAGACGGAATGAAAAGAGTATTTGCGCCAGGTCAGACAAGAAACATTGATATTGATGAACTTAAAGAATTGTCAATGTCTCCAGGCGGTGAGTATGCTTTAAAGAACTTTTTTATTGTTAAAGATAGAACTGCTCTTGAGGCATTGGAAATTGAAACAGAACCAGAGTATTTTTATACAGAAGCTGAAATTAAGAAGCTCCTAACAACAGGCTCTTTAGATCAGCTTGAGGACTGTTTGAATTTTGCGCCAGATGGTGTAATTGAGATTGTTAAGAGCATGAGTGTTGAAATGGAATTACCTGATACAAGAAAGAGAGAGCTTATTACTAAGAAGACAGGTTTTAATATTGAAAATGCTATTAACGTTAATAGGATTTTAAATGAAGAGACTGACGATTCGAGTGAGAAAAACCAAAAGCCCGAAAGAAAGGCAAAGGCGATAGAGACCGCCGATTCCGCTCCGAGCAGAAAGGCAGAACCTGTAACTACGTCAAAGTATAAGATACTCGAAAAGTAATTTATGGGAGGAGGATTTATATGGCGGATGTCACATCTTTCTCTGACATATATAAAATATTCTTCTCAAAGATAACAGATGATATGTATATGGAATTAGATAGACAGGATACCGAAAAACTCGTTGGTGAGCTTTTTGTTAGTGCTTTGCACTGGTTTGAGTTTCCGCGTGTTGATATCCATGATTATTCTGATGAAGGATATAATATTGCGCTATCTAAGGAAGAACAAAATATTATAGCTCACTATATGATTGTTGAATGGCTTGGTCAGCAATTAGCGAGTGTTGAGCTTACACGACAGAAGTACAGCGGCAGCGACTTTAAGTTCACGTCTCAGGCGTCACATATCCAGCGGCTACAGGCGATGAAAAAAGACTGGGAAAGACTTGGTTTTCATTTGCAACGTCTTTATAAACGTAGAGAAAGAACTGAAGATGGCGAAGTTGTACCTACAATGTCACATTTAATGGAGAGTTATGGTTCTGAAACCAAACCTTTCAGTAGAAGATACAGCTGTTAAAAAGTATCTTGTTCGGTTAACGAACCAAATCTATAAATTATTACCAAGCCGAGAAGAGGGCGCAGATTGGCAATGGTCGCTCTCAATAGTAATTGAAGAAATTATGGGAATGAAAGAAATCTTTATTAATCATCAGGACAAATTGCTTTCTGTATTGTGTAAATTAGAAGGTATGCGTTCTCTCAATGACGAGGAAGATTTTGCGTTATATCGTAGAACAGTTTTTGAATGTTTGGGTTTAATAAATGAGGTGGCTGCAGATGTTAACTGAAAATATGAATATGCGGCTGCAATGGATGGGTGGCGCTCGACAACAGGATCGAATGAATGAAGATAAACTTCGAACCTTAAAGAAAGCATTGCTATATTCTTATCAGGCAATTACGCTTGAAAATGAGGAAGGAAAACAATTTAGAGCGTTGTTAAATCCAGACAAGTTAAAAAACGACTACGACCAAAAAACACTTTCAATCCCGTTCAATGATATATGCCTTAATGAAGAGCGTATTGGAACTACAATTGAGGGATTGCAGCCGACTGGTATCTCTACAGGTCAGGTCTTCCGCAATGTAGACAACGATACCTATTGGTTAATTTATCTACGGAATCTGGAAGAAACAGCCTACTTCCGCGCAGAAGTGAGAAGATGCAAAGAAGAGGTTGAAATTAATGGACATAAATATAAAGTTTATGTGCGTGGGCCTGTAGAAACAAAGATTCAATGGAATCAAAAGAAAGGTGACAACTGGAACAATCTTAATTATAGTTTGCTTATGTATATTACAGAAAATGAAGAAACACGAGAATTTTTTCATAGGTTTTCTAAAATTAAAGTTAGAGGTAAGCCTTATGAATGCCAAGTGCAAGATTCATTCGCGGCAGATGATATAATTGAAGTTGTACTATTGGAAACCTATGATAATCCATTGGAAGACCAAGAAGGTATCCCAGCAGTTGAAGAGATTATTCCCGCAGAAAATGAACCTCAAATTAAAGGTCCAAGCTATGTGGGTCCATACTCAATTAATGAATATGAGATATCCAATATCGCTTCCGGTGGCACATGGAAAAAAGATTCTGCAAATGTTAAATTTATTTCTGGTGGGAATGGTAAAATTAACATAGAGATTTTAACAGGGAAACCGTTTAAATTTAATTTATCTTATACTGTGAATGATGAAACAGTTACTAAACAAATCAATGTAGAATCTTTTTAAAGGAGTTGAAGGATAGATGGTAGATTTGACAGTAAAATGTAAATCATCTTTTCTTTCTTGTGAAAAAGATACAGAAGAAATTCTTTATAAATTATTTATTAAAAGTAGACAATATAGTGAGAATCTCAAAAGATTACTTTTAATTCCTAATAAAGATTGCTTGACCAACAAAGAAAACGAGGAATATAAAAAGTTATTAGAACAAGCTGATTTAAACTATCTTAGAAAAAATGGATATTTAAAACTTGAACCAAAGATTAGGATGCCAGAGCATGAAGATAAAAAATCATATATTATTATGTCTTTTGATAACTTCACGCAAAGCGGCAATCCAGAATTTAGAGATTGTATTGTCACTTTTGATGTTATATGCCATATAGATACTTGGGATATAGGTAATTATCAATTGAGACCATTGAAGATATGCGGATATATTGATGGACTTTTAAATAATACTCGTTTATCAGGTATTGGTACTTTTCAATTTATGGGATGTAGTGAGCTAATTCTTAATCAAGATTTAGCTGGATATACTTTGATGTATAGCGCTGTGCACGGATCTGATGATTTAATAGAACGAGATGGCGCAATCCCAGAACGGAAATATAAATGATAGATCCTTTTATTCTTAACTCCAAAATAGACATTCCTTTTTATGGCGCTGAGGTTTCAGTTCATCAACCTTCCTTAAAAGAAATAGCATATATTGGAGGTCAAGATGTTTTGTTTCCTGGCTGTGAATTATTAAGAATTTCTAAAGATATCTTAAATGAGAATGACAAAGTTGATTTAGAAAACATCACAAACTTTGATATATTAATGCAAGTAATTTCTATTTCTTCGCCAGAATTAAAAAAGCCAATAGAAAGTGCTAAATTAGTCTTGGAGATCTTGTTCCCAGAATATGAAATAGAATGGAAACCACCTTTTGAGATTGTTTTGACTAAAGAGTTTTATAAAACCTCAATTAATCGTAATAATTATGATGAGCTAAGAGCAATGCTTCCTGAAATATTTTGTTTAGTTCGACAAGGACAGCAAGATGAGTTTGATCCAAATGATGCAATGGCAAGACGAATTGCGGAGCAGATTAAACGATATAGAAAAAAAATGGCTCAACAAAGGGGCGGCGAAACAGGCTCAATTTTTGATAGATATATTTCTATTCTATCTGTTGGTTTAAATAAGGATAAAAATAAGCTATTAGAATATTCGGTATATCAATTGTTTGATGAATTTGAGAGATATCAAGCTAAAGTAGCTTATGATATATATGTCCAAGCAAAAATGGCTGGGGCAAAAGATATTGAAGATGTAGACAATTGGATGAGGGATTTACACTCACGGTCTACAGAAGATGAATTTATTTAAGGAGGAAAACCGATATGAAATTTGGTGTTAGAGAATGTACTAATATTGTATTTAGAGCAAAATCTAAAGTTACTATTGGTAACACTACTTTCCAAGCTGGTCAGCCGGTTCTTTATATTGATACGGCAAAGACTTCAACACTTGAAGGTGCAGCAACCTCTGTATATGCAACTGGTGGTCGTGGTAACCCAAGATTGATTACTTGGGAGGGAGAAAGAACTTTGACTTTTACAGTTGAAGATGCGCTTTTATCCCCACTTGGTTTCTCAATTCTTTCTGGTGCAGGCCTATTGAAGAATAGCGGAACGGAGCCCGTACACGTGCATAAAGTTGTATATCAGAATATCGCAACTGATGGTGTAGTTGACGTTTCTGACGCACTTGATGAAGGGGAGACTTTCTGTGCAGAGGCCCCAATCTTTGTATTACCTACAGAATTGGACGGTTCAATTGCGCAGGCAGATCCATTTAAAATTAGCACAGCGCCAACTGCTAATTCAATTAAACTAGCTGCAACAGATGCGCCTGGTTATACAAAATATGTTGAAGCTGACCATGTTGGTACAACTGTTATGGTAGATTTTTATGCTATTGCAGCCGGCGAAGAGGTCGTCCATGAATTACAAATTGATGCAGAAAATTTTGCTGGCTACTATTATGTTGAAGCAGACACGCTATTTAGACGTCAGGATACGGGAAAAGATATGCCTGCTATTTTAACACTTCCAAATGTTAAAATTCAGTCTAATTTTACCTTTACAATGGCAAGTTCTGGAGATCCATCAACATTTACATTTACTATGGATGCAATGCCTGGATATACATATTTTAACAAGAAAAAGAAAGTTCTTTGTGTTGTTCAAGTTATTGAGAGTACACAAGGTGCATCAACACGCGAAAGTGTAATGCCTCATAATGCAACTAGTCATACATCTTTGCATGATGAAAATGATGTGACAGGAAGAGACGGTACGACGGCTTATAAAGATGGTACATTTATGGATAGCTGGGTAAATGAAACAGCGAATGGTTGAAATAATCAACCAATTCCTGTAACGCCTGATCCTTAGACTGGTAATATGTAAATAATAATATTGATGCGGGGGTGGTGGCCAATAGGCTGCTACTTCCGTATTTTAATATACTATATTATATGGGGGTGAGAAGCATGGGAAGATACACATATAATTCAGCTACTCCATATTATATTCATAATTCTATTATGTCAAAAAGAAAAGGAACTTCTTTTTTAAATGATGTTGAAGAGAATCCTACCTATAAAACAATATTAGAACAACACTGTAAGGATATAAAATTAGAAAAAAGAATTTCTAATCAGTATTTATCATTATATCAAAATTTTTTAAAAGATAACAATGTAAGAATAGATTTTACACAATTAGATATGGAAAAAATAAATCAACAAATTTCAACAGAAATGGAAAAATTACTTAATGGAGCATCAAAAAAAGCACAACAGCAATATATAGATCTTTTTGATGAAAAGACCCTTTATCAAAGAATTATGGAGAAAGCAGAAGAATATATGGATACAGGAAATGGGCAAGCTTTATATGAAATTAATAATAAAATTATGGAACCTTTATTTGATAATATTGCAAAAAGTTTTGGTAGTAATTCATATGGAGATTTTATTGAAATATTAAAAAATACATCATCTTTTCAAGATAGTGGTTTTTCTGATAAGTTTTTAAAACAAATACAGAAGACATCAGAACAATATGATATAGCTATTGAAAAATTAAAAGCATTAAAAAGCAATAATGGAATTGATTCTAAATCCATTCAAAAATCATTAAGGAGAATTGTATCTGGATTGTCTACATCCCTTTCTCAAAACCTATTAAGCACAGTTATTGGAGAATATAGCGGGTTTTTAGCAACGGATAGTATTAAAAAAGAAATAGAAACCACTTTATTAGGATATAAACATGAAGGTACAACACAAGCAGTATCTCTTTCAGGTGAAAAAGTTACAAAGAAACAAGATAATGCCATTTCAACTATTATTGATATTGATGGGAAAAAAATAAATATTATTATAGGTTTATCTAATAAATGGTATTTTAGTCAAAAAGAAACTAAAGCAGAAATTGGAAAAAATACTATTCAAAATGATTTATCAATTTCCAGTGGTAGGATGGGATCTGTAATAAGATTGCTTGAGCAAGTAGAAGATATAAAAATGAAATATTTGATAGCGAATGTTGTTCATTTTAAAACAACAAATGCAAAAAATAAGAAAGAAGGCTTAATAGAATTGGAAAATCGATATCAAATACCGACTTTGGTTTATCGAAATATTATTTTATTAGGTTTTTTATCTGGTTTTGTTTCTGCTGGTAAACGAGATTTTGTAAATTATTTTTTAATAAATGGACAATTTAAATCTGTCTTAGAGATAATTCAAGATTTTTTAGAAACAAAAACTAAAATTGAAGATTATTTCTCTGTATTTTTTGGCTCAAAGCTATATAAGACTCCAGTTTCAGTAATCTCTGTTAATGAAAATTTTTGGGGAGAAAATCCATTAAAAGGAAGTAAAGAGAGATTGGTTAGATTGGATAGAGTTCCTATTTTATTAGAAATGCATATAGGAAAAATAATAAGAGCGCAAAATAATTTAGAAGGATAATTTGACATTTCAAAAAATTTTTGTTATAATATAAAAAAGGAATAAAATCAAAAGTGGAAAAGGAGTTAGATAATATGGAAACAGAAATTACTTCTCTATATCCTCATTTTTCAGATATAGATACAAAATATAAAAAAGAATTTAAGACTTTTATTTGGCGCGATAAAGAAATTAAAGTATCTCAATATCTTCCTATTGATGAGAAAATTGCTTTAATTGATATTGCACTTCAAAAGTCAATGCACAATGGTATAGTACATCCGCTTCAGCTTGAAAAATATTACCAGCTTGGTCTTGTTTATATGTATTCTGATATTGTATTCTCAGAAGAGGATCGTACAGATGAAGCTAAGATTTATGATGAACTTTATGTAACGGGATTATTAAATGAGGTTATAAAATATATCCCAACGAAAGAATTGCAGACTTGCGCAGATAAACTTAATCAAACTAAAGCTGCTATTGAAAAGCATAAAGTAAGTGCAGTTGGTATTATTGAAACATTGATTGATACTATTGAAAATGAAGTTCCGCATATCATGGATATGGTAAATAATCTTACACCAGAAAATGCACAGCAGCTATTGCAGATGATTTCATCAAAAATACCTGTAGAGGAAGGTCAAAATTAAATAAGCAGAACAAGTTAATTCGTCTAAGTCTATTATCATTATATAATGATAATAGACTTTTTTATTTTATTGTGAAAACAAAAAGGAGGAAAAGGATATGGCTAACAGTGGTCGTTTTGAATATACGATTGGTTTTAAAACTGATGATAAAGGTTTAAGAGACGCTCGTAAAGCATTACAAGAAATTCAAAATTTGACAATTAATTCACCCGGTATGTCAGATAAAAGTGGATTTTTGGAAAATGCTAAAAAAAGTGCTGCAGAATTAGAATTAGCTTTAACAAAAGCATATAACGTAAAAATGGGCACTACAAGCGTAGCTAAATTAAATACAGAATTAAATAATTTAAAAACACCTTTGAATAAAATATATGAAGATATGGTTGCAATAGGACCGAAAGGTGAGGCAGCTTTTAATAAGATTGCTGCGCAAGCAATGAAAACGAATCTTCAAATTAAGCAAGGTAATATAATTTTAAATAAATTTGGAAAAACTTTATGGAGAAATGTTGAATGGTTAATTTCTGGTAATTTAATTAATACAGTTACTGGAGTTTTTACAAAAGCATACGGATTTACTAAAAATTTAGATAGCTCATTGAATGATATTCGTATTGTAACTGGAAAAAGCGCAGATGAAATGGCGCGTTTTGGTAAAGAAGCACAAGAAACTGCCGCAAAATTAGGCAAAGGGACTACAGATATCACCAATGCTTCTTTAATTTTCTATCAGCAAGGACTTGACAGAGAAGAGGTTGATGCGCGCACAGAAGTTACTGCAAAAATGGCGAATGTAACAAAACAATCTGCTGATGTTGTTGCGGATCAAATGACAGCTATTTGGAATGGTTTTAGAGCAGGTAGTGATGAATTGGAGCACTATGCGGATGTAATGACTGCTATTGCTGCAAGTACAGCGTCCAGCTCACAAGAATTGGCTGGATCAATCTCTAAGGTGGCATCTATTGCCAATACAACTGGTGTTGACATGGAGCAACTATCCGCTATGATATCAACTGTCATTTCTGTAACTAGAGACAGCCCAGAAACAGTTGGTACAGCATTTAAAACTATTTTTGCCCGTATCAATGATTTAGTTGAAGATGGCACAGATGAGTTTGGTGTTTCTCTTGGTAGAATATCTTCTCATTTGGCTAATATGGGCATTGAAATTCTTAATGAAGATGGAACATTAAGAAACTTAGGAAATACATTAACAGAAACGGGAGAAAAATGGAAATCTTATAGTAGAGAACAACAAATCGCCATTGCTGAACAAATGGGTGGTAAACGTCAATGGAACCAAGTGCTTGCCCTGTTCGATAACTGGGATAAATATAAAAACGCTCTTGATGTAGCAAGAGATTCAACGGGAGCACTACAAAAACAACAAGATATTTATATGGATTCCACAGAAGCACATTTACAAGCGGTAAAGACTGCTTGGGAAGGCGTCTATGGAGAAATGATGACTGCTGACAATATTAATACTGTTGCGGATTTCTTTACGGATTTATTAGAAAAAGTTCAAAGTTTTATTCAAGCCGTTGGAGGAATGAAGCCTTTATTAACTAGCGTTGCAGGAATTTTAATGACTTCTTTTTCTTCTCAAATTGGTCAAAGTATTGGCAATATAGCTTTGAATTTTCAGAGAATGTCATATAATGCAAGAGAACTTTCTGCACAAAATCAATTAATTGCGCAATTTGGTAAGTTGGAAAGTCCTTTAATGAAAGAGTTGGCAGATAATCATCAAAAAATCTTACAATATCAGTCAAGTATGACGGAGCAACAAAGACAACAATATGAAAGTTTATTGGATATTAGAGTTGAAGCAGAAAATGAATATAAAGCTATAAAAGAACAAGACGACGCTTTAAAAGGTCTCTTAACGAAATATGAACAAATTGGAGAAATACAAAAGCAAAACAATTCTTTATCAGAAACAACAGACGCTATCCAGCAACGTGCGGGCGCCCTTGAAACAATGCGTGAGAATGAAGGGTTTGAAACAAAAAGTGGGCGTTTAGTTTCTTTAGATTGGACAGATAATGATCATAAACAGACAATAGATAGTTTGAAAATTGTTAATGCCATAGAACAAGAAATAGTTAAAAGACAAGAACAAGCAATTAAATTAAAAGAACAAATGGTAGAACAAACAGGAAAACAAAAGGAAGCTACTCGAAAACAAGCTAAAGAAGAAGAAACTATTGTAAAATATTTAAGAGAAGCTGCTGATATAGCTCGAGAAAATGCTCATAGAAGAGCAACGGAAAAAGGAAATCCAAGCCTGCCAAGCAAGGCTGCAAAGACCATTGAAGAAGTACAACAAAAAATTACAAATAAATATCAGGGAAATCATGATGATGTTGTAGATTTAGTTAAAAATTTAAATGATGTGTTAGGTAAAACAAGTAAACCTGCTGAATCTGCTAAACAAAAAATTGATTTAATTAAAGCAAGTTTAGAAAAACTTGGCAAACAAGGGGCTTTAACGGAGAAAGATGTTCAAAACTTAAAAGATAAGTATGATGCATTTGGACAAACAATATCTAAGGTAACATCTAAAGAAACTTTAATAGAAGGATTTGGAAAATTAAAACAAGAAGTTTTAGCTACGGGAGCAGTTTCTGAAGAAGAATTTACAAAAATGATTCAAATGCTTCAAGATGGCGTTCCACAAGCGGCAGATACTGCAAAAGCACATCTTGAAGCTGCAAAAAAAGCAACTAAAGAATTTTTTGAACAATTGGATTTTCAAAATAAAATAAAGAACATTACTACAGCAATCGGCGCAGTTGGTCAATTAGCGGGGGCAATTCAATCACTTAAAAATTTAGGTTCTATTTGGGATAATAAAGATTTAACAACTGGAGAGAAACTATTACAAACTGTTCAAAATTTAGGTTTTGTAATTCCTATGCTAACTACTTCAGTAATGAATTTAACTAAATCTTTATTTGCAAATGCCGGAGCTTTAACAGTAGAAATGCTAGCTGAAAAAGGAGTTGTGCTACAAAAAGGTGCTCATTTAACTGTTACACAATTATTAACCATAGCACAAGTTGCATTAAATGCCGCTTTAAAAGCTAATCCAATCGGTCTCGTTATAACTGCAATTGCCGCACTAGTTTTGGCTATGAAAGGACTTTTGTCAATTCTTAATAAGGCAACTAAAATTACGGGCGGATGGAGGGCAGCTACTGTTGCCCTAGGCACAGGTATTGGGGCTCTATTTTTAGGTCCTATTGGGGCTGCTATTGGGTTGACTGCAGGATTAATAGCTAATTTCTGGCAATTAAAAGATGCTGAAGAAGCCGAAAGAAAAGCTATGATTGAATCATCAAAAGCTAAAATTGAAGCTAATAAAGAACTTCTGGAAACAGCAAAAGCTCAGCAAGAAGCTATACAGTCTTTTAAAGATGCTTATGATGCTTATGAAAAAGATAGGAATAAATTAAGCGATTTAACCACAGCAGTTGAGGCATATAGACAAACACTGTCTAGTTCTGAACAAAAACAACTCGACCACTTAAAACATATTGCAGATATTACTGGAAATTATGATCTTTTAAGAGATGCTATTCTTGGTGTTGAAGCGGCGGTGCAAGGAACAGAAAATAAAATTTCAGAAGAAAATAAATCTAATTATGAAAAACTTGTTGCTGCTGAAATAGAAGAAGGTAGTGGGGCAGAAAATTTTAAAGAAGTAAAAGGTAAAGATAGTATTTCTGATTTTACTGGAAAATCAGATTCTTCTTCAATTACAGTAAAATATACTTATAATGGCTTAGGAAACAATTCAGGAGAAAAACGAGAATTTGGTACAGAAGAAGAAGCAACGGAATGGTATAGGAGCTTGAGTACGGATGAACAGGCACAATGGAGTGCTGGTAGCCCTGTTTCCGTAACTGGTAAAGGTTTTGTTGTATCTGGTTCTAGTTCACAAAATTTTTCCAATATAGGAAAAGCATATAATACTCATTTTAATCAACTTGGTCAGGCTATGGCTCAACAATTGGTTCAAAGTGGGTTAATAACAGAAAAAGATCAAAAAGAAGTTGCTAATTTTTTAACTTCGGAATTTAAAAAAGGCAATTTTAGTATGGATACTTTGCAACAGGCAATTCAATCCAAATGGGGCATCGATCCAGAAAAAATGAAAAAAGGATTTGCTAATGTTGTTGCAGAAACAATGCAAGATTGGGATGATATTCTTTTAAATAGTGAAAATTTGGATGTCAATAGCTCTTTTTATCAAATTGCTCGCGGTGCGATAAATTTTTATACAACTGAAAATACACAAGGCTTAGCTGACACCAATCAATTTTTAGATAAGAATAAAATAGAAAAAGCAGTATCAGAAACAACTAAAAAATACGAAAATGATTTTAAAAAAGCTGTAAAAATGTCTAAAGAGCAAATTCAATTAAAAACAGAAGAAATATATAAAGATTTGCTTTCACAGGGATTAGATTCTGAAGATGCTAGAGATCAAGCTGAACAAATTGTCCAAGGGTTTTTTAGTGATATTGAAGGTGGTATGACTGAGGCCGCAAAGAATGGCATTTTAAGTTTTAATAATGGCGAAATTGTAAAAACATTAGTCAATGGAGTGAATTTAAAATCATTAAAAACAAATTTTGAAGAAGAATTAAAGAGGCATCCAATAAAAGTTGATGGAAAAGATTTTTACATTGATGTCGAAAACTTATCTTGGGAAGGTATCCAACAAGATATTAATAACGGTTCATTAAAAAAAGAAGATATTTTTAATGCAGAAGGTCAATTAAATGTTGATACAAAATCTTTACAAATTTTAGCATCTTATTCTCAAGAATATCAAAATTTAGGAAACAATGTTGCAACTACAACAACTAATTTTGAGCAATTAAATGGTACTATTGATAGTTTGAATGAAAAGATTGAAAAGAAAAATATTAAAAATCTTGATAAGGATTCTGATTGGAAAGCATTACAAGAGTCTGAAAGTGATTTAAGAATTTTATTTAAAGATAATGAAGAAATGCTTGAAAAAATGGATATTCTTTTTGATCCATCTAAATATGGCACAGATGAGTGGTATGAAGCTTTTCATCGAGTAGCTGATGGAATTAGGTCATCTGGAACAATAGAAGCTTTTAATGAAATGAGTAAGGTTGAAAATGATTTTCTTAATGAGCATAGAACAATCCAAGAAGAAATAGGCGGAAAGACAGATTTTCAAGTTAAAATGGAAGTTGATGGTGATGAATATGAAGATTATATGGAAAAAATCACCGATGCTGATTATAAAGTCAATGTTCAAGTTCAAGTAGAAAATTCTAGAGAATTAAAAGATTTAAAAAATGAACTTAATTCCACTATTGGGTTAGCTGGAAAAATTGGCGAGGGATTTATTGTTTCTCGAGATGATTTGTTCGAATTAGCAGAGGCATATCCTGCACTTTTAAAGAATGCCCAGCATATGACAGACGGGACTATTAAATTAAATGAGGCTTCTGTAAAAGATTTTATAGATGCTAAGAAAAAAGAATTTCAAGCAGAAGTTGAAGCAAAAAGGCAGAAAATATTAGCACAAATTGAAATTTTAAAGCATAAAAAAGAAACTTATGATAAAATGGCTGATATTGGCGCGAGAATGGCTTCAGGGGCAATTGATACGGAAGAAGACCTTGTTGAGGTTACTGGACAATTAGATGCACATAATGAGGATTTAAAAATTGCTAATCATTATCTTACAAATCAAGAAGATAGTAAATTAATGGAAGCTAATGTAGATGATTTTAATAAATCAGGTAAAAAAATTGTAGACAGTAATAGATCGTTTTGGCAACAAGTTGTTGATGACAGGGCTGCAATTTTAAGTGGACAAGCAATAACGGATTCATATAATCCAGATGATTTTAAATGGTCATCGGATAGCTGGGATGATTTAATAGGCTTTATTAATAGAAAAGACCTTGGAAATGGACACTATCTTGCAGATTATTGGGGAGCTATTGATGAAATAAAAAACCGAGGTCAAGATATATATGATAAATTTCATAAGTTAAGTGAAGAAACTCAAGGGCTTATAGACGATGAGTATGCTTCATTAGATAGCTTAAATTTATATGAAAAAGCTGGATTAGATGCTTTTAATAATATTGGAAAAGTAACTGATGCGACCAAGGATAACACAAAAGCAGAAAAAGATGCAGCAGAAGCACAACAAGAATTGCTCGATTTGTTAAATGAAGAAATAGATGCATATCATGATGTTACGCAACAAATTGAGCGCCATACGACAGCATTAAATCGTCTTCAAAAAGCTCAAGAAAAAGCCACCGGAAAAACATTAATTAAAAATCTTCAAGATCAGATGAAGGCATATCAAGATCTAAATAATGACTATGCAGACAAGCAGTTCTTACAATATGAAGAGGCTGCTGCTTATAGAGTCCAACTTGAAGAGCAGGGTGTTGCTTTTGATGAAAACGGTGTCATTAGCAATTATAGTGATATTCTTAATCAAAAACAAAAAGAAATTAATGCTGATCTAGCATGGTATAATTCTCTAAGTGCAGAGGATCAAGAGGCACAAAAAGATTGGATTGAATCTCGACAAGCAGAGTATGATAGCTTAGTAGATCTTATTGGCAATTATGACCAGCTATGGAATCAAGATATTCCTGATTTGGCAGATGAAATAGCTGAGAATATTGATAAACAAGTTGAGCTTGAATTAGAGATTAAAAAACAAATTGTTCAAATTGAGGTAGATAAGGGTTCCTTAAAACGAATGGAGATGGAACTTAATAAAACACTCGATAATGTACAAGAGAAAGATTTAGAGAGAAATCTTGCCTATAATATCCAATCTTATTTTACCTATAGTGATGAAGAAAAGGCAAAATTAAAAAGATATTTAGAGGCAAAGCAGAAAAAAGATGAAGCAGATACAAGTGGAGAAGACCTATCAGCAGCAGATTTGGAGAACTATAGGGAAGCATTAGAAGATTATAATTCAATAATGCAAGAAAAGGCTAAGCAAGCGAATGAGATAATTTCAAGTGCTTTTGATGGCTTAAATGAAAAAATTGAAAGACAAAAAACTCAATTTGAAACTATGTCTAAATTATTTGAACATGATATGAACCTTATAAAATTAAGATATGGTGATCAAGCTTTTGAACAATTGAAGACTCTTTACGCGGCAAGAGAAGAAAACGCAAAAGCACAGCTTAGTAATGCGAATTTGGCTTTAGAAGTCGCTCAAAAAGAACTAGCAGCTGCGCAAGCAAAAGGAGATTTAGATTTAGTGCAGGCGGCGCAGGATAAAGTAACATCAGCATTGGAAGCACAGAGACAAGCCGTCATTGATGGTATTAATGCAATTCAAGATACTGCAATGAATACTGTCGATGCTATCTTTGCGCATTTAGATGAACAAGTTGCTGGAGTTTCTTTTGAAAAAATGAAAAAACAATGGGATGACATGGAAAAGGATTCTGCTGATTATTATGATGCTATTAATGGAGCGTATGAGATAGAGAAATTACGTACTAATATGAAAAAAGCAATTAATGAATCTGGAAGTGCGGCTACACAAAAGGCATTAAATAATTTAATGAATGAAGAAATTACAAAATTACAACAAAAAGATAAATTATCAAAATATGATATTGAGAGAGCTAATGCTTTATTTGATATAGAACAAAAACGTGCTGCTTTTAGAGAAGCGCAAAACAATAAATCTAAAATGCGTTTACGTAGAGATGCATCTGGTAACTATTCTTATCAGTTTGTTTCTGATGAAGATAAAGTAACTTCTGCAATACAAGATTTGGCAGATGCTCAAAATCAATTATATAATATAGACAAGGAAGCATATAAAAATAATCTTGAAAAAATGCAAGAATACTACTTGGAATACCAAGAAGAAATGAAGGCGGCGGCGAACGCTAGCGCAGAAGAACGACAAGCAATCGAAGACAGATATATGGAACGTGTTGCTGAACTTCAAGAAGAAAATAGAGATGCAAGTAGGAACCTAATTCAAGATGTTGTAAATGATAGCGAAATATTAACTGGAAAGAGTATTGAAAATATAGAAGATATGACTCAAGCCGAAGTAGATGCGCTTATGGGGAGTGCTATTCCTGCATGGAAGTCTTATCTTGGTGTTATGAGTCGATCAAAAGACTTATTGGCCGATATGAAACAAGCTGGACTGGATGCCTCTCAGGTTTTTGACACTTCAAAAGCAAAAATTGATATTGAAATGGCTCTTAATGGACTATCATGGGATAGCTTAATAGAAGGCTTTGATCCAGCTGTAGAAAACATAAAAACAATGACATCCTCAACAAATGAGATTGCGCAAGAGGTAAAGAATATTTCTGCAGGGGTTAGTCAATTTATAGAAGCTATTAAGTCTAACAATTTCACAGAGGGGCTAGAAAAATTTGTGATGGCTTTAGAAAATGGAACATTAATTACGCCTGCAATTAATATTTTACCTCAAAGAAATGCCTATATTTCTTCTGATAATATGGATACTATTGTTGATTCTGCCGCTAGTCCAATGGATAGAATAATTACATCATATACACAACTTAAAGGGGAAGAGGCAAGAGCTCGTCGAGATCAACTTATTGATAATGGAGTGATTTTTGATGCTGATGGAATTATTAATAACTATGCTGAAATTATAAAGCAAAAACAATTGGGGCTTAGCGCCGATTCAGCATGGAGCAGTTCCTTAAGTGGAGAAGATCAAGAGATACAGAAAGATTGGATTGAATCTCGTCAAGCAGAATATGATAATCTCATAGATTTAATTAGCGGTTATGACCAGTTATGGAATCGAGATATTCCTGCTTTAACAAATGAAATAACAAAAATCGCAGAAGAAAAAACGAGTAATGATTTACAAGAACGAGTTAGCGATTTAATAGATAATTCCATGTTTGTTTCTGAAACAGTTCAATTTTTAGCAGATAGGTTATCTAAGGTATATTCTCAGCAGTCTGAAATACTAAGCGAGACGATGGATTATTTACATACTTTGAGTACTGCTAAAGAAAAAGAAAGAGAACTTCAAGAATATCAACCAACTGTTGTTAATATTAACGCTGATTTCCCCGCAGTAACATCTCAACATGAAATTGAACAAGCTCTTGATTCTCTTGTTGCAAGAGCTACGCAGAGAGCTTATCGTACGGTTAGGTAAGGTTAGGGCTGCGGTTACCGCAGCCTTAACTTGACTTTTATAAGATTTTTTGATACAATAAAAAGAGAAGAAGGAGTGATAAAACATGGCTTTTATTGAGAATGTCTTAGAAGCAGCAGAGATCACTGCGAATGCAAAACAGCAGGCCTTTGATAGAACTATTCAAGCAATAGTAAAAGATAACTCAGATCCAGATCATGAGGGCTTGATAAAAATATCTTATAAGGACGCTATTCTATCTGTTTATACAGAGGCTAAAAATGTTAAGGAATACAAGCCGGGCGCGCATGTTTATGTTACAATTCCTAATAATGATATAAATGGGCGAAAAACGATTTTAGGATTGGTAGAAAAGATTGGTCCGTTAGCAATTATAAATGACAATGATGAATGGTCTATTGAAAATCGTTATCAGGCGGCGGAAGACGTGCAGTTTATGGATGATGATTTTACTATTGGAACAAAATTCTTTAAATATGAATACGTAATAAACTCAGGAAATAATGAATTATCTTTTAAAAGATACGATAGTAGTCATCCGGGCGGCGTAATAGAAAATAATGCAAAAATTCAAGAGTTTTTAAAGTACCTTAAAGATGCGGCGGTTCAAGGAAATTATCTTCGTTTAAAGGGTATATTTACAACTTTTTTAATGTCAGAGCAACGAAATTTTTCCTCATCTAATTATGGTATTAAGATTAGTTTTAAGGTTGGTGGGGAATATTTTTCTACAACTTTAGATATTGATCAAATGACAGGCAATCCCTATTTCCAAAAAGAGCAGCAGCAATCTATAATTATTGATACGACGAAAGTGGACGCGAAACGACTTCAGTCTATAACAATTGAATATGAAAGGTATGGCTTCCCGCCATCACAGCAAAATTTGGAAGAAAATAATGTAGTGAATGCTATTAATCCTTTTATTTCCATTTCTAATTTTATTGTTGAAATAGTTTCTAGTATGTCTCAGGAAGAAACAGCTGATTTAACGTTGTATATCAATCCACTTAATGGAAAAACTTTTTTGGCACAAGGAAATGGTACTAGTATAACGGCATTAAAGTTAAATGCAGTTATAAAAGAGAATAAGGTACAATTAGACAATTCATCTTTGAAATGCTGGTGGTATGAAAGGGATAGCTCTTGGATTGACGCAAAGACTAATCTTTCAAGTACAGATGATAGTGATAATATTATATATGATTATTATAGTCAATTGAAAGCAGTTGCGATTCTTGATAGAGGCGGACCTGGCTGGCGGCCAGTCCATAGAGATACGTTAACAGCGGAAAAAGTTTCTAATGTAATTGGAAAAGATGTAACAAAAGAGTTTAGTAAATTAAAAAATAGTTATCCTAGCCAAGTGTATGATTACAATATTAATGATATTAATCCTTTTATCGTATATCGTGAAGATTTGGGACTAGCTATAAATAAAGAATATAAAGTTGTTGGTATCTATAATGGAGTTGAATTATCTGCTACAATTATAATTAATGATCGTGATAAAGAGAATCCATATTCTTTAACGCTTGAAGAAAAAACATTATCTGGAGAAACATACACACAATATCGTTTAAAAACAACAGCAGATAGGCACGCGAATATTTCACTTAAATGGTTTTATCTTCAAGATGGTGAAGCTTCAGAATTATTAATAGATACGAAAAGAATAGACGAAGAGAATAAAAAAATAGAAGGATGTTGTTCTTCTGACTATTGGACAATCGGATTGAAGCATAAAATTTTTCCTTATAGTGGTGAAGTTATTTGTGAAATTTATGAAAGCAATGAATTAGTAACAACATTAAGGGAAAATTATAATGCGCCATTAGGTGAACAAGTTTTATTTTATAATTTTGAACAAGTTTTTTTATACGATTCTAATGGAAAAATAAAAATAGTTGGGGATAATGCAGATGAAGAAGAGGAAGAAGATAAATATAGTATTACTGTTCGCCCATTGAGTTTATCTGGAGTAGTCTCTAATGTTAATTGGTATATCCCTGACAATCATTTTTTTGACACTTCACAATTAGAAGCAACAGCAGAAAACACAAGTACAATAGATTTTATTGAACAGGATGGCATTCGATATATTAAAATTCGAGATAGAACGTCATTATCTAATTTAAAGATTAAAAAGGATTTTTCTAAAGACGCCTTTTGTGAAAACATTACTGTTACTTATCACTTTAATTCAGCTGATTATTCTAAATCTACTAATTTTTCTTTTTTAATGGAAGGCGATGATGGCACCAATGGCAGTGGACTTGTGTGCCGAGTAGTACCAAATATAGACACAGATGGCTATTGCCCCAACACTGTTATTTTAGGCGTTCAAAATGTCAATGGAGACGGCGGCACTCGCAAAGATACTAAAGCCATGTTTAATTTTCTTCCAGCAAGAATTAGCGAAGCAGATATGAATAGGGGCATTAAAAAAATGATGGAATCACGAACACCTCATTATTTTAAAGCTCAACTTTGGAAACAAAATAAAAAGATTTTTGAAGGGACAATTCGTAAGGCATCTGATAGGGATATAACGAAATTAAAATGGGAACTATTAAATGATAATATTATACAGTGTAATAACAGCAGCGACTCTATTATTGGATGTCAAAAAGCTTTTTCTGAAGCAGAATTATTAGAAGCTCTTCGGCTGCCGCAAGGAATAAAAGCTATAATAAAATATCAAGGGCAAGAAATTTCCTATACCTTACCCTTTTTAACTTTTGGTTTTACGGGACAAGATCGGGGTGCTAATAGCCATGCCCTTACTTATGCTAATTTAAAAGAATATGGTATTATAAATAATAAAAATGGTTTTTCTTTAAATCAATTGGTTAAATTTTATTACAATGAAGATGGAGAAGTAAATGGTATTTCTGTTAATAATAGTAATAATGTTTTGAGCGGTAATCTGAAAAAAAGTTATGCTATGATTAAGCCAGACAGCAAAGATAAAACAGAATGTCAAGCCTTTTTACTTAAAGGTGATGAATATTGGTGGATCGCCAAAGGAACCTCTGCAATAAAAGAAAAATGTCAGACAACTTATAAAGAAGTTGATTTAACATCTCACTTTGGAATACTTGCGAGTGGAGAGAATTCATATAAAATAAGTCCTTTTGCAACTAGATATTATCCCGGAAAAACATCTTCTGATGTAATTTGGATAATAGATAACAAAAGCAAGGTCTATATACAGATTCCTTTATTATCTTTTTTAATTTTAGTTTCAGATAGTTTTATCGCTGATTGGAATGGCGGCGTTGAAATAAATGAAGAAGAAGGCGATATTCTTACAGAATGGATCGCCGCAGGAGAGGTGCCTGCTGATAACAGTTTTTCTGGCGGAGTCTTAGGAAAAAGAAATAATAAAAATGGTTTAGTGCTTTATAATGGCGAAAGAACTATGTATTTAAGCAAAGAGGGTACAATAGAATTAGGTACAGACCCTGAGAAGCGATTAAAAATTGATGGTAAAACAAGTTCAATTTTTTCAGGCACGAAGAATGGGCTAATTTGTGATTTTAATAGTGATAGAATAGATATGCTTCAAAAAATCAGTGGAACAGATTCTACCATTAATAATTTATTTTTAAGAGTACGAGTCGGTAATGAAAATCGTTTTTCAATTCAAAAAGATGGCACCATTACAGCTGATTTGATTGTCGGAAATACAAATAAAATGGTACATCCGTGGTACAAGGATAGTAAAGGGAAAATTGAAGTTGTAAAAGACAATAGCAATAAACCAATAAAAAGCCGTTTTTATTTAAAAGAAGACACTGGGGCGCTGGGCGTTAATGTACTATATGTGCAGGATGGAAAAACTGAAATGCCGACTGACAAAGACAGCTATATTGAAGGGATGAGAATCACTTGTGAAGGCATATATCATGGAATTGGCGCGCTTTGGTCGACTGGAGAAAACAAACCATTGGTATATAACGGCGAGCAGAAAAATAGCTTTGCTCTAAATCGCTCTGGAATAGTGACCTGTGATACAGGAGAAAATTATGCTGCATTATCAGCAAAAGGATGGGCATCAACCTCGCAGGGATTTGCCATTGGAATGAATCCGATTCCTAGAAGTGTTAATGAACAAGGTACGACACCATATTGGGTTTTTCGTAAAACGGGCTTATCTTCACCAGATAATCTTCAAAAAATCTATCAAGATCCTAGTGATTCATCAAAAAGATCTTTTTCTTTGTCAGGTAAAAGGGTTTCAATTGCATCTAAAACAGATAAAATTGTAATCACAGGATCTGGTTCTCCAAACTATGGCGCAGGATCTTCTCCAAATGATGATGACGTTCATGGAGAAGGTAGCTTACATGTTATAAGTGGACATGGTATTTGGGGTAGAGGAATTACTTCAGATGGAGAAATTTGTGCACAAGGCAGCATTCGATCTGCTTGTGATGTAAGCGCGGGAAGATTTCAAATAACTACTAATGATTCTTATACTGATGGGTTTACTGGTGGTCCTTTCTATTTTGTTGATGCAAATGGAGACACTTGTAGCTTTACAGTGACAGGCGGTATTATTACTAATGTGACTACTGGTTGACCAACAGCAGGCATATCTAGATGGAATGGATAATAGGAGGGTTTTATGCAATTAATAAAACAACAACAATTATATCAAAATATTGAAAAGGTTATTTTTGAAAGCGAATTGTCTGTAGACATTGTTTATTTTATTATAAAAGATATCGAAAGGGAGCTAGCTAATCTATACCAAACAGCTCTTCAAGAAGAAATTAATAACAATATTTCAAAAGAGGAAAGTGATCAAAATGAAGATTGATTCTTTGATAATGACAACAATATTGAGTATTTTTATTCCAGTTATCACATCAGTTTTAACTGTGCTTGTTAAGCGATGGGTGGATGAAAAAATTAAAGATATGGAAAATAAAAAATTAAAAGCTCTTATCTCTGAGGGAACAAATATTATTTTAGATTCTGTTAATTATGTTCAACAGACTTATGTAGATGCTTTAAAGGGACAAGACTTTTTTGACACACAATCACATCAAGAAGCTTTTTACATGGCGCGAGATCGCGCCTTGGAGCTCCTTCCGCAAGAGATTTACGATACCATAGAAAAAAGATATGGTAATGTAGACATTTTCGTAGAAACAATGATTGAAAGTTATATAGCTAAAAATAAACAAAAAGTCGAAAAAAAAGAGCTGTAAAGCTCTTTTTTTTGGACTACTTTATTTTGTTATATCTATTTATTTTTTATATAAAAATAAAGGAGGGGTTGTTCATGGCGCAACTATTAGCAACTTATTCTGTTGCAGAAATTTTAGTATTTATTGTTCTTTTAGCTATTGCTACAAAAGGTGTTGTTACTTTTTGGGACTGGGGCGCAGAGAGGCTTCGCAAAGTGTTTCATAAAGAAACGCAGCAAGAATTGGATAGAGATAAAATAAATCAAATTGCTGAAAAACAAGAAAAATTTTTTGATGACCTACAAGAGATGAACAAAAAAATTAGTATTCTTGTAGATTCAGATAAAGATGATATTAAGGCTTTTATTACAGATAAGTATCATCATTTTTGTTATGATAAGAAATGGATTGATGATTATAGCTTGGATTGTATTGAAAGAAGATATTCTCATTATAAAAATGAGGGTGGCAACTCTTTTATTGCTACATTAATGGGGGAGCTTAAAGCGTTACCAAAGCAACCACCGCAGCCTTAAAATCATAGGAGAAGAAGGTGTATTAAGTTATGGCAATTAGTCAAAAACCATATCCACCAATTGTAGATACTTGGAATCCCACAGTTATAAAAGGCGAGGGTGTAAAAGTATATTTTTCATTATCTGCTTATAACAGTATAAAAGATATACGTAGAGATTTGCTATTGGTAGAGATAATGGATGTAGAAACAAATAACAGTGCTGTTAACGTACTGGGGAATAATGGTTATTATCAACTAATCTCAAGTATTAGCGTGGATGAAGATAATAATTATTATACTATGATACAAAATAACCGTCTAAATTTAGAGAAGGAAAAAACATATAAAATTCAATTAAGATTTTGTTCTAGCGCTTGTCAAGTATCATCCGCAATGGTTCAGACAAATCCTGCAAATTATAGGGATTATATTTCTGATTATTCAAGTGCAACATTGATAAAAGTAATTTCACGACCAAAATTAAAATTGTCTACTTTTCCTATTGTAGATGCCAATTCTGAATATGTAGTATCTACAGCATCTTTTGTCATTAGCGGAAAAGTGCTATTTATACCGGAGGCGCAAACGGATAGCGAAGATATTGCTGAAAAAACCGAAGAGTGTTTAACGTCTTATTCTATTATTTTGTACGAGAATGAAGCGGTAAAAGCAACGTCAAATGATACAATATTTTATGATTCTGGAATTCTTTATCCAGATACCAAAAATTTAAATTCCTTTTATAAAACTATTAAAAAGGATTTAAAGAATGGCGCACATTATTTATTAAATTTTTCTTACACAACATCATCAGGATATACTGCTACTGAGGAATATGCTTTTAGAGTGCTTTATGAGGCAGAAATTGATTATCCACCGCCATATGTTTTTACTGAATTAGATAAAGAGGATGGTTCGATTTTAGTTACAATTACTGCTAATACTGAAAAAGCCTATCAAGGTTACTTCATTTTGAGACGATCAAGTAGCTTAGATAACTTTGAAACATGGGAAGATTTAAAATTTTATAAATATGAAACACCAAAAATTATACAAGAGCATTTAAAAGATTATCTTGTTCAAGCGGGTGTTATATACAGGTATCAAGTTATTCCTATGAACTCTGCTGGGTACAGAGGAATATGGGATGCAATAACTTTAAAACCCTCAGAACCAGATCCCGCACCGCAACATATGTGAGGAGGCGAATAAAAAATGGATAATTTAATTTGGAATGCTGATTTGCAATTATGGGTAACTGAAGATGGTAGAGTTAATAGTGAAATTTTTTGCGATTTTGAAGATGTCCATATTGAAGGGGATAAACAAAATCGTTATAAATTAAAGCATAATACAACTATATCTTCTTTTCAATATACAGTTGTAGAGTCAAAAACAGATACATTAGGCGGAAAATATCCTTTTATTCGCCGAAATGGAGATACTTATTATCGTCAATTTCCTATTGCGGGCATGATTACGCATTTTAATGAGAATGACTATCCAGAAGAATATTTAGCGAATTTTATTCGTAAAAATGCATCTAATGCTAACGATGAAGTAATTTATGATCAACATGATTTTGCAGAGGATGGCTCTTTAATTGAATTGAGAGATTCGTTAGAGAAAAAGCGTTTAAAATATGTTTCAAAAGATTCTGAGAGAGAGAACAAATATAACAAATATTATTATAATGATTTAAGTTTAAATGGATATACAGATTATTTATTAGAAAAAAATTATAGAGATGACGTTATAGATTATTTTTATCAAAATAAAGTTCGTCTTTTTCGATCTCCAACCGAGGGCAATATATTGGTTAAGCTAATGAATATAGCAATGACGCCTAATGAACAAATCAACAGAAGGGTGTATAATATTCAATGTACAGCTTTTGAAGTAGATGAGTTTACTTTTGAAAATTGTATTAAGTATGGCATTTGGGATAATGATGAAGAGTTATTTTCTGATTCATCTTCTTCAACATCAATTGTTGCAAAAGTAGGACAGTTACAATATGATTTGACGAAAGATTTGAATAATAAAGATTTTTTTATAAAAACAAATTTTTATGAGGATATTTTTAATGAAGTTAAGCAATCTTTAGAAAATTTTGTATCTTTAGATAAAGTTATTTGGATGAAAGCTAACTTTTATAGTGCACCGAGTTATTTTGGAATAGATCCAAATGACAGCACATCTGGAAAAGTAAAAAGAGTTTTACTTCCTAATAGCGAAATTGTTCAAGAATTGCAGGGGAAGCTTTCAGAATCGGAATTGGCAGATGAGGAAGAAGAAAATTTAATTATAGAAAAGCGTAGTTATACTGGAACTAAAGCAGATTTGTTATATCAAAGTCCATTTTTAAAGCAAACTGCTTTTACAGATGAAAATAATAGTTATGGTTTATTACAGAGACTTGCCTATCTGGTAATAAAAATTCTTTATGGGGACACTTTTGATTTAGATAACGCTAAAGAATGGACAGAAGAACAACGAGATAATTTTTATCAAGAAATTGGAGCGCATAATATTTGCAGTACATCAGGAGTCTTATGGATTAATGATGATAATGATAATATAATTATTCGTCCTATAATTCAGGATGTGCTTAATCAAATTTTTTCCATAACAGATGTCGATAAATCGATTGCCGCTTTGTTTTTACTAAGATATTCCACAAGACTGGAAACTGATAAATTATTGGATAAAGTAGATGAAGTAATGCAATTTGACAATATACAATCACAAACTGCGTTAGCTTTCTTAAGATATTCGACTGGTTTCTTAGATGATTTGGCAACAGTTTTTATGTTATCAACTTATATTGCTTTAGTAGCTGCGGTAGGCGGAAAAGATGATAATGATGAAATTAAGGGACTTGGGTTTGGCAGTCCTATTACAACTTCTAGCCCCACAGAAACAACAGTTGATACTCGTGGATATTTAGTGGAAGATGGCGAGAATATAACCAGTTTAAAGAATTTAACAAGAGCTGATCCTACTGTTGCAGGTCATGAATTAATAGTAAATGGAAATACTATTATCGTACCACCACAAGTTTCATATGAATTAATTGATAAAGATACAGATATTACAGAGCTGCAAACAATAAGATTAAAAGATGAGCCTTTAAAGTGTCTAATTGATTATGTAGCGCAATGTCACGTTCTTTCAGCAGATATGCTCTCTAAAACTCGGCAGGTTTCTTTACAATATTATAAAGTTGGACAAATTCAAACTGGCGTAAATGGAGAAAATTTAATTACAATGATTAAAAATAAATATGAGCGATCTATTACAACTGATGAAGGATCTTTAGCAAAAATATCCGTAGTTGGAGTTGCTTATGTGTCAATAGAAGCGGAACCATATTCTGTTTTTATTGTTCAAGATAGTTCTGATGCTAGTTATGATGTTCATGTTGTTAATAATACCGGTGTTTTAACTTTATATGATCCAGGCACTTTCATTTTAACATTACAAGCTAAAAAACGTAGAAGCGCAGGGGTGGATGCTCCAAGCTCATTGTTAATAAATGGCAATGATTTTTCTGAGACGTTAGAGGATTGGGAAGACCAGGAAGATGTTATAGTAGATAGAAATGAAGTTGTTTATTCTGATACGCACTCTCTCAACGATATGCTCATCAATTATATTGTATTATTAAAAGAAACGAGGTATGTATAATGAATACTTATCCTTATTTATTAGATAAAAACTTTTTAAAAGAATTTGATGAGTTACAGCTAAAAGAGCAATCCATTAGAATTATTGTTTTAGATTGGTATGAGAAACCGATTCAAAATATAGAAGGACAAGTAACTTCTGGTTCAATTAGCTTAGATGGACAGTCTAGCGTTAGAAGAACATGTAATTTAACTTTTACCGCAGATGAGCACCAGGCGCAAATTACAAAAGTAGAGAATCTGCTTTCAATTAATAAAAAAATAAAATTAGAAATTGGTTTTACTAATATTACAAAAATGTATCCACAGTATAAAAAAATTTGGTTTCCTTTAGGAACTTATTTAATTATAAATCCTTCGATTACCCATAATAACAACGGAATTAATATTTCTTTACAACTAAAAGATAAAATGTGTCTTTTAAATGGAGAATGCGGAGGTGTGATTCCCGCAGCTGTTGATTTTACGATAATGGAATCTTACGATGATAATGGACAATTAATCACAACACAGCCAACTATTTATCAAATTATCCAAGAGGTTGTTAATCATTATGGTGGAGAACAGTTGGGGAAAATTATAATCTCAGGTTTAGATAAAAAAGTAAAACAAATGGTACAATGGCATGGGAATAAGCCATTATATTATGTTCAAAAAGATACTGCCGTTGGAAAAGTTCAATTTTATACAACTGATGAAAATGAAATTTTTCAGCTTTCTTCATCAGACGATTTTCAAGAATACACGCTTGGAGATGATATAGGATATCAATTAGTAGATTTTATTTATCCAGATGAATTAAATGTAGATGCTGGAGCAACTGTTTGTTCCGTATTGGACTCTATTAAAGAAAAATTAGGAAATTTTGAATATTTTTATGATTTAGATGGAAATTTTATTTTTCAAGAAATCCCTAATTTCTTAAATACTTCACAATCTACTAATATTATTTCTGAAATTAAAGGTGAAAAAAATATCTTGAAGAATTTAGGAAAAAATGCTCAGTTGTATTTAACTGATAGGACAAGCGGAAAGACGGTTTATAGATTTAGTAATCAAAAGATTATCACATCTTATGCTAACACTCCGCAATACAGCATGATAAAAAATGATTTTGTAGTTTGGGGAACGAGAAAAACGGTTGATGGACTCGAATTTCCTATTAGATATCATTTAGCTATTGATGAAAAACCTATGATAGCAGATGAAATTTATCAATTATGCTTTTATGAAGATGAAGAATTGGGTTATGAAATTCCATTTTTACCGGTAAATACTATTAAGATATCTTCAGAAGTGTCTATTGGTACTGAAAATAATTATTTAAAAGCTCAAATTCCAGATCGTAATCCAGAGTATATTTATTTAATTATAGATACTCGGACGCCAGGGACATCCTTTAAGTATTTAGTGCGTTGGGATACAGATGAAAAAATATTTAAAGCAATACGAGGTTCTATTTGTGATGTAAAGGCTACGGACTGGCGCACACAGCTTTTAATTAATGGACTACAAGCAAAAAAGACTGGTGCTGATACTAATTACTATTATGCTGAACTTTTGAATGAATGGCCTAAGATATATGATATAAAAGGAATCCGACATGACATCAATGAAGTTATTGAAGGGACTTTTTATAATAATCAAAAAGAGAAAATAGACCACTATTATGAAGGAATTTTTAGAGAGGAAGCAGTGACCTCTTTAACAAGTATGGACTATTTTTTAGATTTTATTGAGCCAACTGGCTTATTACAAGGATTAAGTGTTAATCAAATAGGTAGAAGAACAAAAGTTTTAAATGACAAATCTGTTAATTGTATCTTTGAGCCAATTGTCCCTGACTATATCCTGATTGAAAAAGGCGTTTCAAATTCGCAAGAAGAGTATGGCAATACGAATGAGAAACGCCGCTATTGTATTGATAGGGGATACGCATTTCTACAAGTTGATGATAACATAATACAGGGTATAGGAAAAGGTGGCCATTATAATAGTGCTTTTTACACTATTCAAGATCTTTTATACCAATATACGGGATATAATGAAAGTATTACGCTTAATTGTTTACCAATTTATTATCTAGAACCCAATACTCGCATTTTTGTATCAGATTCAAAAAGTGATATTCAAGGTGAATATGCAATAAAATCTTTAACAATACCGTTGGATATAAATGGAACAATGACAATAACGGCAAATAAAGTATTAGATAAGATTTAAAGGAGTTGAAATTAATGGCATATAAAGTTGGACAGGTAATAAAGACTGTTTCTGGGGATGAAGAATTTTATGAAATAACAGCTAATGGACAATACATCATTAAAGGAACTCCAGAAAATGTTTTAAATACAATTCATGATAATTTTGGTGTATATAATTTATCTCATTTTGGAATACAATCCCGTCCAGGTGCTATTTTTGCAATAGACGATGAGGTTATTATCATTGGGCGGTCAGGCTCATATGAACTTTCTGTTGATTTAGTGTCTGTTGATAAATTATATATGTTGTCAAAAGATACTTTTATTATTGACTTTAGATATTAAAGGAGGGGAAATTATGGATTATTTTTATGGCGGTAAACAAGGCTTTTCTTTTATTTTACGCCCCAATACAGCTTCAAGCGATAGATATTGGCATAGCTTGGCGGAAATCCAAGCTTTGGGAATTAATCGCGGAGCTTTAAAATATGGCGACTATGCTGTCATTACAGAGTCTGGTCCCTCTTATTCAGATGAACATGGAAAAGTATATCGAATAGATAACGCTAATGTTCCGGTCTTAGTGGGGAAAATAGGCAACCCCGCGCCACTTTATAATATAGAATTAACAGATGATAGAAAAGATGCTCAAAGTATTGTATTTAATTTTATGGATGAAACTTCTTCAAGATTTCAAACAGGCGTAACAGGATATTGGAAAATGATTAAAAATGAAAACGACGAAGACGTGATTGGAATTAGCTTTGATTTCCCAGTTCCCGCAATTTCTTTTACAAACGTTCCTTTTAATAATTTTGAGTCCAATAGAAAAGCGGGCATTACTCGAATAGTAAATACATTAGAAAATCGACCAATGGAATATTTTTTTGAAAATGTAATTCCTCCAGCAACATATATAGGGGATATACAAGAAAGATATAATATTTCAAACCTAGATCCCTTTAATGAAGGAGATCTTTGGTTCCAAGTTTTTAATGCGGAAGAAGATAAAATTACCACTGAACAAAAAACCATATTGTTTAGCAGCGAATTGAGTCAATTAACAAATCAGCCTAATTATGAAGAATGTTTAAAAATTAATTTTTCTACTTATGCCCCTCACGGTAGTGGACCAATAATGGTGGATACAACAGAGCTTGACATATTGGGGGATGCAGTGCAAGACGCTTTAGTTTGTGATTTTTCATTTTTTTCGGGAGAAGCTATTGATAGCGTTCTAAATTCACTAAAAATTAGTAATATTTCTAATTTTTCAAAAATTTCAGCTAATTTATCTTTGAAAGACTCCCCATATGTTGAAGATATTTATCAAGATTATGTTTTGACTTTCATTGGCTATTCTCAAATAGAAGATACCGATGTAAATGCAGATGAAGATCATATGTTCATTGTATATGGTAAAGCAGGCGAGAAAAAAGCCCTTATTATTTATGGTAAAGATATGGAAGAAGTAAACTTATCAGATTTAATTGAAAGGTATGATATTTTAATACCTTATCGTATCGTTTTTTATAATAAAAACAATACATATGCAGATCATATGACCATTACGCAGCAAGGCTTCCCCGCGATATACAACGGCAATGAAGAGAATAACACTACGACATTATTAAATAATTACATTAAATCTTTAGGTGTTACTTTTTATCCATTTTAAAGGAGGCGATTAACATATGTCAGAAATAGAGTTTTCACCTTCTAATTTTATTCAATATCCGCTTCCTTTTAATGTTGATATAACAACAAATACCGTTTATTCAGGTATTTACAGCCAAGACCATAATATGCGTGAAGTTTTACATTTTATAAATTGGGAAGGTGTACGACATGAATATGACTTTCCCGAGGGGATATCTGAAGACTATCAGGGGTTTGTTGCTATTGACGAACCAGCAGACGATACAGCCATCGTTTATCATTTGGCAATTTATGCAAAAGAAAACTGTGAATTTTATATTATGAATTATGAAAAATATAATAAAGATATTGAATTAGCAAATGAACAGACGATCCCCGCAGGGTGGGTAATTCATAGACGAAAATATCGTATTGGTATGGGCAATAAATTAGAATTTCAAAATGTAAGGATTTTAAGTGTTGGTATTGTTGATACAGAGAAGAATAATTCAGAGTATTTCGGAAAAAATGCTCAGTTGGACATGTGCATTTCTACTTTTGGTAATATGGCATATTTAGATACAGATGGCGATATGTATGAAGGTATTATCGATCCTTTTACTATTGACGTTATAGGTAAAACAGATGGCAATTCAGATGACATAAATTGAGATGCTAGCAGAACATTGAGTGATATTACTAACTTAGTTTCTATCGTTGGAGACGGTGTAGCAATAGGCTTATCTGAGGAAGACGTTATTACCGAAGTCAATGGAATTATTAATAGCGAGAACTTTTCATCAGGAATTACACCTTTTGAAGATTATCCGGCGGGAGTTGAAATGGCTTCTGATGAAGATTGGATAGAATATAATAATGGTGGGTGATAAAAATGGCGTTAACATTAGAAAAAAATAAATATTATAGAAGAGCACGAATTCCTTATTTATATGTAAAAACAATTCCAAATGAAAATTTATTTGGACATATTAAAATGGGTAATAAAGAATTTATTGCAGGAAGTTATTTATGCTTAGAGTGTGGACAAGGAGGGACATTTAATGAACAATAAGACAAAAGTTGTTACAAAAATTAACCGACTTGAAGATAAAGTGAATGATCAATGGACTACATATAATATTGGTGCAGAAGCAACAAATGTATATGGGCGGAATGGCGATCGAGGTCGCCATACTGCTCAATCACTTCTTTTAAAAGATATGCCACCTGTAAAGTACGTATATGGTCAAGATATATATAATGCTAGTGACAATACTTTTGAACCTTTAACTTGGAAGAATATTCAAAGATGGCTAGACAACAAACAAATTTCAGAATTTTTGAAAGAAGGGGACTGCATAGAAGTGCAGTATCATCCTGGAATTTGGGGCTATTTTTGGATTATTGGTATTAATAGACATAATGGTCAAAGTGGCAAAGAATTAGACCAAAACTTAGATCATATTGATTTTTGCGGCGGATCTTTTCGATATTTTTCCTCCGCTCATAAGGGGACCTTTTTCCAAGTTGACCATAACAATGGCTCAGAACAAAACAATGGCATTGCCTTTGGTCATTTCTGGCAGCAGGCTGGACAAAAAAACAATAAAAACTTTTTTGATTTTATTAAAACACCATTCTTAAATGGGAGTGGTTTAGGACATGTAAATAGCGATGGTGTGGTAGAATGGACATATATAAAACCAAAAACATTATATTTAGGGGCAAGATATGCTCAGACTCCAGTTTTTGATTCAATTGCTACCAATATTTTTTATGCAAACTTTATTTCTACTGAAACGAGTACGGAACAATCATTGGATAATTTTGTATCTTTCTTAGGTTCAATTAATGAAAAAGTTCAAACAGCAATTGATACAGATTTACTTTCAAATGTTGGTACTGATACGATTGTTAACTATCAAAAATCATTAATTTTAGAATTATTGATAAGAATGAGTTTTGACTTAGAAACATATATTGAGTCATATATAGAAAATGCTCGTGATTCTAATCATCCTACTATTGTATATAACTATTATGGCGTGCAATCATCTGCAGCAGCTCTTGATGTATTACGATACAGCGTTGGCTTGATAAAAGATAGCGTATTGGATGGCGTGTCTCAATATTATGCAGTGACGAGTTATTGGGCGTTGTCTTTGTTAAGATATCGTCTAGCTGCCTTTTTACCTATTCTTTCTTCTTCTAGCGACAGGGTTGGTCTTAAAGAAAGAGATAACGGTTTAAATATTATTTTTTCTCCTGAGCTGGAAACTGCGATTAATGAGGCAATTGCTGCACAAACTTCATCAAGTTATATTGACAAACTTAATCAAGCAAAGCGAATCGCTAAGGAGTTACGTTATGCACATTTGCTAGACAATACTTTTATTTCCTTTTTAGATGAAGATGGAGAATCTTCTGTCTTAAGATGGGTAAAAGAAGTTGCTGCAGGCAGTACTCAGTCGCATATTGCCACAGCGGAAAATAAAGCATTGATTAATGAAACTTTAGATGTTTTATGTGATTTGTGTGATTATTTTAATAAAACTGGCGCAACCAGAACGACACCCTATTCAACAGGAGTAATAAAACTTCCTGTGAATGAAGAAGATACCAGCACATATCTTTGGGGATTAACGGAGCAAGAATTGTTTGGACATAATGCTTTTGGCGACCCTCTTTTTGAGCAGGGTCAATTATTTCAATATCCCATACTTGCTGATCCTGCGATGCGAAGAAAAATATGCCACGATTTGGTTAAAGATCCTAATTCTGAAAGTTTACATATGGCAACATTAACAGCAGTAAAAGGGTCTAGCTATCAAGTTGCAGGTATGGATAGCGAAACATTAATGCCAGAGACTTTAGATATAGTACACTCAAGACTTCAAGACCCAAATGACGCAAATTCAGATGTTATAAATCCTATTGACATGCCCATTTGTTTCAGGATGCAGCAAAATGCCGAAGATACAACGGGTATTATTGCAGATAATTCTGGGTTAATGTAAAAGAGGTGATAAAATGTCAAATAGTTTTTATGGTGGGAAAAGAGGATTCTCTTTTATTTTACAAAAAAATCCACATAATGTGCAAGGATATTTTAATTCATCAGAGGAAATCTTAACAGCAGTGAAAAATGGCGATTTAAAATATGGCGAATATGCTATGGTATCATCAGGAGAAGAACAAGGCTTTCTTTATCGTGCGGTTTTTGATAATATAGTTCTTTGTGGGAAAATGCCAACTTCTTCTGGAGGAGGCGCCATTCAATATTTAGAATGGCAAAACTATCCATAAAATTTTAATAAAATTTCATACAAATTTGGGCAACGTTGATTTATTGCGTTGCCCTTGTTTTTATATACTGATGACAGAGGAAAGGAGTGTAAAAAAATGGCTTATCAATCTACAAGTGGATTTTTTCCGCAACAACCAATAAATCCTTATGTGCCACAGTTTCCAACTCAAAGATATTTTGGGGTAGAACAATCAGCTATTCCACAAGGCTTTTTAAAAGGAAGGCCTGTTTCTTCCATTGATGAGGCGAGAGTAGCACAAATAGATTTCGATGGAAGCTTGAACATTTTTACCGATATCGCAAATAAAAAAATATATACAAAGCAAATTAACATGGATGGAACGTCAAACTTTAATACATATTGTCTGACTGCGCCAGAACCAGAAAAGCCAGCAGCGCCCGCAATTAATTTAGATGAATATGTGACAAAGAATGAATTGAATACGTTATTATCACAACTAACATCTACTATTGCAGCAATAGAACAAAGAATACAGAAAAAAGAAAATGCGGAAGCAGGATCTAAATTTTAAGAGGTGATTTTATGCCAATCAATGGATTACAATTAATACAAATGATAAAAAGTGGAAATAACCCACAGCAACTTGTTATGTCAGTTTTAAATCAGAGAGCGCAAAGCAATCCCATGTTTGCGAATATGCTTGCCTTAGCAAATAAAAATGATACTGCTGGTTTGGAACAGATAGCAAGAAACCTCGCGAAAGAGCGAGGAATGGATTTTGATAAAGAATTTGCTAATTTTAAGCAAATCTTTAAATAAATATTTTTTTGAAAGGAGAACAGATATATGTTCAACACAAGTAAAGACAGCGGTTATAGTTTATCTGATATTGCCGCAGTAACAGGCAATGGATACGGCGGCAACCGCGGTGATGGTATTTTTGGTGATGGAGGCTCTTGGTGGATAATTCTATTTATCCTGCTCATCTTCGGTGGATGGGGTGGAAATAACTGGGGTGGAAATGGAAACAGCGGAATAAACGGCATCCTCCCAGTAATGGCTATGAACAGTTCAGCTGCAACTGATGTTCAAAGAGGATTCGATCAATCCGCTGTTATGAATGCTTTATCAGGGCTAACATCTGCAGTCTCTAATGGTTTTGCGAACGCAGAGGTTACAAGATGCAATGCCCAAGCTAATTTATTGTCCACTCTTGGCAGTAACCAAATGGGACTATATCAAACCCTCAATGCAAATCAAAATGCGACAACAGCAAACATGAATGCGCTTGCAATGAGTCTACAGAATTGTTGCTGCGATAACCGTGCAGGACTAGCTGATTTGAAATATACTGTAGCAACTGAGAATTGCGCAGATAGAACAGCTCTTAACGACGGTATTAGAGATTTAATGGCTGCGGGTACTGCCAATACCCAAGCATTAATTAATTCTCAGACAGCAGGTTTCCAAGCAATTCAAGACAAACTTTGTCAGATGGAAATTGACGCTCTTAAAGATAAGAACGCAGAGCTTCTCGCTCGTAATAATGCACTTGAATTTGCTCAGACCCAGACTGCACAAACAGCTCAGATTCTTGCGGACAACGCTGCTCAAACAGCTACATTGGAACAATATCTCAACCCTGCTCCAATTCCAGCCTATGTAGTTCAAAATCCAAATTGTTGCAGCCAGCAATATTTTGGATGCGGTTGTGGCGCATAATTTGAAAGGAGAGTATTAAACAATGGCAGAATATACAAGTAATGCCTTGCAGACAGTAGCTGCAGGACAAAATGTACTTTTTACTGAGACACCAATTCCCTGTAATAGGGGCTATGTCCTTCATCGTGAGGGATCTGGTATTCTCACTTTACGCGGCATTGTGAATAATTGTAACGGGTGTTTTGCCCGTTACAAGGTTTCCTTTGGCGCAAATATAGCTCTCCCTGAAGGCGGTACCGTTGAAGCAATTTCATTGGCTTTAGCTATTGATGGAGAACCTATTCCAACAAGCTCAATGATTGTAACTCCCGCCGCAGTGGAAGAGTTTGATAACGTGTATGCGTCTATTTTCATCACGGTGCCCAGAGGTTGCTGCTATACAATAGCAGTTGAAAATACAAGCACGCAAGCTATCGACGTTCAAAATGCAAATTTAATTATAGAAAGGACGGCGTAATAGATAATGAGTGTTGAAAGATTAAAAAGTATTAAAGAACAGCTTATGAGTTGTGTAGAGTCTCAAATGCATAATCTAAAAGAAGTAGACGCAAAAGAACTTGGTGAAGCTGTTGATATGGTAAAAGATATGGAAGAGGCTATTTACTATTGTACAATAGTAGAAGCTATGAAGGAAACAGATAAAAAGCCTTCGGAAATCCAACCCGTTAATAATACATATTATTATGGAGGCGGCTATCCAATTTACTATGGGGAAGATATGCGTATGATAGACCGACGCAATGGTCAAATGTATTATGATGGAAATAGAAGTACAATGCCATCCAATATGAATACTCGACCATATACAGACTGGTATGACCACGGACCTGAAGTTTCTCAAGTGAGAGATTCTCGTGAGGGTAGAAGTCCTATGTATAGAAAGATGTATATGGAAGGGCAGGAAAAACAGCATAATAAAGATACCCAAATGAAAGAATTAGAAAAATATATGCAGGAGCTCTCTACCGACATTACAGAAATGATTGCTAAAGCTTCTCCAGAGGAGAAAGCTATTTTACGTCAAAAAATGACTAATTTAGCTAATAAAATTGCTTAATGTTTATAATTAATGGAGAGACCTGGAATGTGAGATATGTAAACCCATATGATTCTTCTTTAAAACACTATAACAATAATACCTACGCATTAGGCTGTTGCAATAATATTGAAAAAACAATTTATATCAATAACACGCTACGGGGGTCATTAGCTAAAAAAGTATTATGTCATGAAATTGCACATGCCGCAATGTTTTCGTATGGAGTTGATTTAACATATGAGCAAGAGGAATTAGTAGCAGATCTGATTGCTACATATGGGGATGAAATTATCTTTATTACAAATAAAATATTTAACAAATTAAGAGAGGGGTATTAACCCTCTCTTTTTTATCGAAAGAAAGAAGGAACAAAAGCGGAGTAAGCAATACAAATTGCATCTGCTATATCATCATTAACTTTTATACCATAATGTGTTTCTACATAGTGGATATCAGACTTTTTTAACTTTTCTCTTATTTCTCCTTTACCTGTATGAATACCAATGCGAGAACGCCATGAATTAGGATATATTAATTCTGTTTTTATTTTTGGAAACTTTTTATATAGCATCATCATAACAATAGCTTGTAAGTACATAAGCGCTTTCCAAGTTTTAACATTTTTACCAGTTGTTGGTATAACTTCTTCCATTATAATTTTTTCTATATCTGGATATCTATTTAATATATCTTCAATACCGCCTACAATTTTTTCTATTCTTTTCATTAAGTCAGTAGAAGATGCTGTAAGGCAGGTATAATAGATTAATTCTTTATCTTCAAATATGGCAACTCCAGTGCTTTTTGTTGACATATCCAATCCCATAATTTTCATATCTTAATCAGTCCTTCCTTTGTTTACATTATATCAAAATTTTTAAAAGAAGTCAAATTAAGATAGACAAAAAAAGAGTGACTTTAAGTCACTCTTTAAAATTATATTCCAGTGCTACCAAAGCCGCCTATTCCACGAGCCGTTTCACTTAATTCATCCGCAACAGTAAATTCAGTATTTAGATAGGGAAGAAGAACTATTTGCGCAATTCGGTCTCCTTGCTTTATTACTCTTGCTTCATTAGAGTCATTATACATTGGAATTTTAATTTCTCCTCGGTAATCGGCGTCAATCACCGCAACCGCATTTGCAAGTCGGAGTCCCTGCTTTGTAGCTAATCCACTGCGAGGGAAAATCGCACCAAAAAGAGTAACAGGAATTTCCATAGCAATACCAGTACCTATTACTTCTGTTGTATGGGGTTGAATGACAATTTCTTTTTCAGGTACAGCCGCATAAAGATCGTGCCCCGCAGACCATACTGTTCCTTTTGTGGGGATAGTTGCTAATTCATTTAAAATCTTAATTTTTGTATTCATCACAGCACCTCATAAGAAATAGCTACTTGGTCTTCGGGCTCGCGGATATCAGTAAAAGCTCTTACGAGCTGAACTTTAAAAAACTCATCTATAACTTCGCCCTTAGCTTTACGTTCTTTATATTCACTTGTATATTTGGTGAGTGTCGAATGGCTATCCTGCTTTGCTGTTTCAATCAGTTCCTTAGCCTCTGCCTCTGTATCTACTCTATATGTCTCTGTTGTTGTAATCAAGTATTTCATATTCCTTTTTCTCCTTATTATTTTGTGATAATAACTTCAACGTTACTCTTACTATATGCTTCTTTTGCAATCTTTTCTATGCTATCTTTTAGTCCCATAGAAAATTTTTTATGCCCTTTAATATTAATTCGATCTGCTGAATATGTACTCCATAGAGTATAACATTCTTTTGCAAAATCTGTTGTTTTTACTTTAAAAACTTGTTTTTGTTTTTTATCTTCAAGTAAAAAAATAGTTTGCATTAGATCAAAAGGTTGAATTTTGCATACTAATTCTTTCATTTTAACAATCAATAACTCCTCTGTCATACTCAAACAAGTAATAGCAACTGTTCATATCATCTTCATATCTTATCCAAATTTCATATGCAAGATTATCTGGAGTTCTATCAATAGCTAAAATCGTTCCACGCTCTTTCATACATTCAATAGCTTCTTCTGCTGCTTTAATATAAGATTTTTCATTCTGTAAATGAAACAAAGTATAATCAGAACGCTCTTTACAAAGCATCATAAAATATTCAGCAGAACTATTTTTGAAGAACATTTCTAAAGATTTTCGCTTATTAATTAAATTCATACCAGACATTTTCTTTTCATTTGCCATTAGTTGTTGATTCATCTCATATAGTGTTTGACCTTGAATTTCAGCCATGCTTTTTCTCCTTTTCATTATCTTACAAGATAATTATAACATAAATTTTTTTAAAAATCAACCCCTCGACGGAGGATACGTTGATTTGAACTTCCGCGAAGTTTTAAAGTAATATCTCTTTTATCTTTTTCATAACGTCCATCCACAATTGTATCAACAAGACTTAGGATAGTACCAATATCATTATCATTCATATTCAAAAGAGCTTCTAAAGTATATCCTGTCCAAAGGTTAAGAGTAAGATCAGGATAAATCTTATGAATTGCAACAAGTAGTTTTGCTACTTCTGCCCTATTCTCTGGCGCCAATGGCTCCCCGCCTAAAACGGAAAAGAATGAGAGATATTCCTTTTTTTGTCCAATTAAAGAGAGTATTAATTCTTTAGTGGCGGAGGTAAATAACTCTCCGCCATTAAAGTCCCATGTTGATTGATTAAAGCACTCTGAACAATGAAAATGGCATCCTTGGACAAATAAAGAAATGCCAAATCCTTGTCCATTTGTTACATCCGTTTCCCTTATTTGTGCGTATCTCATATTATTCTCCTATTGCATGATCTGTTACATGAACGTAGCGATTAACAAATTCATCCATTCGTCCTTGATTTGGAACAGTTGTAGAAATATAACCACAAACTCTACGAGCAATATTCATTTTATCTGTGTTAGTATTTCCGCAATTTGGACATTTATAATAGTGTTTGCCTAACTCGTTGGTTTTAATCTCAATTTCTCCATCATAACCACACTCTTGGCAATAGTCTGACTTAGTATTTAATTCCGCGTAGCCAATATGATGAGAAATAAATTTAATGATTTCTAAAATCGCAGGTATATTATCTTGTAAGTTAGAAGTTTCTCCATAAGAAATATATCCGCCAGGACTTAGTTTCTGATATTCTGCTTCTATTTTTAGCTTATCAAATATATTAATATGCTCTTTAACATCTACATGATAAGAATTAATTATATATTCTTTATCAGTAATATCTTTGATAATTCCAAAATCTCTTTGAAGAGCCTTTGCAAATTTCCAAGTCAAACTCTCTTCCGGAGTGCCATATACAGAGTATCCAATATCTTCTTCTTGTGCCCATTTGTTACACATATCATTAAGATGTTGCATTAATTCTTTTGCAAATTTCATACCTTGGGGAGTGGTATGACTAAAACCAGTCATTACTTTTGTAGTTTCATAAACTCCAACATAACCAAGAGAAGAGGTCATATAACCATGATGAACTAAATCATATAAAGTTTCTTCGGGGTCTAATCGAGCCAATGCTCCATGACACCAAAGAATTGGTGCTACCTTTGCCTTAGTGTTGGATAATCGTTCTGCTCTAATTTTTTGAATTTGGTGACATTCTTCTAAATACTTATCCAATATTTCGTAAAAATCTTTATTTTGTTTTTGTGATAGTAAAGCGATATAAGGAAGATTGATAGTAGTAACGCCGCAATTTGCGCGTCCATAATACTTGGGCTGTCCCTGAACGTAATCTTTTGCTTTTGCTAAATTTCCATATTTGCTTGAAAAAGTATCTGGGGATAAACTACTGCGGCATCCCATGCTCGGCCAACAACCGCCCTTATTATGAGTCATTACTTCTGCACTTACATAGTCTGGAACCATACGTTTTGCTGTGCATTTTGCAGCTAACTCTGTTAGCCACCAATACTCAGATTGTTCGTTATCATTATCTTTATCCAAAATGTATAGAAGTTTTGGAAAAGCTTGTGTTATGGGTATTCCCTGTGGATTTTTTAAACCTTCAATTCTTTGTTTAAAAATTTCTGCGGTTAATTGAGCTACTTCATTTTTATACTGTTTTTGCTCATTGAGATACATACATACGCTAACAAATGGCGACTGACCATTAGTTGTGGTGAAACTATTTAGCTGATAGTTCATTGTTTGAACAGCGTCTTCAATTTCTTTAGCTAAATCTTGTTTTGCTAGTTTTTCCGCTTGCTCACGAGTAACAATCTTTTTATATTTTTCTAAATATCTTTCATAGCTTGCTCGAACAAAAGGAGCTAAATGTGTGAGTGAAAAAGTACAACCTCCATATTGCGAACTAGCCACTGCACTTACAATTTGTGTAGCAATAGTCATGGCAGTAATAAGTCTATGGGGTTTTTCGATAAGAACTCCATTAATTACAGTACCATTTTGTAGCATATCATTAAGATTAATTAAGCAACAGTTAGACAATGTTTCTTGTGCCATATAATCCATATCGTGAATATGAATAATTCCCTTTTCATGATCTTGAATTATTTCTTGCGGGAATATATATTTTTTTGCAATATATTTAGAAAGAATCCCCGCCAAATAGTCACGCTGAGTAGTTACTAATTCAGCTCTTTTATTAGAGTTTTCCGTTTTCAAATATTCATTTTCACCTTTAACAAGTTCTAGGGCAGGCTTATCAAGAGGGGTAGTTCTCATAATGTCGCGCAATTGGCGATATTCAATATAAGCATGAGCAACATCTCTTCTTTTTGTTGCCATGAGACCATTTTCAACATAGTCCTGAATTTCTTCTATTGTCAAAACCTTCTCTTTGCAAACTATTTCAATATAGTCTGCAATTTTTTCTGCTTTCGAGATAGCATAATCTGTAAGTTGTCCATCTACAGCTGCAAAAGCTTTTAATACGGCTTTTACGATTTTATCTTTATCAAATTCAACTTTTCTGCCATCTCTTTTTATTATGTAAACCATTATAATTGGCCTCCTTAGATATATAAATTAGTTTAAAGGAAAGCATCCTTATAATATATTATTTTTTGAATTGAAATATTTAATTGCTTCGTCCATTATATTTTTAACTAAAACTTCCGTTGGGAAATCTTCATAATCAGTCTGCGTATATCCTAAATAAAGATGAGGATACTTGTTAAAAAATGCCTCAAAATCTTTTTTATCGGTATGATAACGTCTTATAATTTCTTCTATATCTGGAGAAATTTCTCTGTTCAAACTTCTAATTAATCGTACTTTATCAAAGCAATCCAAAAAACAAGGAAAAACACATATATCTTGCTTCTCTTTCTCGCGGCAAAGCAAAAAATCAATTCCTGTAGGATTAAAAACGCCAATATTTATTTTTGAAACTCTAAGATCCTCAATACCTGTTCCATAATACCAATTATTGAAAACAGTTGTTTCTAAAAATTTACCTTGAGCTTCTTTTAAAGCAAAGTCCATTTTATTGACAAAATGATAATTGATTCCATCTACCTCTCCAATACGCTTTGGGCGAGTGGTGTATGAAACAATAGTATGAATATCTTTAGGATATTGTTTTTCAATGGCTTTGAGCAGCGTGTCTTTCCCCGCGCCGCTCTTACCAAATATAGCAAGTATGTTATACATATTCTTCCTCCGTTTTGTATCTTTCACTTGTCAAGACTAAGCTGTCTTTATTTACTTTTGTTATTTTATATAACTGATGACCAGGGGTATCAAAATAAGTCTTTGATACAAAAGTATCATCTTTACGATATCCTTGAATCATAAGTTTTGTTCCTCTCTTGAACCAAGATTTTTCCTTTACGTGCTTATCGCCTGCTTCATCTTTTTCAGATATCTGTTTCTTAAACATAGCATAATACTCTTTTGTGAACTTTACATTGACGACACCATCCACTGTCAGCAGAGCAATGGATGCCTTTGTATCATTCTTACCGATAACAGTGCCTGCAATTCTTTTTATTTTATAAACAGGAAGTCGTCTACCATTCCTCTTATAATAATGGTCAACTTCTGGCTGCTGTGGCATTGAGAAGAAGTTTTCAATTCCATATCTATTGAAATCAACATTTGCTAACTCATGTGGATGTGAGTAGAAACATAATGCAGACATTTCCCAGAATGAGATACTTCCTTCGGCATAATGATCCCAATAATCTAAGAACAGCTTTATATTCAATTCTTGTAGAACTTGCTCTTGATATTCTTTAAGCCAAGTGCGGGCGCCATCCATGAACTTATCATATAACTTTGCCCATACGGAGACCTTTATGCAAGGAGTTCCCGCAATTATTTCAACCTTATCAATATCAAAATACTGCTCATAGAAGTTGTAACAGTCATCATCAAAAGCATAATAGCCCCTTACTTTTCGCTTTGCTTTAAGATATTTATTAAAGTTAAAAGCATATTTGTATTGAACCATATTCTCAGGAATTAAATCTTGGTTAATTAGTCCATTAAAATTCTGTAAGGTTAATCTCCGCTTCGGCTCACAAGCCTTTGCACAGAAGATTGTCATAATCAAAATGCGGGGGTCAACCCCTAATTCCATTGCCCATTCTCTCTCCAAGTTATCAAATGCACCACCTTTAATAAGTGATAACATCGTTGGCTTTTTCAAAGGGCATCTATTCATAAAATCAAAGAAGCTAACATAAGGTCTGCCCGCAATAATCTGGTCAATCTGTGCTTCATTAACCTGTGTAACTGGCTTTAATCCATATAGAATTTGATTATTTTTTGCATCCGGTTTAAACGTATATCCTGAACTATTGATATCAATAATAGAAACTTTAATTCCTCTATTAATTAATGTTCCAATAGCACGAGCAATTTTTTCATAGTTGGCATTTTTTGCTTTTTTAGCATTATCTTCTTCTTCTTCTTCTTCATCCCATTCATTTTCTTCTGAATTGCTATTCACAATTAAGCATGCTGTATTCCAATAAATGGGATTCCAATTTGTAGCTAAAAATGCTGTCTGCAGTCCTATGAAACTATAAGCAAGCGCATGGATGACGCTAAAACTGTAGGTAGCTTGAGGTTTTACCCCACAATCCCATATATATCTTCCTAAGTTAGGAGATTTTGCTCTTGTTTGAACTTTTATTTTTAATTCATTAATGCGTTTTGTTTGTTTCTTTGAAATAATTTTGCGTGCGTCGTTACTTTCTGCCAGCGAGAAATTACAAATATTGGCGTCCATCAACATCCGCATAAGATCTTCTTGAGCGATTGGAACACCGCAAGAGGGTTCAAAATACGGTCTAACAGCTTCTACTTCTTCTCTTGTCAAACCATATTTTCTCATTTCATCGTACCACAATGCAATATTCTTCTTAAAACGGATATATTTTTCCATAGGCGGTTCCGCGCCTTTTTCGCTTGGTGCTAATCTCATAAGTCCGTTACTAAGTGCTAATTCTTCAACTGACCGGGGAGCAATTTTCTTTGCCGCTTGGCTTCCTACGTCTGAGTCAAATTGGAATAAATCTAGCACACATCCTTCTTTGATCGCTTGCCAAATTTCTTTTCGATTGGTAGGAAGAACCTCAGGGTGAAGATATTTATTGTAGATTTCTCTTAACGACAAATCCTTTTCTATTTGCCCATCTTCTTGTAAAAGTTTTATTGTTTGTAATATTTTATCTTGGATTTTTGTGATCAGAACGTCATATTTAATGTTCCCTGCCGCCTCGGCTTGATGAAGATCCCATTGTGTAATAATATCTCCATTTGGCGCACGCATAAAAGCACACTTTTCAAAAGGATTTCCTTCAAAAAAGATAACCCCGGATGCATGCTCTCCTCTGCCGCTAATTGTTTGCTGCACGCCTAACGCAATATCAATTAATCCAGGGTATTGTTCAACCTCTCTTACAAAAGGCATTACAGGTTTTCTCGCCTTTTCTTCATTTCCATAAAGAACATCCTCTAATGACCAAGCTTCTCCTCTTTCAGTGGGAATTAGACTAGAAAGATACTGACCGATGTCAATATCAATGCCTTCTGGCCACTCTTCGGAACGATAACCTCGACAAGCTACAAGAATTGCAGATTTTGCACTCTCTGTTCTAAAAGTTGCAACAAGAGTACAGCCTAAATTTTCCTTAAAAATATCGTCTAAATCATCATCTAAATAAGCTTTTCGTTCTGCTTTAATTCGTTTCAAGATAGTAGGGCGACGATCTGAAGCTACATCTATGTCAACATCAGCAATTTCAAGTCTTTCACTGTTCATATAACGAAACCAAGGGAGGTTCCATTTGACCGGGTCTAGCTGCGTAATTCCCAATAACCAGTGATTTAGTCCTGCACAGGCGCTTCCTCGTCCCGCTCCGACCGTGCTTCCGCAATCCCATATCATATCAATATAGTGTTGCAAAGTAACTGGATAAGAAAACATATTGGTATGGATTTTTTCTCCAATGATTTTCTTAGTACAAGCTTCTTCTTCAAGCCTTTCCAAGTAAATAATTTTATCAGGGTCTTCTTCCCAATTAATGTTTTTGCTCTTTAATCCTTCAAAACATTGATTTACCCAATATCTTTCAACCTCATTTGTTGAACTAAATAACGAACTGAGGACTGGAAATTTTTCTTTAGGCAGTATAGATTCTCTTTTAGGATAATCTTTGATATCAACAGTAGGTATCTCTGGATGAGAAAGAATAGAATACTCTTCTACTTTATTATATATATCATTACTATTTTGGAACATTTTTTGAACATAGAGTCTATCATAGTCAGACTGTGCAAGATGTTCAATTATTTCTTCGTTGGATTGAAGATAAGCATACTGATAAAAAGCATCAACTTCTCTTTCGCCCTCTTTAGAATTAAGAAAAGCTTTATGGATGGGGCGTTGTTCTGGAGTTAAATAATGAGAGTCTGACCCTATTACCATAGGAACATTAAAGCATGAGCTAACTGAAAGCAATCTTCTATTAACCATAACCTGATCTTTTGAACAACCAGGCGCACATTCAATATAAAAATCTTCTCCAAAAAGGTCTTTACACATTAATATAAAATTAACAATTTCATCATGTGCTCTTGCTACTTCTACATGATCTTCTAACCGCTCAGCTTCAATCAACTTTTTAGTATTGTAAGATAGACACCCAGCCAAGCAAGCTGTTGTTGCTATTAAAGTATTAGGATACTTTTTACAAATTTTCTTTAAGTCATCATAGGTTGTTACTACCCGTTCCATCCTGCGGTCAACGTAAGAATTGAGCCAAGCTTTTGAAGATAATTCTCTTAACGCAATATGTCCTTGAAGATTTTTTGCAATCAAGATAAAATGGTAATAAGGTTGATTTTTACTTCTATCTCCACATAGGTAAATTTCATTTCCAAGAGCGACTTTAAAATCGGGGTGTTTTTCTTTTATCTGCATAGCATATTTGTTTGCGTGAATATGTGCACTAAGGCAGTCATGATCAGTTATTGCTATTCCGCTCAAACCCAATTCTATTGCTTTGTCAATTAACTGCTCCGGTGCATTAATTGCATCAATGAGACGTAAAGAAGAATAATAGGTATGAGAATGTGGTTCAAAGCGAGTGTCTGTTATTTGCATTTTATCACCTCATTTTTTATTCTATATATATTATAACATATTTTTTATTAAAAGTCAAGAGGAGCAAAAGCTCCTCTTATTTATTTTGATAATATAATGATTCATTTTCTGGTGTTAATAAAAATTTTGTTGTTGTTAAAAATAGATCTTTTTCTTCATATTCTTTATTATACGGGATTCTAATAAGAGGGATATTATGCTCAAAACAATATTTATTTTTAACTATATCATTTTTATGGGTTGTATCAAAATCATTACTAAAATGTCCTTGATGAAAATGTTGTATTCCATCGTATTCAATTAAATATAAGAGTTTATCTTTATTGTATATTCCAATATCAAAAAACAATGTTTGTCTATATGGAAAATCAGAAAAATAAATCTGTTGTTTATATTGAATATTATTTTTATCTAATATAGAACAAATTTTACTCTCATTAAAACTATTCAAACAACCGCAGCTTTTTGTATTCCCATTTCTCAAATAATCTCCAAAAACAATAACATTTTTCCGGCCACATTTAAGACATTCACAATTCCAATAAGCGCCAGTTCGATCAGTTCTAGGTTTTTCTTCTTCTGTGGCTCGTTTTACAACTTTTAAAAAGCCATATACTTTTCCACACTCGTCCTTACTATTTTTCAAACCTGCCGCTTTTGCTCCACAACTAAGACATTTAGTGCTTTGTCCACTTTTTAAATTTTTATAACTAACCTCTTTTTCAGTTTTATTACAACATAAGCATTTACATAAATAATAAACTCTATCATTGGTTCGATTTGGTACACGTTTAATAACTTCCCATTGTCCAAAAATTGTGCCAGCTGGAACTTCTATTGTTCTATGTCCTTTCTTACACCCGCAACTGACAACTTTTCCATTTCTGATGTCTATTCCAGATTTTATTAAAATAGTTTGATTTTCACATAAACATTTACAAACCCATTGTGGTCTTCGGTTTTTTGTTACATCTTCTCTATTTAATGTTCTGTATAGAATTAATAAATTTCCATATTGCTTTCCAGTTAAATCAATGGCATTATTTGCAATTTTTCCGTTATATTCTGGATATTGAATCTTAAGTTTTTCTAATTCTTGTTCTTTCAATTCTAATCCCTTTCCTTTTTTCTACCTTATCCACACCAGTTTTTGTTCTGCTCTTGTGCAAGCCGTGTATAAAAATTTTTTTCGTTCTTCTTTGTCAAATGGGAAGTTCTCCTCGTACACAAGAACTTTTTTCCAAGAGCTGCCTTGAGCTTTCCACCCCGTTACTGCGTAGCCGTATGTAAAACTTTTTGGAATTAATTTTCTTAATTTATCATTTTTAAAGAGTTTATAATTCTCTTGCGGAGTAAGATAAGGCTTATTATAAAGAAAATCACTTTTATCCATATCCAATACTCCGAAATTTTCGTCTATCTCGCTTGTAAAATCGCAAGTGACAATTGGAATTTTATTACCATGAATTTTCATTCTACGCGGAGGATAAAAATTCTGCTCAAAGACATTAGAAGCGTAACCTATGCAGCCATTGATAAGTGGATATCCATTTTCTATTGACTCTATTTCCCAATAGTTCTGCAAACAAATAAGTTTTTCACCCTCATCAACAGCTACCTCTGGATTCATGCCATTTAATATTCGCATTTGTTGGTTCAAAGAATGTCTTGTTTTATTTGTCGCACACAAAACGATATCTGCCCATTGTAGCATGCCTTCACTTAATTCATTTTTATTGGCGACAATAACTTCATTGGTTTTCATATAGGGAATTGATTTGCCTTCGCGAATAGCCATTGTTAATTTTATTATATCACTTTCAGCTGCTTGCCGCATAATTTCATCAAGAAATACGTGCGGACAGTCAAGGAGGTGGTTATCTTGGTCATGTGACACTGGGGGCAGCTGCCCCGGGTCTCCGCAGGCTATTACATGAACAGGATATTTCATTAAATCATTGAGTAAGTCTTTACTTACCATGGAAATTTCATCAATAACAACTATCTTATATTCAATAAAAGGAACAGGAGTTCTAATATAAACGCCTTTTGGAGTTAACTTATGTGTGTATAAAAGTTTATGCAAAGTTAATACATTTTTATTGCCCTTTTGCCGCAAAACATTAACCGCCTTGCCTGTAAAACTTGTATATACAACATCTTTATCTGGATTAATGCCTGGTAATGCTTCAATAAGATATTTTATTAATGTACTTTTGCCCGTGCCCGCCTTAGGCGTAGCCAGATATCACAGTAAATTTTTCATGATTACGATATCTGGCTACAGCTATTTTCAAACCTTCTTCTTGCTTTTTTGTTAATTGCATAGGTTTTATTTCCTCCTTCTTTAAGTATCTTTAATATTTCTTTATTTTGTTCTTTAATTTCACCTTTTTTTGTGTAATAATTCAATTTCATGCGATATTGCTTGTAGTACCTGTTGATAGTATTTTTCTCGTTCAACATCTCCATCCATATTGGCTAGCTGCGCGCAAAAGGAGGTTACCGCCATTGTGGCCAACAAGCCTAAACCATTATTTTTCATTCTTTTTGCCTCTTTATATTATTATATCATTTTTTTAAATAAAATTCAAATTAAAAATCATATTGTTTTATTTCTTCAACTTGATAATCTTCAATAAAAATTTGAGGAGTAACTTTGCCCATCCAAACGTTCTCATTACATCTTCCAACAAGAGTAATAACTACAGCTTCATTAGATGTAAACAATTCACATTGAGCCTCTGTTGCTTTAAAAATCATTAAATCTACTCCTGCGGGAGTTGATATTTTTATTGTATTATCTTTCTTACGGTAAACTGATACTTGGCTTTTACTAACATTTAATTTCTTAACTGCGACAAAAGGTTCATCAACATCTTGGCCCCATAAGTCTTGACCCGCAGAACCAATATCAAGAATCTTATCTTTATCAATATTTGTTCCTTTCCATTCAAAATCAACATAGAACAGGGGTTCTGTTTCCATTGCGGCAAGTGCTTTATCTGACTTTTCAATAAAAGTATCTACACTGTCCAATGGAAGCGAAAGACCGAATGCATTCGCGTGGCCCTGAGCGTATTCAATGACACCATCACCAAAAGATTCGCAAATATCCTTAAAACTTTCTATCCCAGACTTATTATAGCCGCGTGCAGACCCACTAAATGAAGTCTTTCCATCTTTTTCTGTAAGCGTTAAAATGCAACAAGGACGTTGATATTTTGCCATAAGTTTGTTAGCCACCAAACCAGCAAGACCAGAAGCAATCTCACCTTGATTTAATAGGAAAAGTAATACTGCATGGTCTAACATATTTTCAGTTTCAATTCTTTTCTCTAAAAGCTCCATAGCTTTATCTTGTTCTCTTGTTTGACGAGCTTTAACATTTGTAGCAGTACGAACAGCTTGCTCAACGAGTTTTTCTGTCTGACCTTTACAACCGCGTTTAGTTGATGGAACTATATTAAAAGCTTTAAAATTTAACATAGCATCAAAAATTAACTCTTTCTCTTGCTGTGTTCCACTTCTAGTAACAGCATTAACAAAAGGAACAATATAAAAGGCTGCGCCAATAGGAGTGATATGACTTCCTAAAGAATAAGCATTTTTTTGTGCCATATAATAAAGAAAAGGATTCTTTACATAATCATCAGATAATCCTTTATTAATAAGGTGTTTTGTTTCAATTGATTTAAGGCTCATCATATCTGCTACTCATGTACTTTTATATTTCTATAAAACATTGACTATCTTTTAGTAAAAATTATTTACTATATCTCTTTCGGTTTTCATAGACTTCGTTTCCTAAAATCTAGCTACGTATCAATAGTAGCCCTACTCCCCAGCATTTCAACCTAAGGGATAGTCGATACAGGCTTCAAGTTACGTTTTTCCAAGTTTCTCTTTTACAAACTCTTCGAATAGAATTTACATTTACGCAAGAGTAATCTTTTTGAATTGATACAGGAGATTCCCCTGTATCATACCTTTGCCTAATCTCTTTCACCATTTTTTCATTTAATTTTGCTTTATTATTCTTTGAGCCTGAATTTGCTATTGAGCTATATTCTTGACGAGTTTTATACCCTTTAGGAATAATATATTCTTTTCCAACATTTGGGTAACCCCTGCCTAACCAAACTCTTTCAAAAGTAGCAAATGAAAAATTGGTATAATCCTGATATACGTCTCTTTTTCTCTCGCCTAAAAAGCGTCTTTTTCTAATATCTAAAACTTGTTCATTGGTAAAAACTGCGCTCACGCTATTTTCCCCAACAAGAAAAGAGTTATCTCCGCCCGACGTTAAATTATATCCTATTTCCTTTTGATTTGAGTGATAATATGCTATCCAATATCTTTCTCGTTCATTCAATAATTGCGTATCGGATATGTATTCTAAAATTTCAATTTCTTCAAAAGGGCCGTATTTCTTAATGGCTAAATCACATGGACTCTTATGATGAGTTTTTAATCTATTAATATTATTATGCTCATACATTCTTCGTTTTATGTCATGGCTTAATCCAATGTAAATTTTCCCATTTGGATAATTAAGTTTATAAATACCAGAAACATTTAAAGGTAATTGTTTAATTTTTATAATTTCTCCCACATTGTTTTCTCCTTACTTTTTTAAAATAAAGAGATATAATAACTTGATTCCCACGGGATTTTCATGATATCATAAAGTCATCATATCTTTATAATATTTTAGAATTCCCCGTTAGCATTAAAATATTTTTGACCAAAAAATTTTAATACCCCATTGATAAATGGAAAAGATATATTAGCCCAGTCTACCCAGGCCTATAGCAACTAAATCATAGTATTTTTCGGCATGGTTCGTATGAAAAATATAGTCATCTAAATATCGACAAAATTGCCAAGTAATACCAACTCCGCTAAAAGACTTATTAGGGTAATCAGAAAGTTGATTATTTATAATAATAGCATCTTCTGATATTTTTTCAGCTTCATGGTGGTCACAGCAGATAACAGGGATTCCCATTTCTCTTAATATCTTATGCTCTTCATAATCATTACTTGCGGCGTCAAGACATACAACAATGTTAAAAGTTTTTGCCAGATCAATACAATCTTTCAATCCATGTTGCTTACCTTCATGATGCCACCACGTAATTTTATTTTCAACATATTCAGGTGAAATATTGTATAAATAATTTAAAAATAATGCGGCTGAAGAATAGCCATCATAATCGCTATCTATCGGTACAAACATCGTAGCATTATCATCAATCGCGGCTTTAAGAACTTCTGCAGCAATCCTGATATTGTCGCCTAAAAGAGAGTAGCTATTAATAACATCATCTGAAGTATGCAAGTATGCGGGTATATCTTTTTCAGATATACCCCTGTTAAAAAGTATTTGTTCAATAGTAGAAAACTTATCATTCGGTTTATTAATTAACTTATATTTCATTTTAAAAACTCCTTAAATAAAAATCATAGGTCTTTCCCACCTTTCAGAAAAAGGATCTTTATTTGTAAGAACAATGTTAAGAAGATCATTCTTTGAAATGTCTAAATCAACATAACATTTTTCCCATTTTTTACCTCGTACTCTATTGTCTATTGGAAGCACTTCCCAATATTCATTAAGACCATATAACCTTGAAAAGTATCCATTTTTTGTCTTAACTACTTTTGCTTTTGAATCTCCATCAATGCGTAATCGTTCACATACTTTGATTAGAAAATCTACACCTTTTTTTGGGTGTTTTGTATATATTGCTATCATAAGGTAATCCTCTCCTTAAATAATGAAATCACTAGTTTCTAGTAATAGATCTTTTTATTACCATTAATTTACCAAATTTTTGACCTGTTAAATCAATAAGTTTTGCCATTTCTATCCAACCTTTTTTTAAATAATTTAATAAAAGTCGCAGCCCCTTTATCAATAGGACTATCTTTATAATCTAATAAATTTTCTGTATCAAATATAAAACTAATTAAACAATGTTTTGAAAATTTGTCTCCAATACTCTGTAATTTTTTTATCCATCTTTTATATTCATCATTGCCGATATCAATCCACTGCTTATCAAAAGCAATAACAATTTCTTCTACACCAAGATTCCGTAGTAGGTTAAACTGTGCCAAAGTAAAAGAACTGCCGCAAGTTGCAACAGAGATATCTGCATCGCCGCCAAAGTAAGAACGGAAAAGTAGCGTTGACTTCTCCGACTCAAATACAATAGCTTTCTTAATCTTACTTATATTATCTTTACTATTGTTAAGATTATAAAGTGAAAAACCAAGAGGATGATTAAACATCATACCATTCATTAGAGTTGCAGGTTTATATTTTCCATCTTCTTCGAGGTCTTTCACTAACGTTCTTTCTCTTATACCTATTAATCTTCCAAAAATATCATAGTGTGGTATAATAATTCCACAAGCGTAGGGGTCATATGCAATGCCTGTCTCTTGCATTACCTCATAAGTAATTCCCTCATTCTCCCATGGCTCAATGTGCGGGTGTGGATAATTCTTTAAAAACCCATCATCAAAAGTTGCCAATTCAACTCGCTGTTGCGCCTGTATATCTTCTATCTCATATCTTTTTAATACATCCCAATCGGGTAAAGAAATATATAGTCCCGCAAATCCTTCGGGCTGTTCTCTTTCGAGCGGAATGCCAAAATATTTTGCAACAAACCAAATCGAATCATATAATGTCCAATCCCTATATACAACTTCTCCGTTCTCGTCTTGGACAGGTCTCTTTTCCCCCATAGTCTGTTTTGCTCTTGTTGTTAAATCAAAAATATCAAAAGCTCCGCCTTCACATTCTGTAAAGCATTTAAATAGGCGAGTATTTTCATAATAGAACAATTTGTGACTACCAACCCCTGGTGGGTTATGGCAAATGGTTTGCGCAACAAAATAACCATTTGCCATCTGCGGCTCACCGCCCAAATCCGCCACAAAATCAAACACTTGTTCTATTGTTAAAGAATTTTTAATACGGGTTTTTTCTGCGTTTCCTGACATTCTTTTTCACCTTTCTCAATAACACCTATATCCATACCTTGTACGGGGATAAGTCTATAAGAATAATCAGTAACATACATTGGCTCAAAACGACACGTACCTTTGTTTGCTTTACACCATAACAGTATGTTATGATATTTATTACCTCTATTCTTATATACCGCTATCTTTACGTTGGGGGTTTCTAAATTTTTCTTTTGGATAAGTGGACCAAGTCCCTCTAAATCTTCTGGAAGCACATCAAACATAATCATACCAACGTCAACCTTATCAGCAATAGCCTTAGCACCTCTTAGAAGATTCTGGTCATACACTTTTGCATCTCTATAATCCGTTTTCCTTATTATATTTCTATAATAAACTGACTAGCTCTTAACCTTACTTATATAGTAAGTAAAACCTGTTTCGGTTCTCATGCGATTCGTTTCCTAAAACGCAGACATATCTCATTATAATGTCCCTACTCCCCAGCTTATTTCAGACTTTGGGGATAGTCGATACATGGCTTAATCCAACATTTTTCTTTATTTTTCCAAATAGGTAAATGCTTATATGTCCTTCCATACAAAATAGCAAATATGGCTGATTCAGAAGCAATATGGCGATATTTTTGAATAATTTCTTTTGGTTTATATCCTTGAGAATAAAGATTCCTCATCTCCATAACTTGTTCTTCTGTAAATTTTGCTCTACCATTTTTTATTCCTTTATTAGAGGTAGACATTTGTCTAATAGGATAATGTTCTTTTTCATTGTGCCAGATTTTCCCTTGATTAATCATTGAAATTGTTGATTTTGATATAAAAGGAAATCTTTTTCTAATTTGTTCTAAAGATTCATCAGTTGTCAAAAGGAGTTGCTTAATTAAATCAACATCTTTTTGAGATAATTTTGCTTGACTATGTTTTTCTCCTTTAAGAGCAAAATTATCTTGTCCACCTGCGGTTAAATTATATCCTATTTTTGAATCATTACTATGATAAAAAGAAATCCAATATTTTTCTTTTTTATCTAACTCTTCTTTAGAACATTCTTCTAAAATGGTCAATGAAAAATTTTGAACACCATATTTTTGCATTGCTTTGTGGATAGGTAAATTTATATCTCTATCGTTTTTATGTGAATATTTTTCTGGCTGCCCCGCCCGAAGATGTTCTTGATAACGTCTAAAAATATCAACACTTTGTCCAATATAAATTTTACCATTTGTTAAATTGTTTATTTTATAAATACCTATCATTTTAGTATCCTCCTTTTTTCTGAGAATACTATGTATTGGATTACATCACACGGGATTTTCATAGTATAATCAGAATTTTAATATTCTCTGTTCATTATACGTTAGAATTCCCCGTTAGCTATTAATTAAAATGTACCAAAAAATTTTAATTAATAACCCCCGATGAGTAGTCGGGATAAGGTTTTATTGGCAATTACTTTTTCTCACCATTAAGTTGAGTACTTGAGAGAATAAATACTCCATATTCATTACAAATATCCTTTAAGCGCGTAGAAATCATGAATAGGATATTATCTTCTCTCAGTCCTTTTATCCCAGACTGCGAAGAAATTTCTCCGAGGATAGCCATACTTGAATGAATATAGTCATGACAGACATATTTAACATTATGCTCTTTTATATCAATTTTTATTGCATTTTCAATATCTTTCATTGTGAAGTTGGGAAGGGTTGTGATATACAAGGGAGAATCTTTTAAAATCTCCGCCGCCTTTTTAATCCTCTCTTTTTCTCCGACATTGTACTCATTTTTTACAATATGGTCTTCATCAACATCAGATATAAAAGCCAACATCATTGTTTGTATCTCTTCACGCTCTTGCTCTGTTGATATGTAGAGCGTCGGTTCTTTTGTTCCATTAGGAACCCACTTTCCATTTTTATAGATTGTGTTGCAAGCAAAATTACAAGCATCCGCAATCATTGTACGAGTCTTGCCGATACCTGTGGGCGCAGACCTTAAATAAAATTTCTTTAATCTGGCTCCTCTAACTATTGCATTAACAAGCGGACCGTAGAGCGGATAGCCAATAGCAGGTTCTTCCTCTAAACGAGAAAGTAGTTCAAGGATACCTTCACCCGCTTGCTCACTTCTTTTATTTGAAGAATCCAAACACGCATCTCTAATTGAAGATATTCTTTCATCTATTAAATCCGCCAATTCTCCAATAGTGCTTCTATCTAAGAAATCTTCTTGTTCTTGCTTTTTCTTTGAATCAAAGATATTATCTATATCATAAAGCCAATCCAAATCAAGTCCTATCTCATTATAGGCTCTTAGTAACGTCATTTTCTTCATTCTGTTATAATAGAAATCAAATGCTTCAAACATATTTTTTTCAATGATTTCTTGGAGATATTCTCGTCCTTTATTTGTTTTATATATCGCAAACTGCTTTGGACGTTGTGTTAAATAATCCTCAATAGTGTTGATGTTAATTTGTTTTGCTCCCGCAAGATGTAAATTATAAATTGTGCCAAAAAGGATTTTATGAAATCTCTCAGGGAAATCGCTTTCAATAAAAGAATATCTGTTATCGTCTAAAATATCGGAATGTTTAAAAACAGAGCCAATAACTTGAATAATTGCTGATGTATCTACATATTTACTCATTCTTCATCCTCCAAATTAAATGGTCTTCTTTTTGCCAACTCTGGAACACAAGTTGGTGAATGTATTATTATCTTCTTGTCTGGCGGCAATTGGACATCTTCTTTAGCAGCTATTTCCGCCAAATATAAATGATAGTAATAATCCATTGCGTCTTGGTACACATATGGTATAATACCTATACTCTTGTCATATCCCTTAACTGAATGGTTCTTTAACTCATAAAACCAATATAAAGTTTTCCTCATTCCAGAGTAGCTATAACCATACTTAGATTTATATTCTCTTATTTGATTATTTATCGTATTAAATAAGACAGGCATTTTAAATAACTTTTTTATATATGCAACTAAATCATTATAATCTTGTTCTTCTTTATTTACAACAACTTGTTTTTCTTTTGGCGCACATTCTTTATGACAATATCTGCGCGCAGAGACTTGTACGAACGGCTCTTTATCCCTATCGAAGCGTCCATTACAATAGTAACAAGTAACTATATGAGCCAATACCTTTCACCTCTAATTCCTATATCCATATATATTATAACATATTTTTTCATAAAAATCAAGACCGCCCTTTCGAGCGGTCTCTTTTTATCTCATAGATTTCGATTCAAAAAAACCAAAACCTCTTTCCGATTCCCAAACACGACTGTTGACGCTCCGAGCAGATTAAAGTTCCTTTAAATCAGCTACAATAAGGCTAAGCATTTCAACTTGTTCTCTTGTACACTGTGAAACTTTCTTTCCTCTTCCGAGGTAACGCTCTACGATTTGCTGAATACGTGGAGCAATCTTCTCTCCAAATTCCTCTTCATCTGGGTAACTTCTCTTCAGATTGCCAATGACGTCATTGAACTCGTCCATGAGATCGTCGAAGTTAAGCTCTTCTGCGATATGGATTTCCGCAGTATCAGTTACGAACTCTTCACCCTTAGTCTCAGCTTCCTTATCTATTGCATCATTAAGTGCTTTTACAAGGTCTTTATAAGTAGGACCAATTTCCTCGGGCAGATATTGAAAGCGTCCTCCACATGAGATTGAACCATCTTTTGAACGAAGTGTAATAACTCTTTTTTGAACTCCGTCTTGTACTTCCTGATGCATGTACCCATAAAGATCCGTCATGTTCTCGATGATTGCATTATAGGTATTCGCAACAGAGGGGCGTATTACACTATACTCTGTGCCGTCTTTTCTCTTAAAAACGCCTTCTTTAGCATGAGAAATAAAATAAACAGCATATCCCATTTGAGTAATAGATCTAAAAGTAGATTCAAACTCTTTCTTTAATAAACCCCATCCTTGACCATAAGGGATCTGAGAAATTGTATCAACATCATTTTGATCACAAATATATTTCTCACAGAGTTGTGCCGCAATATCTCATTTGTTATCCTAAAGGCTTTTTATCCTTTAGCTCTTATACTTGTTATTCGTATAAGTTCAGCGTACCTTTTATAGTCATACCTGACTATTAGAGTCTCTTGGAGTATTAATAAGGTTAGTAAATTTATTCTTTTTCCTTTGCAGGCTTAGATTGCAAGAGGAATTTTTATAAAATAAGTTATATAATTGCTTTATGCTATTTTTATTTGAGGTGTAGAGCCTATACATAACAGTTCCATTGTCTAAAACGCTAGTGGAGATTTCGTTTGTTTCAACGTAATATTGATTAATGAGAACATTCCGTATCCAATAGATAACCTCTTTACTCGCCCCGGCAATCTCAAAACATACACGTTCGTCGTCTTGCCTTTGGTATATAGTTCCATCTCCATCAAAATATCCCTTTATATAATCTATATAATAGTTTGATTGCAGGAAGTATGGGGGTTTTAAGATAAAGGTTTTATTGGGAAGAATATTATAATGAGCTAAATCTTTTTTCCATTCGCTGCTCCATACGGCAAATTTACACGTTTTTTGTTGGGTACTGTTTTTTGTATAATGTTTAATCGGTCTCTGACTTTGAGTTTCAGCTCTTATTTGCTCTAATACCTCCGTGTCGCGCTCTGCTAACTCAATGGTTATGCAATTTTCTTTTTTAGCAATGTTGCCGTCTGAAGCTATAAAGCCCAATATATAAGCCATATTAGGAGTTTGAACCTTAAAATAATCATCGTTACAAGGATACTTTCGACCTATTTGCTTTGCTTCTGTGTAAGTCCTCTTTTCAATCCCCGCATTTTTCAATATCGTTTCAACTGTTGCTTGAGACAAATGATATTCTCTTCCGCAAGTTTGTAATCCTTGCTTATTGATTAAATAGTTTTCTATTACTTTCTTTTTGATTTCATCAGATAGATCTTTTGCAACTCCATTAGCCTCTTGTACACCTCTGATATGTATATGTCTTTCCTTCAATAGTTTTCTCAATGAATATAAAGATACACCACAATGTTCAGAAACATACTTTTGACTCTTTTTATCTTCATCATACATTTTAATGATATAACTTATTTCTTCTTCTGTAAACTGTCTTCTCAACCGAGCCGACCTCCCTTATAATTTACTCTACGCGTTGCGCGTGTCACAATTATGTGACTTCCGCTCTGGTTACCATTTCAGGCTTCCAGCTTTTTACTCTAATTTTTACATACGGCAGACATTAGTTTACCGTATCTACGACCACGGTTTTAAACCTTTCTTTAACTTCCTTCTTTTTTAGCTGATTTACTATTTGTTTCATTTCTGACCAAGAAGTGACATCTTGTGCAAAAATGTTTGCTATTGCGTTGTATCCGCGTTCAAACGCCAAGACAAGTGGCGAAGGCATCTGCGAACCAAGTGTAGTTTTTCCTGTTTTAGGCTCACCATAAATATATGTAATATATCCGCTTAAATCACGCGCAATTTTATGTGGCTCAAGTGCTAATAAATTAATAGCCATAATTTCAAACTCCTTTATCAAAAACATTAGTGGAATGAGCGGAGAGATAATCTCTCCGCTTATTTATTTTAAAAATCAAAATTTGATTTCTTGTTAACTTTTACGGGTGCTGGCGCAGGAGCTTCTGCTTTGCTGTTCTGTGATGCCGCATACTCCTCGGCGTTCTTCTGAACTTCTGCAAGTGCAACTTCTCTTGTCTGCATACACTTCTTGAACTCTTCTTCAGTGATTGTGTCCTCTTCACCGAATACATATCCCGCAATTTTCATGTTTGTGATAAGGAACTCACGCTTTGATACAGATGTATATGTTACCTTAACACTACCCCATGCAGTCTCCTCTTCATTCTTTATCTTAATAGTTGTGTTGCAAATCTGACCCCACAACTTAACAAAAATTGGGTTCTTCTTTGAAACATCAAGGCTCTGCATATAGTCGATACCCTCAGGGTCTCTCAATGTGAAACGTACAGGCTGAATTTCTTTTCTGAACGTAAACACATAACCATCAACATAAAGGAACGGCTCTTCAATACCCTTGTCCTCATTCTCCTCAACATACTTGACACCTGTGATGACGGTTTCTACACAGAACTCATTTATTTTGCTGTCGTCTGTGGGCATAGCGTTAAGTGTCTTAATAAAACCACCCTGTGCATTTGTGATGCTGTAAGGCTCTTTTCTCTGAACGCTATATCTATCTTCTGTTGCGAGAGTTGAGTTGGTTATCTGAACAATCGGAGCGTCTTCCTTTCCGACCTCCTCAACCGTACATTTTGTGTCCATAATCTGCTTAAGTACTTTATACTTACTATTCGGTGTTCCACTTTTGCTGTTTGTAGGAAGCTCAAAGATATAGTTGACAGGAACCACATTCAAGCACTCTTCATCAGTTGCAATACCGATTGTGCCTTTAATAAATTCCTTACCAAAGTTATCTCCCTGCTTCTTAACGGTATAGGTTTTTAAATCTTTGTTAAAAAGTTTACCTGAAATCGTTATGTTATTCAAAATCTTTTCTTTCATGTCTTTTCTCCTTTAAAATTAATCAACTTTAAAATCAATACCATTCTCTGTCAATTTATAACTTACTGGATTCTCGCTTGCTTTTTCTACATAGCCGATTTCAACCAACTTACGCATTGAACCAGAGATAGAACGTCCGCTCTTACCGAGGATATCTCCTATCCCTTTACTCGTCCAAAGCAACTCTGGTCTGTCTTGCATGACCTGAAGAATCTCTTTTGCGGCGTCAGTCAGTTTTATTGTTGACGGGTCTGGACAAAAAGTTTTCATAAAATAATCTCTTGCCTCCGCAGTAAGGGCAGAGGGATTGTCTGTAATCAAATCCAAAATTTCTTTTACGAACTGCTTTTTATTATTCATCTTTTTAAAAACCTCTTTCTTAACTTTCTATATATATTATAACATATATTTTTTTAAAAATCAAGAAATGAGCAATTCTTTTGCGTAGGGAAGCGATTCAATCCATCTACAAATTACTCCCCATTCTCTATGTAATCTATGATTCTTGCGCTGACGATATATGTTGCGAAGCTCCTCATAGTTTGTATCTCTTGTTCGGAGCTGTAAAAATCCCTCGGGAAGAAGCTGTTTAGCCATTTCAATGAGGTCATTCATTGCTTCCGAATTACCTGCTGCTTTTTCAATAAGATACTTATTTCTCATATCATTTAGTCGGTCTACTATATCACCCATGAGAATATCAATAGTGTCGCTATAGACAAACTGTTCAAGAGAAATAGGTTCTTTATTGTTTAGCAACTTATGCATTGTAGAACAACTATTTTGCGTATTAAAATGATATGTGTCAAATTCAGACCATATGTATCGCGGAAGCGTGAAGTCTGCTGCCACATGAATCATACGAAGATACTTCCTATGCTCAGGTCCTGCTTTAATAAGACTTTGTGCCAACTTCATATCATTGTCTCCGACAAAAGCAAAAGCATCTCCATCTTCCGCCGTGTCAGTTCTCTCCCAACTGTTCATAGGGTTTCTCATTCCGCGCATAGCGTGTTCAAAACCCCAGACTGATGTGTTTTCAACTTTAATTTTTTCTAAATTCTGTATCATTTATTATTTCCCCTTTGATATTCCAGCAAGAGTATTATATCCAAAGTCTTTTGACATATAAGCATCTATGTAATATTTTTCTCTTTCGTTTAAATCTTTTTGAGAACACTTTTCCAATAGTTCCCAAGTAAAATTCCATAATCCATCTTCAAGCATTGCTTTATAGAGTTTATTATTTGTGGGGGTATCTATTCCGAGGCCGCATTTAGCATGACTCTTAAAACGCGTAGCTACGTCTACTGCCTGACCTATATAACATCTATTATTTTTGATATTTGTTATTTTATAAATACCACAAACAGTAGAAGGACCAAGCACCTTCGTGCATAATGCAGTCATAGGTTTTTGAAACCATGTAGACCAAATAAGCATACTTACTGCCCGCTTGTTATTTACTTTCTTTTTAAAATCTTCAAACAAAAGGATATCAGAGATTTCTTCTTCTTTTAAAACAATTCTAAAGAAGTCTTGTTTTTCTTTTAATTTCTCTTGCTGAATTGCGGCTTCTTGTATTGCTCGCCAAGCACTCTTTAATTGTTCAATTTCTTTTTCGGTTTGTTCTTTATCTTTTTGAATTTCTTTTTTCGATTCTTCCCATTTCTTTTGACATTCAAGTATTTTTTCATCATACTCTTTATCTTTTTTTTCATAATCTTGTTCAAGAATTGAGCAAAAATTACTAAAAGCCTTGCGGGAAGTTTCTTCCATCTGTCGTTCTATTTGTTCTTGCCTACTAACATTTTCACAACTTGTTTCTAATTGCTGTTGTTTATCCCTAATTTGCCCTTCCATATAGGTGATTGCTTCTTCCATTGCCTTTATTGTATTATTATGGTTATCGGCATCTTCTTGTAGACATCTTTCTTCTTTCTTTAAAATTTCAATATGCTCTTGCATTTTTTCTATTTCACAAGAAAGGTAGTCTCGATAGTCTCGCATTTTATCAGCTTTTAAACCAAATAGTACAACAAGACCTATACAAACAACAATAGCGATAGCAATAATCCCAAACGCACCTGCGGCTCCTAAAAGTTCCATTTAATCACCTACTCTGTTTGGTCTATCCCTATACGAGCCTTTTCCCAAAGAGAATAGATTAAACTGTTTATCGTAGGATTCGTATTGTCGTACTTACTAATTTCATTTGAAGCCCAATTAATTAAATCAATGCGCTTTGAACTCTTTGCAATATCATAGATAAACTTAATAAAAGATTGCGTGGGGCCGCCCACTTCTCCCTCAAATACGCCTTGCGGCTCACCGCCCTCATTATAGAGACAAATTGTATAATTACCGCTTGGGTTGTGGGAGTCATTAAGGTCTTCAATTGACTGATAAATCTTTTCAATATTTGTAGTGGCGTACTTTGTTAGCGGGGCAGAAAATAAATATATCATTTAATAAACTCCTTTTACTTTACAAGATATTTTTCTTGTATCAAATCATCATACGTATTTATTTTATTTAAGTCATAAAAAGGAATACGATATAATAGATATCCATTCTTTTTACACCATTGGTTTTTATAATTATCTCTAAATTGTCTTTCAGACAAAGTATCTTTGCATAAATCATTCTCTTCAAAATGTTGTTGTCCATCAAACTCTATTAAAAATAAAATATTATTTGTATTTTTTTCAAAAATACAAAAATCGAAAAATAATAATGCATTTGTTTTAGGATTTCGACAACTATTATTTCTATATTGTGAAATAAAACTTGTTTTATTTTGTTCTAAAATTATTTTTATACATTGTTCTCCTCTTGATTTGGGAATTTTACAACCACAAGAATTAACATGACCAGATTGAAGTCTTTCTGAAGAATCATAAAAAATTTTTCCACAATCACATTGGCATTTCCAGATATAGCAACCTCGATCATTTAATTTTCCTGTATTTTCTAAAGCTATAATATTACCATACCTTTTATTTGTTAAATCCAATGTATTACGTTTACTTGTCATTTCTCTTTTTAGACATCCACAAGAACGCGTTTTTTGATGTACTAGTGCGCTATATCGTATAGATACAATATTTCCACAGGAACATTGACAATACCATTGACTTTCATATCTTTTACCATAAGGAATATCTAGATTGCGTTTCAGAACTGTTAGCCTTCCAAATTGCTTACCAACCAATGAAGTGGTATCAATTGTATGATTTTCTTTTGCTAAACAACCACAAGAACGTGTTGGTTTATTTTTTGTAGTTAGATTTGATCCTCGAATACTTTTTATTTTTCCACACTCACATTGGCATATCCAATAAGCTGCTGCAGTCTTTTTCTCTGTATCTCTTTTTAAAACTGTTAATTTTCCAAAAGTTTGTCCTGTTAAATCTATCATAACAAAAGCTCCTTTTTATATTATTTTCATTTTAATATAAAAAGGAGCTTAATAAAATTAACCAATATCGGTTAAAAATTTGATTTCATTATTCGTTATCTTGGTCAGGGTCAAGCTGCTTGCCTGCTTCTGTTAGCTTAATTAGCTTAATAGCCTTATGCGTACCATCGGGGTTCTCCATCTCTGCGGGGATTCTCTCCATAAAACCCTTCTTCTGGAAAGCCTGTGTGATAATACCATTAACAGACTTAGGTGAAAGACCAAGTGCCGTTGCAATATCATTTGCTGTTACGTCCGCGTCACCAATGCTCATCATATAATCGAATACTTTTCTTGAATTTTCACTCATCTTTGCCATAATCTTTTTTCTCCTTTAATATTATAAAATTTATATATTTAATAAGAACTTTTTCGTTCTTTATTATACTAATATTATACCAAAAATTTTTATACTTTGCAAAAAATTTTAAGATTTCCATTTAAAGATTAAGTCATCCAACTGCAGGACTTCTTCCATAGTGAGCTTTCGCATGATTCTCTCTATCTCCTGCTGGCTCTCCTCAACCTCGAAATCTTTTTCTATATTTGCTTCAAGTTGTAAAATTTTCTTTGCTGTTTTCTGTAACTGTTTTTCTTTCATATATATTATATCAAAAATTTTCAGACTTTTCAACTATCGGCATCTTTTAGTCCAAATTTTTTGATAAAATCTCCTTCCGAAATATTTTCTATGTTGTACTCTTTTGCTTTTTTATTTTTACTTGATGTACTATTTATGTCATTATTGATAAGATAATTAATCTTTTTTGTTACAGAATCTGTAACTTTGCCGCCCGCATTTATAATAGCAATCTTAAATTGTTCTCTATTTTTAAAATGCTGTAATTTTCCTGTGATGCACACAGTTATATCTTTCAGCGTATCGGTTGAGGCATATTCTGGCGCAAAAGTGGTAAAACTATCTAAATAATTCTCATATATATAATCTGCCGAAGACCAATCAAATTCCTTTAGTGCTTTGTCTTTTGCTGGACCGAATCTATCAATAGTGCTAAAGTTAAATCCATCAGCGATAGCATCCATTAATTCTTCATATGAACTAAAGTAATTCATCAAATCTTTAGCTACTGTTTTACCAATAAGGGGAATACCAAGAGCAGATATAAATGTTGGGAAAGTTGTGGTTTTACTTTTTTCTATTGCGGCGAGTATATTATCAACCGACTTCGGACCAAAACCCTCCATTTGTATCCATTCATCTCTATGGTCTTTTAGAGTATAAATATCTACAATGTCTTTAAGCCAACCTTTATCCCATAGCTTAGTTATTGTTGCTTCGGACAATCCTTTTATGTCCATTCCCTTTTTAGAAGTATAATGGATAATTTTCTCAATTCGAGAAGTTGTACATTTTGGATTCTTGCAAACTGCAATTTTTACAGCACCATTTTGCTGAATTGAAACAGGCTCTCCGCAACTTGGACATACTTTTGGCACATCAAACATAAATGCGCCCTCTGGTTCTGCGGGGGTAACTGCGCTAATTTGAGGAATAATCTCATTTGCTTTAAATACTGTTAGTTTATAACCTGCATACCACGGAAGCGGAGATAACATTTCCATAACGCCAACGTTATGAAGACTTGCGCGGGAAACCGTTGTACCACCAATGTCTATGGGAGTAAAATGAGCAACTGGTGTGAGAACACCTGTTCTGCCAATTTGCCATTCGACACTTTGTAGAGTCGTTTCATATTCATCTTCATAGAACTTGTATGCGAGGCCGCCTTTAAAATGATGGTCTGTTCTTCCTTGTTTTTCATAGAAAAGACAAACATCATATTTAAAAACAATACCATCTATTGGATATCCTTTTTCTTCACACTCATATTTGATTTCATCAATAAGAGTTTCATCCCACTTACTTGCAGCTCTAAAAGGTACAATAATAAAATCAAATTCATCACGCAATATTTCAAGTCTTTCGCTTAAAGTAGTTGTAAGTTCCAGACCTTGAATAGCGTCCCAAGCTATAAAAGTTAATCTCCTTTTTGCACATTCATTTGCATCGAGGAGCCTGATACTGCCTGCCGCAAAGTTACGAGGATTTTTATAACTGTCTTTAAAATATTCAAAATCATCATAAGTGCAAATAATCTCACCGTCAACAACGAGCTTACCTACCATATGAGGAATCTCTTGTGGAATTGAGGGGATGACCCGCGCATTATGTGTGATATCTTCTCCAACCTCTCCATCTCCACGAGTTTCAGCACGAACTAATTTACCTTTTTCATAAGTGAGTGAAACAGTTAATCCGTCCATTTTTCCCATACCAATATAAGCATGATGACCTACGAAATCTTTCAATTCATTTGTGCTTTTGGTTTTAGCAAGTGATAGCATAGGGTGGTTGTGGGATACTTTATTAAGTTCATTAACAATAGCAAAATGAATGGTTTTAGTTGGTGAATCAGGCGGAGTATATCCTGTTGCCTGTTCAAGTCGGATAAGTTCAAAATAAAACCTATCCCACAAGGTATCGGACATAAGTGGCTCGCCCTTATCATAAGCATCTGTTGCTGCGTTAAGCACCTTTACAAACCAGTCTACTCTTCCTTCCTCATCATCGGGGATTTCTCCAAATTGTTCAAGTGTCGTATAAAACATATTATAAAAATCTCCTTTTTTATTTCTATATATATTTTATCATAATTTTTTATAAAATTCAATAGAGGGGCATTAAAGCCCCTCTTGTTATATTTTCACCGCAGAAAGAATGACACTCTTTTTAATCATTATATTTCCAACACTCGTTCTTGTAAGCAGCGGAACCTCAGATGCGGCAATACAAAGATTATTCGTCGTGCCTTGAATGAAAATAATGTCATTTTCATCAATAGCAAATGCAGAAGCTACAGACGTCTTACTTAATAAAACACCTTTTCCTCCACGGTTTTGAGTTAAAATAGTAGAAACATCAATTTTCTTGCCTGTTCCGCAAGTATTGAAAATTGCAACTTTTGTATCTACTTTTGGACAAACAACTCCTGCAATGACTTTATCATCTTGCGCAAGGGTTATGCCTTTTACACCCATAGCAGTCTTTCCAACAGGAAGAACTTTTGTTGTATCAAACTTTAGTCCTATTCCATTCTGGGTTACCAACAGCATATCTTCATCACTGACAAATGCGGCAGATGCGATTGTATCGTCTTCACGCAACTTGATAGCGGCTGTTCCCGCACCCTTTCTTCCTGTGAAATATTCCTTTAATTCAGTCTTTTTAATCAAACCATTTTGAGTTACGAATATAACGTACTTTGCAGTACCATGACGATTCAGAGAGGTTGCCGCAATTACACTTTCGTCACCTTTCATTGTCAATAGCATTGTTAAATCAGTTGCTTTTGTTTTCATTGTTCCCGCGGGAATATTATCAACGAGAGTTCTATATAGTCTTCCTTTTGATGTGAAAATCATTAAGGTATCTATTGTGTTTGTGGAAATCGTTGTTAAGATAGCTTCATCAGGCTTCTTTATTCCCTGAGTATTTCTATGCTGAGGCTTAAAGGCTGACTTAGGAACTCTTTTTACTCCGCCGTCTCGAGTGATAATGACAACCACATCTTCCGCCTCGACATTCTCAATTTCCTTATCTTCATCTGTTAATTCGGGGAGGGTGATGACCTTTGTTCTGTGGTCATCACCAAGTTCTTTAATTGTCTTTTCCCAACCTGCAATAAGATAAGAATTAAATTCTTCAACATCATTGAGAATGTGCTCAATTTTTGCGGCTTCTTCCTTAAGCTGCTCATTCTCTTGTATCAGTTTCTCAATTTCAAGTTTTGCCAATCTTGACAAAGTAACCTTAAGAATTGCTTTTGCCTGGTCCTCATTGATGTCAAGAAATTTTATCAATTTCTCTTTTGCATCTGTGGTTGAAGATGATGTCTTTATTAACTCAACGACTTCATCAATATTATTAAGACACTTTAGTATACCTTCATTTATCATAATTTGGAATCTAATCTTATTGAGATTATATTCAAACTCTCTGCGATAAACTATTTTCTCATGTTCAACGTGCTCTTGAAGCATCTCTTTCCATGTAAAAATACGAGGAAATCTTCCATCTTTTAGCATTGTAAAGTTTACACCAAAATGGCTCTGTAAAGAGGTATGTTTCCAAAGATAATTGAGCACTTTCGTAGGATTACCATTTTTCTTCAAATAGATTTTAAGAAGAGGAGTTTTTCCTGTTAAATCATTAAAACGCTCAATCCCAGGATTTTCATCACTTTCAACTATTGCTTCCAATTCTCGGCAAATTGTATTGGTATACACGCCATAAGGAATTTCTGTAACAACTAAAGTATTTTCCTTACTATCTAAATCAATTTTTGCTCTAAGTTTACAAGATACTCCATGACCAATTCTCATTGACTCTTTTACTTCATCTTCATTGAGAAGATACCCGCCCGTAGCGAAATCAGGCTGACAATAAAGTTCTTCAAAGGTTGCATCTGGATTATTTAACAATGTAATAAGAGCTTGATGTAAATCTTTTGCATTATATTGCGGAATTGAACTTGCTGCGCCGATACCAATTCCCAAAGTTCCATTTACTAAATTATAAAAGCCTTTAGACGGCAAGACCATAGGATACTGTTCTGTATCATCATAATTATCTCGCCACTCTGATATTGTATCTTTATTAATTGAATCAAACATACTTGCTGCTATTTTTGATAGTCTTGCAGAAGAATAACGCGGTGAGGCCCAGTTACCTGATTCAATGGGGTTACCACCGTTTCCTTCAACTTCAACAAGAGGATATCTCATAGCAAAAGGTTGAGCAGCACGCATAATAACGCCTTCTGCACTTGAATCCAGTTTATTGTTATCATAAAGGCTTTTTATCCTTTATTTCTTATAGTTTCCTATAAGCTCAGCATATCTTTTCGCTTAAAGCGCTGCGGCCTCGTGGTAGGATTATATCTTTTCACCTACTATGCGTTGCCCCTGACTATAGTTTCTATAGCCTTCGGTTCGGATTAGCATATCATATGTTATATAACTTAGCCTTCCCGCTTAATTCCGCAGTTTAATCACGGCAATTCATAAAATTGCAGATAAAGTTGTCTTTTTCGGTCTAAACTGATAGTTGAAGAATCATAAAAATAATGAAGAATTTTACTTGTTTGTTGACGTCCAGATAGTTCTAACTTGTAAATAACACCGTGCTGATGAATATGATTAGTGGAAATATCTATAATATACCGACAAATATAATCTTGAACATATTTACAAATTTCATAACTGCCAACAATTCCCATTCCATATTGCGTTTGTCTTATATATCCATCACCATCTAATAGTCCTCGAATATATGCTTTTTCTAATTCGGGCGTTTTACAAATATATGGTTTTTCTTTTCCCGATTTTCGAGCAGTAACCCCCTTGTCTTTTAAATTTGCTACAATCTGCGTAGAGCATATATTCAAGCAAGAAACTGGATTATCTTTTGAATATGCTCCGCCAAAAGTCGATTTGATAACTTTGGGAATTTCTTCCGCAGGCATTTTAAGATACTGACAAAATTTAATTAGATGTTCTTGATCTCGCGCTGCTAAATTAATATTTAACCTATTATTTTGGATAATACATCCATCAGCTGTAATAAAACCTAACCAATATGCATCGTCTTCGGTTAAAATATCTTTAAAGGCTTCTCTATTATAATGATACCTATTGGGGGTTTTTACCTGAGGATCAATTCCTAATACCTCTAATTGTCGAACTAAACTTTCTTTACGAGAGGGCGCAGCAGGATATCTTTTTTTAAATTCTGGGTATCCGAGTTCTAGACATTCATTATAATGCTTTATTACCTCTAATTCGTTTGGTGTAAAATAGTATATATAATCAGGGAAAATTGGACTTTCAAATTTAAATTTTTTATATTCATTATTTTTTCTATATTTTGCTATTCCATGCCTATCTGCTCCAAACAATTCTCCCGCTTGGGTCATCGACATTTTTGGATTTTGCTCTAAAAAATTAATTGCTTCAACTATCGCTTTTTTAATTCGTTCCATAAAATTTTTCCTCCTTTTGATGTCATTATAACTTCAAAAACAGAAAAAATAAATTCGTTAAATCAGACCAAAAATTTTAATTTTTTACTTTTATTTACCGTGAATGTAGACCCTAACAGCAGACCCTATTGCTTTTAGCGTCTTTTTAAAGGGTTTCGTTGGTAGAAACTTATCAGTATATAAACAATAGAATATTTGCCGCGCTGATGGTTTAATGCAATCTCTTACATCAACGAGCGCACGAGACTGGAGCACCGCCCCTGCATACTGTACAAAACTTTCTTCTATAATTTGTTTCATATCTTTTTTCTGTTCGCTCATTCTCTCACCTCTTGGAAATCTATATTATCAAATATGTATTGTCGTCTGAACTCAACATCGTCACCCATTAGGTTCTCTAAAAGCTCAATAGCCTCTACCGATGGCTCTAAAACGTCCATCCTCTGAAATTCTGGCGTGAACATAGAACGATGAGCTTGGTCTGGACTTAAGCTACCCAGTCCTTTATTCCGCTGTACTATTCCTGTAATCGTAGGTCTTGCGGCATCCATCTCCTGATCAGTGAAATAATAATCCTCTTTTCCGTTTTTGCTTACGATATACAATGGGGATCTTAGCCAACACAGCCTGCTTTCAAGAAGGAATGAAGGTGCCATATAATGCAGGACTGAGGCAACTAGTAACCCGATATGAAATCCGTCACTGTCCGAATCGGTACATATCGCGACCCGTCCATAACGAAGCTTTTTCGGATCATATTTTCCCGGTACAATATTAAGTGCTTTTAATAACAGTGTAATTTCATCGTTTGCAGCAATTCTTTCTTCGCTGTTGCTTAATGGATTAAGAATTTTGCCCCTCAAAGCTAATATACCATAATGAGTTACATCTCGTGCTTGAGCCATTGCCCCCGCGGCACTATCTCCTTCTACTAACAAGAGCGTACTGTCTTGCCCAAGTTTTTCGGCATCCTTCAATTTATCGCTATTAAATACTTTTTTAGAACTATTCTTTTCTATCTCTCTTGCTGTTTCCATGACTTGCTGTCGAGCTTTATTTGCAGCATTTTCAGCTCTTTGCATTTTATTCAATGTATTTATAATCATATCAAATTCAGGAGTACGAGCAAGTCTTTCCAATCCATCTTTAAATGCCTGTGATGCAAGAGTACGAAGATTTGGATTATTGATTTTTGATTTTGTCTGATTTGCAAATGATGGTTCTTGCACCTTACAATTAATCGCAAAGATAAGACCTTTTCTGATAACTTCGGGGTCAAACTCTTTTTTACTTAGCTTTTTAACCTGTTGAGTTATACTTGTCTTTGCGCCAGTAAGCGGAGTTCCGCCCTCGGGACAATACAAACCATTTACAAAAACATAAGATTGTGAGGGGTCAGCTGACCACATAAATGCGATTTCCAATTCATCTGTTGTGTCCTTCGTTGAAGCAATAATTGGCTGCCGCATAATAGGGTGCTTAATCTTGTCCTTAATAAAATCTGCAATACCATTTTTTGAATAATATTCTACAGACTCTCCTTGAGAATTATCTATAATGAAATGAACACCCTTATTCAAGTATGCAATATTCTTAATTTCTTCACATACTTTTTCATAAGAAAATCCTTTTTCCATATTCTTAAAGACTTCTTTATCAGGCTTGAAAGTTACTACTGTACCTGACTTTCTTAGCTTTTCGCCATTTTCAGCTTCCCATTCTTTTCTACTTATTTCTGAATAATCTTTTAAAATTCCTTTTTCAAATTCAGCATGGGCAACCATATCCCCTCTGACACTTGTAACAGAAAATTTTTCTGAGGACATACAGACGGCAGTTCCTCCAATGCCGTTCAAACCTGAAGCATTTTTATATACGTCATTGTTAAATTTACCGCCTGTATGACTCTCCGTATAGATGGCAACTAAAACATTTCTTCCATCTTTCATACCAAATGGAACTCCGCGACCTTCATCCGCGATTGAGATAATGTTCCAGTCTTCTGCAACTCGAATATAAATAGTGTCACCGTATCCCGCAAGAGCCTCATCAGTTGAGTTATTGACAATCTCTTTAAACGCTTGATAAATTCCATCATCATCATCGCTTCCGAGATACATCTGAATACGAGCGCGCATGGCATCATGAGTGTTTAAATGTTCGATATCATCAATACCATATTCTCTATATCCTTTATCTAATAGAGCGTTCTCTCTATTGACAATTTCGAATCGTCCCTCTCCCGCATTTGGATTGTAACAATTCTTATCTTTTAAGCTCATACACTTTTCTCCTTTCTTATTTTCTATATTAATTATATCATATTTTTTAAAAAAAAGCAAGCTACAGCTTAATGTAGCTGTAGCTTGTAAAAAATATAAAATTAATTATTTCTTTTTCATATAAGATAAACTTACCCAACCATTTCTGCCAGTTTTATAGGCTTTAAGTAGTCCCCAACCAGATTTCTCCTCAACAATAGTATAAACTTCATTTTTACGGATTGTAGTTGCAATACCATAGTTAGTACCAGGCCCTTTGCGAACATTCAGCACATCTGCGGTAACAACAGCTGTGTAAGACTTAAATCCCGTGTTAGTAGTAGCTGTCGTTTTTGGCGTATAGACAAGTTTACCATTGTTATCATAGACTTTGTACCCCTTTGCCGCATTTTTATTTGCTTGATCTTTAGCACTTGCTAAATTTTTCCATGCACCAATTTGGGTTTTTGCGTCATTTGCGGACTTACGAACCCTATACACTATTTCTTTTGAAGTTGCTTGTTGTGCGGTAGAGGTACCTATTCCGCTAGTCAATCGAGCTTTAAAAGTATTCCATTTAGATGAGTCACTATTGCTTTCATTATTCCAACCTCTAATTCCGGGACATAACTTGCCAGTAACATCATAATGACGAATAACATTAGAAGCAGGGATATTATAAGTTTGCATTAAATACTTTACTAATTCAACAGCCTTATTAACAACAGCATCTGTAAAATAGTAATGTGTATCATTTGCCTGGGTCATCATACCAGTGTTATTTGTGGAACATATCTCAATACCTATGCTATTGAAGTTTGTACATTTCCCATAAAAACTAGCACCTTTATTGTAATTTTTACCATCTCCACAATGCCAACAAGAATAATTTCTTAAATCTGGATTAAATTGAACAATAGTAGAGTCATCAACAATGAAATCTGCGGAAGCATTGATACCATAGTTATTAAAGTATAATGCAGTATTCCTTGCACTTCCTGCGCGGCTTGTCGTTCCCGCCGTATAATGGATAACAATATATTTTATTGTCCTATTGGGAGTACTGCTAACATTATTGTAACTTGTTTGTTTTACTATATTAATTGCCATAACTTTTTTCTCCTTTCTTATTATTCTATTAAATATCAAAAAATAACAAGAATGATTAATCATTCTTGTTATTTCCATCTTTTATTTTATTTGCCAATGCTTCAATAAATTTTTTTTGTTCTTCTGAATGCTGAGGATTCTTTCTATTTTCATAGATTTTTTTAAGCAACTTCGTTCCTTCGTCTCTATGCTTTATTTCTTCTTGAAGTTCTGTATTTAATTCATCTATCCTATTTTGTACATTTTTAATTTCTTTACCAATAATATAAAGACGTTTACGTAATTTTTTTGCTTCAATACTTGAAGCATTATATTCTTTTGTTTGTTCAAGTATCTTTTGGAAATACAATAATTCTTTTTCTCTTAGTTGTAGGTCCTGTTTATGCTTTTTATATGCTTTAATGTTGGCTTTCATTTCTGCAAAATGGCAACCTATATATTCAGAAGCAAAATCTTTATCCTCTTGGTGGAGTCTAGATTTTGCCATAAAAACTCCATATTTATTTTTAATCCATACTTTACTAATTCCTGTTTCTTTATCATATTTTGCATATACTAAAAAGTTTTTCATTTACTCACTCCTTTCTATATAATATGTAATAGATATATGGCAATTATATATCAACTAATACCTTTTTCACTTAAATTATTTAAACCCTTTATTATAGTTTATCAAAAATTTTTATAAATGTCAAGTTTTTACTGCTTTGACATACTGCGATATTTTTCTTTTCCTTTTTTTATATCTTCAAAAACCTGCTCAATATTTACGGGAAAGCAGTTATGTGAATCTACACCTGCATGGTAACAATAAGGTATATTAGAAAAACTATCTTTCTGGTGAGTATGCCCATGAAGATTCCAAACATTGTCAAAGGTCATATTCCCAACAACTGTAGGATAATGGGTACAAAGAAAAGCTATTTTTTTATGTTTTAAGCGATAACCAAACTGAATTTCTGCTGTATTGGAAAGCTGCTTAATTGCTTCTATCTTTTTATCTCCATCGTGATTCCCAATAGCATAATGAATCTGCCCATTTAATCTGCTAACCATCTCAAGACTTTGTTCCTTATTGGTTCCAAGAAACACATCGCCAAGATTATATACGATATCATCTTTTTGAACAATGCTGTTCCACCTTTCTATGAGTGCTTCATTCATTTCTTGCACTGATTCAAACCCACGGGCTTTCCATATGAAATCTTTATCGTGATTAAAATGCTAATGAAGATCTGATGTAAACCAGATCGCCATAAAATCATCTCCTTTATATTAATATTTTTAAATATGTCGTTTCATTTGCTTCATTGTGGTATAAGACGGCTCCCGCATCATTAATTACATTAAATCCTTCTTCATTTGTAGGCATTGTAAAATTTTTCTGCATATTATAAATTGCAACATCAGGAACTCTTTCTCTTCCAATTCTTGTTTTATTCTGTTGAATGCATCTTGTAACGGGGGTTTTAAAGACAACAGCTTCTACAATAATGTTGTTTAGATTTAATTTTTTGAGAACTTTTGCTCTTGACTTTGCATTAATGTGGGTGGCATCTGCAATAACAATGTCAACATCGTCGTCATTCAAATAGTTCTGAATATTAGAAATGTAATTTTTAAAAACATCAGCTTCCTTTGAAAAATATCCTTCGCCTTCATCAACTAATGCAAAACGAATTACATCACGGGAAACTATCACGATATGGCGTCCCTGTCTTGTTTGGTCTTTTACATACTCTCGTGCCCAAGTTGACTTGCCGCTGCCAGCTATTCCCACAAGCATTAGTAATCTCTTATTCATTTATGATACCCCTTTTCTTTTTTAAATCACAACAGAAAGTGTTATTTGCGTTCCAACACTTACCATTTTTATTATAGCGGCAGCTGATGTGTCCGCATCCAGTGAGCTGAGCTATCGGAACCCTTTGACCATCTACAAATCTGCCAAGAATAAATTCTTCACAAAAATCTTCATAAGAGTAGCTACCAAAAGGACGAACCTCCGCATGATTAATTTCTTCCTTACAGTGGTAGCACCAAAGAGATTTGAGATGACCTGGTTCTCTGAATCTTCCGTTTCGTCTGGGGAGTGACATAGACCTGTTCCCGCATTTTGTGCAATAGAAATCACTAATCTTAACATCGGCTTTTTTACTCAACTGCAACAACCTTCTTTCTTTACTTTCTATATATATTATATCATAAAAAATAAAAAAAATCAAGAAGTTATAAAAAACTTCTTGATAAAAGTTATTATTTAAATAAAATTTTCTCTTATTTTGCTTTTCTTTCATTTTGAAAAAACTCTTCCATGTCAAACCATCTATCCTCGATTATATTACCGATTGTCGTAACGCGTGAACCCCAACCGTCAGATTTAATACGACAATACTTGCCTTTTAAATCCTCCCAATTTGTAACACCTACGACGTCCATTATCTTCATCATAGCAACTAAGCCCATGCCATTTTCAGACTTGAACTCTTTTGCTCCGAGATAGCCATGTCCTATACAATATCCGCCGATACTAACGCCTATGCCGCCGCCTTCGACTGTTATGTAAAAAGTTAAACAGCCGTGGTCAGCCATTGTCAATCTTACATCTGTTATTTTTACGTTGATAATCTCCATTTTCATTCTCCTTTCATCTTTACTCCGCAGTTTGGACAGAATTTCATTTCTTCTTCATCGTAATAAAAATCACCTGAAAACAAATCATCTAGGCTTTTGCCACATTCTGTGCATCTGCCGTGCTCCCATTTCCCGTGTTTCTGCTGATTTGCACGAATATAATCAATCGCCTCTTGCAAATGTCGTTCGCTGTTTTCGATATCTCGATCTTGCACTTCTTTCGATTTGTCAAACCATAATTCTCTCCCCGCTCGTTGGTTGAAAAATAAGATTCGCTCCAAACGATCAATGATTGTTTCTTCTTCACTCATGTTTCTTCTCCCTCCATCTTTGCGCCGCAGTGAGGGCAATATTCCGCATCGCACCCCTCCACATCCATACTTGTATGTATGCGCTGACAGACCGAGCACTCATACATATCACACCTATAGGGTATCCACCGCCCCGTTTTCGGCTCTATTTCCGGCTGTGCGGATGGCAGATTAACAAGTGTTGCTATTGCCGTGTCCAACTCGTCTACTCTGATTTTTTCTGCATAAAACAATATTGAGAATGTATCTGGAGTGTTATCGCAATACAACGCCCTGTGTTCTTTCAACTTATCAATCGCCGCTTGTCTGCTGATTAAATCGTCATTCATTCCGTTTCGCTCCTTTCGCAGCACTCACAACTGCAAGCGCAATCTTGAATGTAATCTTCCGGTTTTGATGCAAAGTATGAACATAACACTACCGCACCCACAACCAGATAGATCGCCGTTATCCCAATTATCCCAACCATCAACGCCGTCTGATTATCTACCTCTTTGTCGTACCAAGTTCTAAGCACCATTGTCACGCAAACAATCGTTAATACAATGCCAATCGCAACTGCTAAAATCACTTTACAAACCTCTCTTTCGCTCTCTCACGCCGCTTACGCCGTTTTTATCGCTTGAAAGTAAATTTATACCCCTAAAATTTAAAGCGATTTAAACGGCATTTGCGGCGATTTTAGACTATTTTTTCTCTTTCAACTTACGGATGATCTCACCGCCGTAAGCGTTCTCAGTGAGCTTGATAAACTCGTCAACTGTCATTTCACCATTCTCAAGGTCGATTTCGTGCTCTCTTGCAAATTCTCTCCGCCCCATCTCACACGAGCCTGTCAGACGATTGTGCCACTCGAAGAAATCACTAACGGGATAACAGTCTGTTCGATTATGATACTCCCAGAATGCAGTTACCCTATCCTCTACGGGCATATAGTTCATCGCTTTAGTAAATGCAGCCTCCCGTGCTTTTCTAAGTGTCCTGCCATGCGCAAAATAATTATCATATTTTACAATGTAGCAAGGTGTAAGAGTTAGATCTGAACGTAAAATAAATCCTTTAGCGCAATTGCCATGCAGCCTCTTAATGATCGTTTGTACGCCATCTATCTCATAAATTTCATTACCACAAAAGTTCTTTATCCCATCGCCATCCCCGCAACCGGAGCCATCGTCGTAATGGTAATTATAATCGTAGGCGTTATCATTGTAAACGCCACCGGAACCGCTAATGCCCCCATCACCGATACCATCCCCGTTACCGTAGCCGTAACCATGGCTAGAGCTGTAATTACTGTCATTACCATCCCCGCAACCACAGCCAGAGCTGTAACTACCATCGTTACACTTGCCGTAATCAACAGTTGACGCCAAGTATGTATTTATATCTTCCACTCTTGCACTCCTTTGATATTCTTTTCAGCTTCATCAGTACAAGGAATGATCTCAATCACGCCGAGGATTATCATCTCGGGCACGGTTACTGTAAATTTACAGTTTTCAGGCTTTTTAACCCCCTCAATCGCCATCTGTGATAAGCTCGCTGCACCATCCCAGTACCATATTCTGCGAACGTTGGTCATTGTCACTTCACTGCCGTTGCGCTCCTTTATGTTCCCGGCAAAGACACCTGCACGATCTGCTCTTACAATGTAATACTTTTCCATATTTAAAACTCCTTTTTAATTTTTTTGTCAATTTCAAACATCTTAATAAACTTCTTTGTTGATAAATTATTTATGAATTGTTGTTCTTTATTATCATAACAAGCAAAATAATAAGCGGGATTTTTATTATTTTTTATATGTAAAGCAAAATCCTTTTTTGAATCTTCTGGATGCTTCATTTTCCAACACTCAACTTCAAATTTTATTTGTGAAAGCTCTTTAGAGTTATCTGATAGTACAGCTCTAATGCTATCAAAATAATTTGTATATTGAGAAAAATAAGCTAAAAATTCATCTGCTTCATTTGCTTTTATGATGTCTATTGCTCTTTCAAGAGTAAGAACTCCATTGTTTGCGACATGATGTAAGCGGACATAGGATTCTGTTTTTATTTTTACTCGATTTCCTTGAACGTCTTTTACAACAATTCCCTCATGCTCGTCTGACATTTTTTGAACAATAGCATTACAATCCATTAGAGATTGAATAGGATAATATGTAGGGCGCGGTATCTCAGGAAGAAAACGAACAGGAATAATAGCTTCTTGCAATGTTTCCATATCGCGCGCGGAAAGAAGATAAATTTTGGGCTCAGGGTAATTAATCACTATTCGATTCCAAGGTGATACAAGCTCAAAAGTATAGCATTTTTTCTTATTAAAAAGGTTATAATTGTCCATATCTGTTATATTTCTATATGCTATATCAAAAAGTTCTCCGAAAGTTTTAATTACAGAACCATCACCAAGAGTAGCCTTGTAAGCATCAATAGTGCCATTTGTTGAAAGATGCCATTCTCCGCGGGCATACCAAAGTGACATTAAAGAACCATCTATTTTTTCTGTAGCATATGCGTGGTCCCAATCAATTGCTGCCGCATACCACTCTCCTACGTTAAAAAATTTTTTGAACGCCATCCTGACTACTCTAAAACCATCACGAGAATCAAGAATTATACCTCTTGCTTCACAACAAATTTCTTCATCAAAATCAGAAGATAATTGATTATATTTAAAAAGATAAAAACCATCATCTTCTGAGATTTTTAAGCAATAAGGGGGCTGTTGTAAAAGTTCATACCAGTTAGGGTGAGATTGTATAAACTCTTGTATTTTTAACATCTTTTATCCCTCCTCAGGAAGTTCATTTACAATTCTTTCCGCTTCAAAGAAATGTGATGCAATAGTTTCAGTATCCATTTCTATATCATTCTGTCGGACTATTGCTTCAAATAGAAAATGCTCATAAAATAACTGTGTAAGTATATCTTTATCAACTATACGTGTTTCCATAAAAATACTCCTTATACCTTTAAAACGATGTCTGCAAAAATGTTATAAATATTTTCTGCCATTGCATCGAACTTTTCGACATCAATGGGATGTGTTTCAATATATTTCTCAATATCTGGGACAATGAGGCTGGCGTCCGCCACACAAGTATCATAATCATTAATATCAAATACTTCTGCAAATTTGATATCATTGATTTTTGCGGGAGTTACAAAACACTCTTCAAGTGGAGTTCCATCAATAACGCTTGCGCAGAAGTATGCTAAACGTACATAATGATATACCTTTTTGTAAGTTCTTTCTTTTGGGTTCTCAAAGGTTTTCATCCACCCCAGACAAGATTTTAATAACTTTGGAGTATTCATCCTACCGATTTCTTCTCTTTTTTCATAAATATGCTCATTATAAAAATCTTCATAAAGAGGATTGATATAATAAAAAGGAGAAAAAATCATTTCAATATGAGTGGGGGAAGCGCTACATAGACCTTTTACAAAATTGCGGATATCGGTATAGGTAACTTTATTACCCTCAATTTCCTCCTCTTTGCTTAAAAAACGCTCATTCTTAAAGATGTCTTGGATAGAGGGGATTATAACAACACGAACATCAACATCTGAACTATTGGTAAAAGAACCATAATTCATACTTCCATATGGAAAAACTCCAAATACTCTTTTTTCACCGAACTCATGTACAGCTCGATAGTAATTATAAAAGACATCTTTGTAAATTTTTTCCTTTAACTCTTTTGAATAATTAATCATTTTTATCCCTTCTTTTCTATTGGCGAATATGTTGTTACTATTGTTGTAACTGTTTTGGTATGTTTCTCTACTTCACATACTTTTGCATCATCATAAATATTTTCTTGATATTCTGTTAGTCCTCTTTCCCAGCAAATAGAAAATAATCTGTTTTGAACTTCAACAATCGTTTCTATTGTTTTTGTCCATCTATGCTCATCATGTTCAATTTCATCTATCCGATAATCCCAAATCAAAGTTTCGATTACTTCTTCATCAATATCTTGTTTATTATCATAAGCATTAAGAAAAAAATCTTCAAAATCTTTATCGGTTTTCCATTCCATATAAAAACCCCTTTTCTTTTTTCTAATAATATTATATCAAATTTTTATTATTATTTCAAATTTTTTTAAATAAAATATAGGCTGGAGTTTTTGCCCCAGCCTATGCTTAGTTAAAATCACTTATTGACAATCTGCGGAAGATTACCGACAACTTCTTCGAGAGTTGTACCACGAAGCAGCTTTCTTGTAACTTCCGATGCAGACTCGCCATAACCTGCGAGAGCATACGGCGACATGCTTTCTGCGATTGTGGCAGTAAGTTCTGCATTTGCCTTGGTATTCATTGCAGCAGTCAGATCAGGTGTAATTGCTCCGAAGATTCTTTCAACAGTCGCTGCGTAGGCTTCCTGCTTAGCCTTCTCAAGGTCGGCTTTCTTCTGCGCAATTTCCTGCTCAAGTTCAGCACTCTTGCGCTTACGCTCAAGGTCTGCTGCATTAATAAGGTCAATAACCTTCTGCAGGTCCGCCTCTGCCTGTCTCTCCGACTCATACTGTGCTCGCTTAACTTCAGCAACAGCTTCCTTTTTTGCGAGTTCATCAAGAGCCTGCGTGTGCTTCAGCTCAATGATGCGCTGATTTGCGGCAATAGCATCTTCCTTCTGCTTTGTTTCAGCGGTAACGATTCTCTTCTTGAGTTCAATTTCCTCTTCCTGTCTTGCTGCGGCGATATTATCTTCGATAATAGCATCACGGCTTGCCTGAAGAGCCTTTGCAACTGTATTATCAAGCGAGAATCCCGTAGGACGCACTTCATCAATACGGATATAATCGCAGAAGTTTTCTTCAAATGCTTCACGAACAATCATGGGTGCATTGTCATAAAGCTCCTTAGCTGTATGTGCAGTAATCTGTTCGCGCACCTTCTGAGCAACAAAGTCATTCAGAAGATTGATGTAGTCCTTATTCTGAAACCACTTATCCTTTTCCTCAAGAGTGAAAGAGAATCTTGTCTCTGTGTCAAGGAAGAGCTGAACGTTATCCTTTGTTCTCGAAGAAACACTTGTCTTAAAGACATTACCAGCAACCTTGAGGAAGACTGTTTCGTTCTCGGTGCCAGGGTTCACAGTTTCGAGGATTTCGTCATAATCAAGAAGTGTAGTGGCGGGACCGACTACAAGACGCGATGTGCCGTCCTTAGCAATGATGTTAATGGCATAACCATTCCAAACTTCGATTGCTACTGCACCCTCATACTTAGTATCAAGTGTAATTGTGCGGGGCTTGGTGTAGGAAGTGCCACGCGAGATATTCGCATTAACCTCAAAAATTGCAAGTGCAGATTCCTGATTGTCAGTGCTATATACCGAATTAATCGAATCTCTTGTTGCCGCAGCCTTCTTTGCAACCGAACGCTCTGTAAGACCCTGATTATAAGCAATCACTTCCGCATTGCCAGGGTAGTACAGTTCACATTCCTTGCGCGACAGCTTACGCTTTACAACGACTTCTACGCGGGGGTCAGGCAGGTACATGCTCGGACCCTTAACCGTCTTAATCGCACCCGTCAGTCTATTAAGGATATATCTACCCTCTCCCTCTGGAATAGCAATAGCATGGTGCATATACTTTCCGTCGTACTGAATGAGGGCGTGCTCAGGTCTCGGATAGTAAATCATCTGGTCATTGCCCGTGATGAAGAGTTCCTCACCAATCGGATGTTCAGTCCCTGTTTCATCCTTATATGCGGCAATTACCTTTACATAAATGCCACTAATCGGAGAAAGTTCAAGTGCTCTAAAGATATTCCCACCCTTAGGCGCCTGCACGAACGTCTCGGTAGGCTTTGGGAATACCACAGCGGGACCATGGATATAACGCTTCTCGCCATCCTCATCCTTCAGAATTGCATATTCAAGTCTTTCAAGAGTAACCGCATCTCTTACGTAGTCATCGCCCTGTCCGCCAATAGGAATGACTTCAATACCTGTTGGGGGCATATAGAAAGAAACTTCTGTACCCTTAATAACAAGGAGCTGACCTGCGAAATATTCAGTTTCACTATTGATATCGTTACCCTCTGTATCTACCATTGCGGCAGCCTTAGCATTTGCCTTTGCGGCAGTAGCATCATATACACGCGCAAGCAGGTACTGATTGGAACGAAGTCTGTGTCCTCTAACAACCTTAGCCATCTGCCCGGGGAACAGCGCAAAGGATGTCGGACCGAAAATATTGATCTTACGACCAATTTCAATTGTTGTTGGAGTCTGATTCTGTCTGCCTGCTTCAGGATGCATATTTTCTTTTGCTGGATTCTTCAGAACAATATACCAACCTTCGGGGGCAGAAATGAACAGCTGCTTTGCCTTTTCATAATCATCGCACTCTTCAAAACGCTTAGTCTTTGTATTGAAGATTACAGGGGTCTCTTGCTGAGACAGCGACGTCTGGAAAGGACCGACTGCGCACTTAATATTTCCGTCTGTTCTGGAAAGCAGATGGGCAAACTCATTCATATTCAGAACAAGGTCCTTCTGTCGAGTTCCATTTGGGCGGGCATCATAATCATCATATCTTGCCATACTTTTTCACCTTTTAATCCTTTTTCTCAAATTTAGAAGTTTTTCTTAACTTTCTATATATATTATAACAAAAATTTTTAAAATTTTCAAATATATTCATAATACTCAATGTTTATATCTTTGTTCATTTTTCGTACTTCTTTAATTGGATATATTTCTAAATTTTCTTTTGATGGTTCTATTGGGGAACTCCATAATAATTCAAAATATCTATCTTTTATTTTAAATATAGATTGAACTATTTGTCTATTGTCTTCGGTGGTAAGAATTTGTAAATGTTCTTCTTGAAAATTATCAATTAAAAATTGGCTGACAACTATATCTGATCTTAACCAACCATCATTCCATTCTTTAATGAACCAGTCATCAAAAGTTAGATAAGATTGATTATTCCATTCTTGAAAAGTCATAATAATTCCTCCTAAAGAAAAGTACCCCGAAAATTGGGGCACTTTATTTACATAGATTTATGGCAAGTTCTTGCGATAATATCTAATTGCTGCTCTTTTGTCAAATTGATAAATTTAACAGCGTATCCCGATACCCGAATTGTAAAATTAGCATATTCTTCTTTTTCAGGGTGTTCCATCGCATCAATCAATTTCTCTTTGCCAAATACATTGACATTTAAATGATGCCCACCTTGCGCAAAATACCCATCAAGAACATTACAAAGATTGTTTATTCTTTCTAATTCATTATGACCAATAGCATCTGGATTTATCGTTTGTGTATTTGAAATGCCGTCTAAAGCCCAATGATATGGTAACTTAGCTACAGAATTTAAAGAAGCAAGCAGTCCTTCGGTTTCCGCGCCATAGCTTGGATTTGCGCCAGGCGCAAATGGTGTCCATGCTTTTCTTCCATCAGGTGTTGCCCCTGTTGCTTTTCCATACATAACATTTGAAGTTATTGTTAAAATAGAGGTTGTATGCCAAGCGCAACGACATGCGATATTTTCTTGAATTGTATCAACAAAAGTCTTTAATACCCATTTTGCAATTTCATCTACTTCATCATTATCTGTACCATATCTTGGAAAATCTCCATCTATTTTAAAATCAATAGTAATTCCTTGTTCATTTCTTATTGGAGATACTTTTGCATATTTTATTGCACTTAAAGAGTCTACCACATGAGAAAATCCTGCTATTCCTGTTGCAAAAGTTCTTTCGCATTCTGTATCAATTAAAGCCATCTGCGCAGCTTCATAATAATATTTGTCATGACAATAATGAATAATATTAAGAGCATCAACATAAATTTTAGCAATCTTTTTAAGCATGAGTTTAAAATCTTCAATAACTATATCATAAGATAATGGAAGATTCGATAAAGTATCATTAACAGTATAAAAAGATAAGTCTTTAATTGAAATTACTTCTTCGCCTGTTTTTTCATCATACCCATTATTAAGAGCATATAATAAGCATTTCATTAAATTCATTCTTGCTCCAAAATATTGCATTGATTGTCCAACCCTTGTACCAGAAACGCAACAACAGATACAATAATCATCTGACCAGTAGGTTTTCATCAAATCATCGTTTTCATATTGAATTGAACTTGTATTTATTGAAATTTTTGTTGCGTAGTTTTTGAAATTTTGCGGCAAATCTTGCGCCCAAAGAACGGTGATATTTGGCTCTGGCGCAGGCCCCATATTCTCAAGAGTATGTAAAAATCTGTAATCTGTTTTTGTGACAAAAGATTTCTTTTCATGCTCTTGCATACCTCCAAGCACCAACGTTGCCCATACGGGGTCGCCAGAAAATAGTTCATCATATGCGGGGATTCGTGCAAAACGAACCATGCGAAGTTTAAGAACAAATTGGTCAATTAATTCTTGAGCTTCTGCTTCTGTAATTTTACCATCTTTTAAATCTTTTTCAATATAGATATCAAAGAAAGTGGACACCCTACCAACACTCATAGCAGCTCCATTCTGTGTTTTGATTGCTGCCAAATATCCAAAATATGTCCATTGAATAGCTTCTTTTGCAGAGGTAGCTGGTCGTGAGATATCATAACCATATGCTGCCGCCATTTCTTTCATATCTTTTAATGCCTGTACTTGTTGAGAAAGTTCATCTCTTAATTTTAAAGCAGCAAAGAAAGTTGTGGCATTTTCTAATTCCTCTTCTTTTGCTTCAATTAAAGCATCTATCCCATATAAAGCAATTCTGCGGTAATCACCTACAATTCTACCACGTCCGTATGTATCGGGCAAACCTGTTATGATATGATTATGACGGCATTTTTTCATCTCATCTGTGTACATTGAAAATACAGCATCTGAATGGGTTGTATGATAATTTGTAAAGATTTTATGAAAAGAGGGGTCAGGCGTATACCCGTGCGTTAAACAAGCCTGTTCTGCCATGCGGATGCCGCCAAAAGGCATAAATGCTCTCTTTAAAGGCTTATTAGTTTGTAAGCCCACTATTGTTTCATGCTCTTTGTCTAAATAACCAGCTGTATGCGATGTAATGGTAGAGACTATATCTGTATCCATATCAAGGACGCCGCCCTTTTCATGTTCCTCTTTTTGTAATTTTTGTAATTTATTCCAAAGGATAACTGTATTTTCTGTTGGCGGCGCCAGGAATGAAGAGTCCCCAAGATACTCAGTATAATTATCCTTAATCCATTTACTAACATCAATATTCAATTTTAATCTCTCCTTCTATATTCCACGATTATTCATTTCGTGACGCAGCTGAGGATGCGTAATATTTATGTCGGTTCCTTTAACTCCTCTATTTGTTATTTCGCCAATATTAAATTCTTGGATTTTCTTGAAAAGATTATTCCATACAGGGCGAGAAATAGGATATTTTTCTATCATTTTAGAAATACTAACCGTACCCGATGCGCCTATTTCTTGTGAGATGTATTTTAAAGCATCTTTCTCCGCATGGGTAAGTTGCTTAAAAAAAGTATTTTTATCCACCCAAGTTTGCTCAGGCTTTTGTTTCATGTAATGAAGATAGCCTATGTCTACAAAAAACTTTCTAATAATATCCATTTCTTTATATGATTTTATTATTTGCTTTTGTAGCCCCTCTTTCCAATAAGCGTCTAAACTTTGGATAAGGGGGATAATTAAAGTATCATATTTAAGACACCATAATTCCCGTTCTTCCGCAGGTTTAAACCAATCTGGTAAATTAAATAAGTTATAGACAAAAAAATGACGAGTATTAAACATAGTTTCTCGTAATATTAATTGTTCAAAAGAGGGTACAACAACAGCATAATAACTATAATTATTATTGTAGTCTGCTGTTCTACCGACACATATTATATCATTTTTATCATAACCACTTTTAACTAATTCGCTAATAACAAGACTTATTTGTTTCTTTATATCTTCCATCCTCAACACCTTTCTTCTTTTTTCGATATTTTTCTTAATCATATTATAATATATTTTTCTTTAAATGTCAAAAGTATTAACAAAAATAAATAATGTTGTATTGAAGATTTTGATATTTAATAGAAAAATATAAAAAGGAGGAATTTCTTTATGGATAATACAACTATTTATGAATTTTTACAAGAAAAAAGTGTTATACCTACTGGACCTGGTAGTTATTCAGATTCAGCAGAAATGTCAAACGCTTTAAAAGTTTTTAAAAAAAACAGTAGTTCAAAAATAAAAGGGAAAAAAGATGTTAATTTTTATGACTATGATGGTTCATTGATTGATTCTTATTCTACAGAAGAATTTTTACAATTATCAGCAATGCCAGCAAATCCATCTCATGATGGGCTAACTGCTCAAGGTTGGAATTACACACTTCCAGATGCTAAAGAATACGTTACTAAATATGACAAGCTCGATATCGGGCAGATGTACATTACCGATGACGGAAAAACGAGGATTTATATTTCGCTGAAAGACGGTCGATTAAAACCGCGGCTCGGACTTGGTATATATGGCAGCGTTGTAGTTGATTGGGGCGATGGGTCGGAGACAGATACAATGACCGGTTCAAGCGCGGCAACTACCGTTTATCAAGAGCACACATATGCAGCCGAGGGAGAATATGTCATTTCACTTGATGTGACGGGAACTGTGTATATTAACGGTGTAGATGACAGCAGTTCACTTTTAGGCAAAGTTGATGGCGATGTTAATACAAACAGAACATATCTTGCATCAATTACACAGGTCGAGCTTGGAGATAATATCATTAGTATCGGTAGCAGCGCATTTCAGTACTGTATCGCTCTTACAAGCATAACAATACCCGAGAGTGTAACGAGTATCGGTAGCAGCGCATTTTCGGGCTGTTACGCTCTCACAAGTATAACAATTCCCGAGAGCGTAACGAGTATCGGTAGCAACGCATTTCAGTCCTGTTACGCTCTCACAAGTATAACAATTCCCGAGAGTGTAACGAGTATCAGTAGCCACGCATTTCAGTACTGTTACGCTCTTACAAGCGTAACGATTCCAGAGGGTTTAACGAGTATTGCGGGCGGCGCATTTCAGTCCTGTTACGTTCTTACAAGCGTAACGATTCCAGAGGGTGTAACGAGTATTGGTTTAAGCGCATTTCAGTATTGTATCGCTCTTACAAGCATAACAATACCCGAGAGTGTAACGAGTATCGGTAGCAGCGCATTTTCGGGCTGCTATGTTCTTACAAGCGTAACGATTCCAGAGGGTTTAACGAGTATTGCAGGCGGCGCATTTGTGGACTGCTACAATCTTATAAGTGTAACAATACCTGAGGGTGTAACAAGTATCGAAATGAGAACATTCGGGAATTGCTCCGCTCTCACAAGTATAACAATTCCCGAGGGTGTAACGAGTATCGATTCAAACGCATTTCAGAACTGCTACGGATTAGGATTTATAAAATTCCGTAGTGTTACGCCTGCAACAGTATCTAATGCAAACGCGTGGACAAACTTGCCGATTGACTGCATAATATATGTTCCGCAAGGCAGCTTGTCAGCGTACAAAAATGCAAGCAATTATCCAAGTTCGTCAGAACACACTTATGTTGAATATTAATAAAGAAAGGAAGATATATTATGGTAAAAGATAGAATGGGAATTGATAGATTAAATAAAAACGATGTTCCAGATTATGGCTCGCTATTCCTAATCAAAAAAACGCAAGACAACATTAATGAATATGGCGGAAGCTATGTTGCTGATGTTGAAAAATTAGAATTAATTTCTAATGCAGCTCTTGGTTCGACTTGTCTTTTTACGAATGGAGACCTATATAGAAAGGAAATCGTAGGATGGAAGAAGATGGGCGGGGTAGCCGCCGAAGAAGCGCAAGTTCCAGTGAATCCAGAAGAAGAGCAAGCTCCAGCGAATCCAGAGGATAATATGGGCAATATGTAAAAATTAAGTGTGGTATTTTACCACACTTAATTAATATTTAAAGGAGGATTGTATTATGGATAATAACGTTGTCTATAGCAACAGCGGCAACAATACTCCTACTTCCCGCCGGGACCTGCGACTATTTCAGTACAAACCCAGGGTATGTCTGAAGGATTTGAGAACTATTTTAGAACACAACTATGCTTACAATATTAAGGTAAGGCAGATATTCTGCCTTATCTTTTTTATTTAATTAATTCAATTTATTTTTAAAATAATATAGAATTAGATTTTATCAAAGAGGTGATATAATTTTGAAAGCAAATCTTAGTGATTATCACTACAATCATAAGATGGACACACGAAACGAGATTCTCCGCGCATGGGCAACTAAAGATAATGGAAGAATAATCCCCAAGTCTTGGAACCATGTTCAATTTTTAGTTAAGCATGGGTTGCATAAAGATATCTTTAATATAAAAGATCAATTTATTATGCAAAAAGACAATACAAATTTAGTATGGGATATCATTGGTGTTGATCATGACACGCCCTCAGACCCACAGTACACGCACTCCATGACGCTCCAGCTACACGACCAATTTCCGACAGCCATGCAGTTTGACGCGCGCGAAGCGTTCTATTACTGCGAGGAGGGACTTCCGATAGGCACTTATCATTTCAAGATTGACCCGACTTATGATGCTACGTACAACAGTTTCAAAGATACGGGGTATCAGTTTACGCTTACAAAACCCGTGCCCGCAGGTGGACAACTTACTTTTCCATGGAGTAGCAATGTCAATGCTTCCACCATCAAGGTAAACAGTTTTGCCAGTGCTACTTCGATGACTCCGATTGAACAGGTTGTAGTCTCCGAAGGAACAGGCGGACAGAATCTTGGTAATCTCACTATTGCAGGTGATTTTTCTAATAACCTTAACGCTATTCAAAGAGTACGCTATGGCAGCAACAACTACAAGGAGTCCGCTATAAGGCAGTGGCTTAACAGTTCGGCGGCGGCAGGCTCGGTATGGAAGCCGCAAACAAAGTGGGATAGACCGCCTGCATGGGCAGCAACGGCTGCGGGCTTCATGAACGGTATGGACGCTGATTTTCTTGCCGTTATAGGTAAGACACATATCATTGTAGCAAGAAATACGACCTGTGAAGGCGGCGGTTATGATGAAATGGACGATTATTTCTTCCTGCTGTCCAGACGTGAAGTCTATATGGGTAATGAAGTTGCAAGCGTGATAGAGGGAGAACCCTATCCGTACTACTCCGATTACTCCGACCTGTCCGAACCGAGTATTAGAGCAGACAGCAATCGTATTAAGTACCGTGGTGAAACTGCACAGTCTTGGTGGATTAGAGCTCCGTACCCCTTGAGCGGCGGCAGTACCCGTGGTGTCACTCCGACAGGCGCTTTGCACATCGGATATGCGAGTTACAGCTACGGCGTTGCACCTGCTTGTAATATCATATGAGAGGTAATACCATAAACACTTTTTAAAATGAGCGTTGTTAATTGCCGCTGATGTCGTTATCCTGATATTTGGTATTTTTGTTCATAATATTAATATGATAGGTGTAATATACCTTTATCATAATGATAATAATCGTATTAAGGTTGTATCAGTTTATAATAGTATTTAAACAATAAATAAAGAGGTGATTATATGCCAACAACAAATAATGAAATTCATTTTAAACATGGATTAAAAGATAATTTTAGTCAAACTACAAAAAATACAGATACGCTATACTTTATTACAGATACTCAAGAATTGTATCTTGGTAATCAAAGATATGGCGGAGATATTGGTGTGGGAGGCACATTACCACAAACACAATATCTAGGTAAAATGTTTATCTTAAATCAAAATGGCAATTATAGTTTATATATTTCAGATGGAACAAATTGGAAATCTACAACTACTTTAACAGAACAACAATTTGAAACTTATAGGCAAGAAATAGAAAATACTGCGGAGGCTCTTGCTCAAACATATTCAGATTCAATGGATGCTTTATACGCAGAATATCAAACAAAACTTGATAAAGGGTTAAATGATATTAATACTGCGGTTGCAGCCGCTCAGTCAGTCACAGGACCTTTCTACGTAATTGACCATCAAGCTAATAAAACATATCAAGCTGCATTTCAAATTGCTTCAGATGGAACGCCGCAGCTTAAATATGAAGAGTTTACAGAAGAAGGCGGAGGTGAATAATCATGTCTTATCAATGGCCTTACATACCAAATGATGAAATGTATAATGAGAAAATGGATACACGAAACGAGATCCTCCGCGCATGGGCAGAAAAAGGTGTAGGTAAAATTGTACCTACCTCTTGGAATCATGTTCAAGAACTTGTTCATGCAGGACTGCATAATAAAGTATTTCATATAAAAGATAAATTAACTTGTCAAAGAAGTGGAAGTAATCTTGATTGGGATATTATTGGTATTAATCACGACATACCCTCAGACCCGCAATATACGCACTCCATAACACTTCAATTGCATGACCAATTCCCTACCGCAATGCAGTTTGATGCGCCCGAGGCTTTTTACTACTGTGAAGAAGGACTTGCGGCAGGGACGTACTACTTTACGATCGACAGCACCTACGACCCCACAAACAACGATCTATCGGCGTATCAGTTTACGCTCACTCAGAGCGTGCCCGCAGGAGGACAGCTTACTTTCCCGTGGACAAGTGGAAAGGCAAGCGCGGTCAAGGTGATCAGCTTTGCAAGTGCTACAAGCACAACAGTAATCGAAAGAGTGGGCGTCTCAGAAGGCACGGACGGGCAGAACCTTGGCAACCTCACTGCTGCAGGCGATTTCGCTCACGACCTAAATGCGATCCACAGAGTGCGCTACGGCAGCAATCGCTATAAAGACTCTGCTATAAGGCAGTGGCTTAACAGTTCGGCGGCGGCAGGGAGTGTTTGGACACCACAAACGAAGTGGGACAGACCCCCGGCATGGGCGGCGAATGTCGCAGGGTTCATGTACGGCATGGACGCTGATTTTCTCTCTGCAATCGGCAAGACACACATCATAACCGCGCGAAACACGGTGTGTGACGGCGGCGGTTATGATGAGATGGACGATTACTTCTTCTTTCTCTCACGCAGCGAGGCATACATGGGTAATGAGATCGCAAGCGCGATAGAGGGAGAACCCTATCCATATTATTCCGATTACTCAGACCTGTCCGCACCGGGTACGGGAAGCGATAGCAATCGTGTTAAGTACCTAGGGGGCAGCGCACAGTGGTGGTGGATAAGAACCCCGAACCCAGAGAGCGGCAACGGCGTCCGTAATGTAAGTACGACAGGCGCATTGACCAGCAGCTACAGTGCGTACGGCTTTGGCGGCGTTGCCCCTGCTTGCAACATTATCTAAGAGGTGATATCATGAACACTTTTTCTAAATAAGCTATGTCTATATTTTAAAGATAGTCTTTAATTAATATATATAAAGAAGGTGAAAAATTATGGCAATAGAAAATTTTAATTTAATTTCAGCCAAAAGTTTTGATAAACAAAATGATATAGAAAATACTTTACTTGCTGCAATAGTACAAAATGAAACTGGCGGGGACGCTTTTATTTCTCCTACATCATGGGATGATATAGATAATATGGTTGATTTAGGAATCGCTAAAAAGCAAATAAAGATAGGGGACCAATTCACTTGTAATCGCGATAATGATGAAATTACTTGGGATGTCATTGGACATAATTGTGATACTTTAACAGATCCGCAATTTGCTAATAGAGATAATATGACTATTTGTATGCATGATGTATATACTTCTATGCAATTTGGTGCAAGACAAGCATTTTACGCTACAGATGAAGGACTTGCCGCAGGAACATATAATATTTTAATTTCATCACAACCCTGGTATGCTGCAGATCAAGGTAAATATGCTCAATTTACATTAACTCAGCCGCTTCCCGCAGGTGGTCAAATGGTATTTACTCATTCACAGGATGTAAAAATGTTTGGAAAAACTTTTTCAACATATTCTGGACCCACAAGTACAACCGCTATTGAGACACCGATCATCATAGAAGGTTCTGATGGAATTAATTTAGGAAGTTTAACTGTTTTGGAGCAGACAAATATTAATTCAAGTCACAGAGCTATTTGGGGAAGCAATAATTATAAAAATAGCGCAATTAGGCAATGGCTGAATAGTAATGCAGTAGCAGGTAGTGTATGGCAGCCAATGACTAAGTTTGATAGACCTCCATCATGGGCATCTACTACTAATGGTTTTATGCATGGATTAGATGAAGATTTTGTAAAATCAATTAAAAAAACTCATATTAAAGTAGCTCGTAATACTTTGTTTGAGGGCGGCGGTTATGATGAAATGGACGATTATTTCTTTCTCTTGGCTAAACCACAAGTTTATGGCAACGCTACTGTAACAGGTGTTGATGAAGGAAATGTTTATCCATACTTTGAAAATTATAGTGATTTAAACGCAGCAGGGATAGGTGCAGATAAAAATAGAATTAAAACAAAAAATGGTACAGCTACTTATTGGTGGTTACGCTCTGCAGTTGTGTCGGATAGTCTCGATGTTTGGAATGTCTATCCCGTTGGGTCCGTGCTCCCCGACTATGCTCTGTACGCTCTTGGAATTGCCGCTGCTTGCACCATTTAAAAGGAGGTAAACAAAAATATGTTTAAGTATAAAAGTATTCAAGATCAATTTATTGAAACTCAACAGAAAAATAGACTATTAGAATCAAATATTATGCAATTACAAGCAAATCTTGATTTTGTAGCTATGATGAGTGACATTGAAATAGACAATGAAGAAAAAGAAGAGGAGGCTGAATCTAATGTCGAAGAAGTTCAAGAAAGTGAAGAATTATTATGATTCTGGTCTTTGGACAATAGAAATGGTAAGACAGGCTGTAATTAAACATTGGATTACAACAGAGGAGTTTGAAATTATTACAGGGCAGCCTTATAATGATTAAATAAAAGGACGAGTTAAAAATAACTCGTCCTTATTTTTAAATTGCTTCCCATGTTAAAGTGGCGCGGACACCTGTGTTATTGCTGCCTATCACCCACTCCTTAGTGGTGGCATCAATGACAGGCGTTAACCCATTTACGAAAGGAACTGCGCCGCAATCAATAACTTCATCATCTGAAAATGTTATGATTAGGTGATAATCACTTTCACGGATATAGCAATCTTCAATGCTAAGTTCAGTAGGCGCAGGAAAATGCATCTGCAAAGTTTGTCCATCTTTTGTCGTAATTAATAAATCTTGATTATGGACAGTTAAATCTGAGATGCCTGTGGCAGCTCCAGCCGCAACTTTCTTACATAAAGCATATGTAATAAGATCCATTAATTAGCACCCCCTTATAGTACAACCCATTCATTTTCGCCATTTAAAATATAGATCGTTGAATCCTCAATGCATAAGCACACGCTACCTTTTGCACAAGCAGGAAACACTGGAAGTTCTGCAATTTCATCTTCCTTATCAACAGTGAACTCTGTTAAATAAGCAGTAGTTCTTCCGCTTTGTTCTCTAATATTAATCATATAATTACCTCCTATGTTATAATCTTTATAAAATATGAAAACGGGTTTTTATGAAAAAATTATTATTGCCCATATTTTGGTCTCAAAAAATCCAAGCCCCCTCTTGGAATCAGAAACGCGGCTGAAAACGTCCCGAGTAGCTTAGCCATTTACGATAGGCTGGCCAGTTGCTCTCTAAAGAAGATAAGAAAATAAGAGAGCCAAAGCTCTCTTAAAAATCAGTAGAGCACGAGAGATTCGAACCTATGGAGTCTCGCGAGGTTTTAAAGGCTATTTAAAAGCTCAATTTATAATTGATAATAATTGAAGACTATATAGGTAGGCAAAGGAAAAAATTTCCTTTGTCTATCTTATTTAATCATTATATTTTATTTTTAAAAATATTATAGATATATAATTATTATATATTGAAAATCTTCAAGAAGGTTTATAAAATGATTTATAATGGTTTAAATAAAGAAAAGCTGATTAAAAATAAAAATTAAAAACAACAAAGAAGTTATAAATGTTTTATCCCATAAACCATATGGTTATAGAATACCCATTATATGAGGTGAGGAAATAACCAATATTTATCTTCAAGGGGCTTTTGAAGAAGGAGAGTAAGGAAAATGATGGTTAATGCAGGACAAGCTTCTTATGTGTTTTGATTTGATATAATTAATTAAGGGCAGAATTTTTCAATATATATTAGAAAATTTTAAAAGGAGGAGATTATATGTTTGATAAAGAGTACGCTAAACCTGGACAACCTTTAGTTGGTTTTTCTTGGAGGGAAACAGAGTTTTCACATATAAACACTAAAACAGGCGAAACTGCAAACATTCATTTTGATCCCTATGCATTGGGACAGGTAGCTCGAATTACAGTTAATAATATCCCTTGCGGTCAACTTTCTTTACCAGTAGGATTCATTGAAGGAAAGGTAACATATAATAGAGATTACTATAATTTACCAATAGGATCAATTTCGACACAGAATGGTAAAAAACATTTTGAAAAAGTTTTTTTCCCTCAACGTTCAGTCGTGTCTGGCTCATATTCTTATAAGATTGACACAAAAGATTATATAAGTTTAAACTCGTTACTTGATTTGAATAAACCAATACTTTTAGAAGAGCTGCCTCTTGGCACAGTAGCAATAATTTTCTATAGAACGGGAGAACAGGCATATGAAGATTTGCCAGTAAGTATATTCACATATAATCCGAATAGTTCTAATAATGCGATTGGCAGTGCTATAGATTTTTATGAAGGAATCAATGAAAAATATCAAGCATGCTTGGTCCAACGCATAAGCAAGTCCAGGGGAGATTGGGAAGAAATTGAAGCAAAAAATGGAATATATGTCCATATTGCAAATCTTGATGGAAGCAGTTTAAACACTCCAAGCGATGGTATAAATGAAGAAAATATTGTTTTGCCAGACCCAAATGTTATTTCTGAAAATTTGTTATTAAAGGTAACCTATCGTGATAAAACTATTAGTCATGCGGCAAGCGGTAATTTAAATTCATATAGCAATACTATAACTGATCCGTCTTCTATTTCGACAACTTTATATTATAAAGGAACTGTTGAAAAATTGAATTCAAGCACGGGGTACTTTGAAAAAACCACTGACTGGATTCCTATTCCATCCCTTGCAAGTATTGTTGATCGCGTAGGAGAATTAGAAATAGCTGTCCGAGAACTTCAAGAAGGCGGCGCGGGGAGTATAAGTAGAGCCGGAACGGTCGTCGGAATTATTTCGGGCGGCTACACACCGAGTATATATGGTATAGCACAGGAAGGAGATTAATATGGCGATAAATTTATTTTATAGTTCAAGCAAACGAGTCACATCTACAGCTGAAGATCTTATGAATGATCTTGCGGAGCAATGGGATCAATGGACGAACGTGGTAGAAAGTGGAGGGCAGGTCTCCCAGCTTTGGTTTGGCGATAACCTTTATTTATCGCTTGAAAGTGACTATTTATATATCCGACATAATTCAACGGGCGCAAACACATGGTTTAATGCAAGCGGCCGCTTTATGGACTCATATGTCATTGTGGTCACCGACAAGGGCTTGATGTGGCATACCATGGAAGTAAACAGTGCTTTCAGTTTTGTTATCTCCAAGATTGGCGATAATTATGGCTGTGCCTATAACCCTTCTGGCTCATTAAGTTGGTACCTCTTTTCAGAGTCTATGCAGAATCAGTCTGTTTCTGCGCGCGCTCTGTCAGGCAGCACCTACAGTATGTTTGTGACCCAGCTGGTCGATGTGGTCCCCGAAGGCGACACGGCGCCTTTTGACGGAGCATATTTCGTTTTCCTCCGCCCGGCACAATTTACGACAGGCAAGTATATCATAAGAGGGAAAAACTACTACATCAATGCAGCATCTCAGCTTGCGCTAGAGTATACATAAGGAGTGCAAAATGGAGCGGATATATAAAACGCTTGTTCTCGACTTCAACTCGAATGCCTCTCTATATATTAGAAAATTTTTAAAAAGAGGAGATTATATATTTGATAAAGAGTACGCTAAACCTGGACAACTTTTAGTTGGTTTTTCTTGGAGTGAAACAGAGTTTTCACATATAAACACTAAAACAGGCACCAACGCAATACATGTAACTCAAGGTGGCTACACTTTTGCTACAGATTGGCAAACAAGTGGAGCTAATTACACTGAATTTGTAAAAGAATGGGCAGATGGCAATCTCAATAATGAAGATAAAATTGGATATATGGTTACTATTAAAAATAATAAATTAGAAAAAGCCAACGAAAACGACCACATTATTGGTGCCACTTCTGGCAATCCAGCGATTGTTGGTAATGCAGATGAGTCTTATTATTGGCAATATGAACGGGATGCTTTTAATAGAATTATTTATGAAGGAGTCCCTGGTGCAACAACGGCACTTGATGATGAAGGTAATGAGATTACAATAACATCAAATGGAATGGTAAAACAGCCAAAAATAAATCCTAATTATAATCCTTCATTAAGAATTTCTTATATAGCACGGGCAGATTGCCCAGAATGGGATTATGTAGGCATGCGGGGTATTATTCTTGTTCGTGATGATTGGACCTGTGCCGTGGGGGAATTCTGCAAATGCGGCGGCAATGGCATCGTGACCCATACAAGTGAACAAAGCTTTAATACCTATTATGCCATTGAACGCATTAGCAAAAATACAGTATCTATGGAGGTGAAGTAATATGGCACTTGTTAGTTTTTATAGGGTTCTTTCAACGTCAAATCTTCCGACTAATAATAATATAGTAGATGGTGCATTATATTTTGTAGAAGATACGCAGTCTTTTTACAGGGGAATAAAAATAGAAACACCGTCCCAAACAGGCGGAGACCCAATAATTTCTTATGAGTTAACTCCTGTAAAAGTTTTAATAAACGATATAAATGCAACATTATCTGATGAAGATGTATTAAAAGTAATAACAGATGATAGCACTTTACCAGCGGCATCTCGTGAAAAATTAGATAAACCAATGGATACAGAAGCCCTTTATAAAACTTTTTTGACAAGAGGTAAAGAATTTAAAATATATTTTGTTCCTGATAGAGATATTGTTACCATTACTGCATATGATGGGAATTCTTATTTTGATGAAAGCACAGGGACATATGGACGGACTATAACTATTCCTGACATAGAAGGAACTTTAAATTCTTTAAGCGATACTTTCAAGGACGGAAAAACAATTGTTTTTATAAAGAAAACAGAAATAAAATATGAAATTACTTCTTTTACTGGCGGGACAGGCGAAATTGACATAGTAGCTTGGGCAGACCTTGAAGAACACTATTTTGGATATGGACACATGATATATCCAGAAGTGAGTAACCCAACCTATGACGATAATTCAACAAAATATGATGAATTTATTTATTCTATAGTTGACCAACAATGGGAAAAAATTGGTGACTGGACAGAAGATTTAAGACCTCGATGGGAGATTTCAAGACGAAGTTATAACTCAGAAATACAATAATGTAATTGGTTATTGGAATAAAAGAGCTTATCGTTATAATTCGGATAACATTCAATATGCATTGATTATTAAAACAAACAAACTTGGGATACTTTTTAATAAAAAAAGACGGCTTTTAAGCCGTCTTTTCATTTTAGAAGTTTTTCCATTCATTTCTATTGTATGAAATTGCACTGCAGTCTACTATTGCGCCATCATTTAATGTTAGTATTAAATGATTTTCGTCATCAATAAAATCAGTGGAACGTGAGGGATTCGAACCCATCTGTCTGTTGATTATGAGTCAACTGCTTTTTCCTCTTAAGCTACCGTTCCAAAATTTCATGGCTCAATGATGATAAATGGTTCAATAGCCATATAAATATCCTCTTCACTATCTACCCATAGATTTTCAAACTCCATCGCGTGGAGTGCCCCAAGGACAGATTTAGCATTGACTGTAAGACCATTTCCATCGGTTATTGTAATTCTACCGTTAAGTCTTGCGGCGATAGCTGCAAATTCATTTGCCTGCTTCACTGTATCAATTCTTATTCGATTTCTCATATTATAATCTCCTTTAAATTATCTGTAGGGGACTAATTAGTCGATTGGTGGAAGATGTCGGAATCAAACCGCTCCCCGATGTCCCAAACATCGGATGCTATCATCACACCCCATCCTCCATATAAAGTGACTCCTGCGGGACTCGAACCCAGCGTCTCTGATGTGAAAGACCAGCGTCTTTGCCTCTTGACTAAGGAGCCATAACACCTGAGGTTTCCTAACCAATATCACTATTGTAACTCTAACCTCACAAGAGTTGTATATATTTTAATTGGAGGTAATAATGATTAGTTTTCTAGTCTGCGAAGAGCGCGTTCAGCTTTACGAATCAATCGTAGATTTTTCATTTCTCCCTTTGCCTTAAGGGCTGCAATGCGATTCTCATAATGTAGCTTATCTCTTATCATTTAATTTTCTCTCCTTAATTTCTATAAATATTATATCATAATTTTTTATATTTTACAAATAAGGCTTTATAAAAGCTACTGGTCCGATTCGAACGGACGTGAACGGTTTACAAGACCGACATACTAGACCCCTATATGACAGTAGCATATCGGCTTTAAGGTCAGCTAACCGCACATACTTTTTTACTTGGCTATTTGCTTTCCAATGTGGCACCCGCGGAACGATTCGAACGCTCGATCTTTAGATTCGTAGTCTACTGCTTTTTCCGCTAAGCTACACGGGCATATTGGTACGGCGAGAAGGAATTGAACCCTCGACACGCGCCTTAGAAGGGCACTGTTCTTTCCGCTGAACTACCGCCGCATATTTTCTTTTCTGGTATTCATTGTTAATTATTCTAAGTTATTGATGATATTATCAAAATTATCTCTAACTTTAAGTAAGTCTTTTTTAGACATCTGTTTTAATAGCATATCTGACGGTAATCCTATGACTGGATTCTCCAGTCCTTTTGTTCGTAAAGCGGCAGTTAAATTATTAAATGCAGAACACGCTTCCTCAACGCTACAGTCATTTAGACTATAATAAAGAACATAAATGCTATTTTCCAAAAGAGGAATGTTCTCTATATCAACCATGTTTTAAAGCACCTCTTTTTGAGATTTCATATTCTTACCATGCAACATATGTATCAAGAGTTCCGTACGCACACCCAGAGTCATATACTTTACCTTGCTTACCAAAAGGGGTATCAACTATAGCGCCTTTAGATAATGAAGTCGCGGCAAGACAAATATAGTCATTTTCGTCACAGACATATCCATTTTCATCCACATGACGTCCCGGTATACATAGACCGCCGCCCGGCAGTACATTCTGTGAGTACCAAGTCCAACGCCATCCGCCCCAGTAAATTACACCCGCACTCATAAAATTGGTAGGAGTATATTCTGGAACTGTTAATGGTGAAGTTTCTCTTGGTTTCTCCATATCAGTATTTGTATCTTCATCTGTTGCAGGCTCTATATCTTCGGGTGTTAACTCGGGGGATAGAATTTCTGCTGATGAAGTTGTTGTTTCTTCTGTGGCAGGCACTTCATAATAAGTGATTACCACATTTTCAACATTGTTTTCTTTTGGCTGTTGAGTTGAAACAGTCGAAGACAATGCACTTGATGTAACACTCTGATTTGGCGTCTTTGAAGTGACATTACTTTCTGCTTTTGAAACAGTAGACGATGTAACTCTACTTGAAGTCATTTCATTCTTTACGCTCGAAGTGTTAATTGTTTTACTGACTATTGCATCAGGAGTATCAACCGTTTCAACTTTTTCTGAAACTGCAGGCTTGCCACACCCACATAATACCACTAATAAAATTAATGCAATAGCTCTTGTAAATAATTGTTTCATTTTATTCTCTCCCTTTCTTTTGTGAATACCAGAAAAGGGGCGAAAATAATTGAGGGTCAGATTATTTTCAAGAGTCCATTAAATGGAGTAATTTTCTCGCTTCTTATATACCGTTTCCGCACTCGGTCCAAATAGGACAGAAAATTACAAAGACTGTGAACGGATATGGTGCGCGTGGAGGGAATTGAACCCTCGACACCGAAATTAAAAGTTTCGTGCTCTGCCAACTGAGCTACACGCGCATATTATAGTTGTTATTTGGAAAATTTTAAGGAATATTCCACCACAAATTTCATCAAACCTGTTCTATTGGTTGAACGGGACAACTAACTCCGTCACACTATTTACGCAAGTGTTCAACGCTCTGAAAGAGGAAAGAGCGGATGAGGGGTGATGCTCCCCCGTATCGAGTTTGGAAGACTCGCATTCTACTGTTGAATTACATCCGCAAAAAGCATCCTTAGGTCGGCTAACCGCGCATTTGTTGATTGCTGGAATTTTTGCTTTTCCAATACGGGCTTTTGGGGAACCACCCCTTCGACGAGGTTTCTCCCCTCGTAATTATTATCTTGGCGGAAAGCGAACCACCAGACTCGTTACGTGATATCGGACGCTAATTGTTGACCCGCAAATTAGTTTAGGACTATAACATCTCGGAGTGCATAGTATTCCGTAGTTTTTCGACTGGTGAAGTCAAGGCACTAAAACTTCCTTAAGCTCTTGGGGCGGGGCACGATCCCGCGACCTTCAGTTTAACAGACTGTTGCTCTACCAGCTGAGCTACCCAAGAATATAAGTGGTAGAGGGTAGAGGTTACGCTCCTCTGCCTCAAGGGTCAAAGCCTTGCGCGCTACTATTACGCCAACCCTCCATATAAAAGCAGGATTTTTTACAACTTACCTGCATAATGTTGGAAAAGGTGGTATCATATATTTGTACTCAATAATAGCGGTTCTAAGGAGAGTTGAACTCCTGTATCCAATGTGATAGGCGGATGTAATGACCGTTATACGATAGAACCAAATCTAATCGGTTTAGGTTTTTCCTCCGCGACGATACCGAAAAACTGGAGGTGGTTGCAGTGACGAGATTCGAACTCGTGATTTACAGCTTATGAGGCTGTCGACGTAACCGCTGGTCTACACTGCGATATCTGCTTTTGTTTTTTAATTCTCTCAAACTTTCTATATATATTATATCAAATTTTTTGAGAATTTTCAAGTTGGTTTTCTTTATCTTGCTAAAGGCGCCTCGCTGCAAGCTGGTTGTCTGGGGGTTTCTCGCCCTCACCCCTCTGGTAGTTTTCCTTCTCCTAATAACGGCTCGTTTTCCAAAGCTGGAGGAAGTTTCTTTCTGGTTAATACTTCCAAATACCACTCTTCTTGTTTAATGTCGAAAAGAGCAAAAGTTGACAAGTTGGTTTATTTTAATGTCTGATGGGTAACAACCATATCCCGATTTGACAATGGAGCAGAGAATGGGAGTCGAACCCATCTGAAATGTTTTGCAGACATTTACCTGACCGCTCGGACATCTCCGCATATTTATTTTTTTCTTAACTTTCTATATATATTATAACAAATTTTTTTAGATTTTTCAAATAAGGTTTTTTCGCGGAGTGCGGTGGGGAAAATCCCAAGCGCCCGCACTCCCCAATCGTTGTACAACTAATTTGGCTGTCTTACAAGTAGCCAAGGGAATCAAACCCCACAGGACTGTTCTTCAACTTTTTTACGCCATAACGTTGCGCCAGAGTTTGCCAACAATAAAATCAACTCTCTGATAAACGGCACCCTTGTCCCTATGAGTGCTGGGGGAACATTTATACAGCCGTTCCATACACTGAGGAACATTTATACAGCCGTTCCATACACTGATTGGCACTAAGGGTGGGATTTGAACCCACGGACCTATTACAGTCGGGAATTTTCAAGATTCCTACATTAAGCCAGACTCTGACACCTTAGCATATTATGTGGATTTTAGTGGCGGAGATTATCCACGGAACTCTATACTTTTAAGGCAAGTAGCCATAGCCTAAGTAGAGGATAGAGGTTATGCTTCTCTTTTACACGATCCTCAACCGCGGTCGTGCGTTTTTACTGATTAAACTAATCCTCAATATAGTGCCAACCATTTCCTATTGGCATGGAGTAGGTTTTCATCTCCCATATGTCCGCAAACATATGCCGCTATTCTGGTACGGGTATGCTATATCGGAGTCAAGTACTTGCAGTTCTTCTTTCAAAGTTTTTTTATTCAGTAACAGACCTTTGTAACTTGCAATCATTACTCATGATCGACACCTAATCCGAAACCCGTTGGTGGGTGAAGAGGGTAACGCTCCCACTCGAACCATAGGTACGGGTTTTACAGACCCGCTCGTCTCTTTAACGATTTACTCACCCAGATATCTACTCCGTCGCCCCTCATGGGCTTATTCGGGACGGAAGTCACGCCGAGACCGCTTTACTCCCTCTAAGTGAAAGCTGTCATAAAAACTTGCGGACGCTTTAGTTTCACCGCATTACCCTTATCTTACTTTGCTATTGCTCAAAGATGACGTCCATTCTTCGTGCGCGGGGTCATTGGTTAGCCCAACTTTTTATTTTAACATCGCAGTCAACGATGGCTGGTAGCGGTAACGGGACTTGAACCCGTACGAGCAACTGCCCAACGGATTTTTGGAGCCAATACAAAGTGCTGCCCTTTGTTATTGCGACTGCGCATCGGCAAGTCCGTCGTGTCTGCCATTCCACCATACCGCCATTTTTATCATCATCAGTCTTTATTGGCGCAAATGTCTCTAATTTAGAAGTCTTTGCTTGTATAAATGTCGATGATGATTGTTTAGAAAGTTTTTTCTTAACTTTCTATATATATTATAACAAAAATTTTTAAATTTTTCAATTTAAGCATTTTTGTTATCGGTCAGTTTTTTAAGAAACGCCCGCACTGAGGGCGGAAAGCAGTTGCCCAAGTTGCCCGAGGAATGATCCTCTACGTTTCTCAATAGGCAAGTGGTACGGATGACAGGACTTGAACCTGCACGCTTTCGCACCAGAGCCTAAATCTGGCGTGTCTGCCAATTTCACCACATCCGCAAATCCATACGGTAGTTTTACAGGTAAAAACTACCAAATCCCCGTTACCTCGACTTTTCTACCCCGTTTTCAACCTTCAAATATGAGGTCTCTCAGCTTGTTCTTCAGCTCAGGCAACTCCACGGCTCTGGTTCTATTTTCATACGACAGCTCAAGCCAGTATCTGACGGGTTTTTAAGTTTTTTCCTTAACTTTCTATATATATTATAACAAAAATTTTTAAATTTTTCAATTTAAGCATTTTTGTTATAATGCTTAAAAGCACGGGACAACAGATTCGAACTGTTAAACACTTGCCTCTAATGGCAAGCGGCTTTACCAATTTGCCTAATCCCGTATGTTTCAAACGTGGGCAGATGCTTATTCTAATATATCACATTAACCACGCTTGTTATAACTGCCCCGTTGAATGGTAGGTTGTTTGGGACTCGAACCCAAAAAATCCACTTTTTGAGAGTGGCGTGTCTGCCAATTGCACCAACAACCCATATATGGTAAAGACTGTGCTGTTAAATTTTACACCATATTTGCCTGTCTAAAGCGGGGGTCAAGAACTTTTTAAAGAAAATTCTAAAAACTTTTTCAAATCTTGTATATATATTATATCAAAATTTTTGAAGTTTTTCAAATAAAAGAATTTATTATCAAGAACGGTGAGACTTTCCTTCAGCTTTCTCCGATTTCATTGATTAAACGCTTAATAATAATTTTCTTTTATTGTATATTTATTATAACAAAAATTTTGAAAATTTTCAATTAAGGGGAACCTGTTCATAATCATATACTTTATGCCCCGTGCCTTGAGTCTCAAGAAACTCGATCTCTTCTTGCAAAGCTGCATAAGTGGTATAGACTCCATAAATGTATGCTCTGCTATTAGTATAATCGTGTGTCAAAAGAACCCAAACATAACCTTCTATGTCTTTTCCCATTAATATACCCCATTTCTTTTTTTATTGTATAATAATTATACCAAAAATTTTTATATTTTTCAAATTGGGTTTTCTTTGTTGAGTTCAGTCTGTCGAAGTCAGGCGCGCCAACGGGAAGGTCATACTCAACTGGCGCCCATATATGAAAGCTGAAATTTATTTTCAACTTTCATTGTATATATATTATATCAAATTTTTTAATATTTTTCAAATAAATGATTTAATCTGTCAATGTTATTTATAAAGAGAGGCTCAACACAAAAACTCCAATCTGGACGTTCAGCTTGAATAGTTTCAATAACTTCAGCAAGTTGAGCTTCCTCATAAACGCCAACAGTATGTGATATGCCAGAAAATTCATACGGTCTCATTTGAACAAGAAAAACTCTATTCATAAAACGCTCCTTTTTTTATTGTATATATATTATATCAAAATTTTTGATAATTTTCAAATTTTTTGTATTTTAATATAAAGTTTTTCAAAGCTACATTAAACATTTTTGCCCACGGTTTAATCACCAACATAAAATTTTTTTTCTCTTGCTATTCTATTAATTGTGTTTTTAAAGCGTCGCATATCTGACTGCTTCCGCCATTTAAATAAAAGCACACCTTTTTTTGAAAGATATAGAACTTCTGCATGAAAAGTTTCAACCAATAGCTTGACATATTCAGCAGGCGAAATTTCAAGCAGTCTAGGCACAATCCACCACATAGCGTATTTTAAACCATGAGATACATTATTGCAATGCCAAGTTCCCAATGCAGCATCTTGCCATTCTGTCATTTTATATATTTCTTTCATAATATAACCTCACTTTCTGCGGCAAGACTTTTTCCAATAGGCGTAATAATCTTCTTCTGTCGGATATTCTTTATGAAAATAATGATATCCTATTTGATGTGTTAATCGCCAATAGTATTTTTTAGCTTCTCGCCATGAGTAGTAATAAGGAGAATATCCCCAATAGTCAATAACATACTTTTTATATGCCGAACCATTTGCGGGGGTCTCCTTGTTTTTCATATGTCTAAAACGACGATTTCTTTCACGACGAGAGTGATGCCTACTACCCCATCTTTCAACAGGATGCTTTCTATAAGACCTACTCATAAGAAGACCCCCTTTAACGTTATTCTATCCGCGCCCCCAAAGCTCTTATCATCGCTTCAATATCAGCTTTTTCTGCATCAGTAGGAGCTGTGAAATCAATATTTATTTCTTTTGCGGCGGGAGCCTCTTTAGCGCTGCCACCAAGCAAATTTTTTGCAGCCGTCATTTGAATCTTAATTTCAACTGTTTCACCATTCTCTTGCCACGGAATACGCAAGATTTTTGCATCTTCCATAAATGAGTTGGGAAAAGTTTCCTTTAACTTTTCCAAAATTTCCTGCTTGGCTTGACTACCTTTTACCATTCTTCTGTACCCCTTCCATCCCTTCAATCCATGACATTTCGCAAATATCTTGTACAGCATCATCCATATCCGTTACAATGAGTTCCATTGAAACCATTGAGATATCATCTTCGCCATAATAGTGACAAAGATGCTCTAATGCCTCATTATAGGTACAGCCAAAAGTGATACCTTTAGCCTCTGCTATACTTCCATTCTTCTTCGTTTCATCATAGAATTGGACATAATACCTATAAAAATACATTCGGAAATCTCCTTTCCTTAACTTTCTATATTTATTATATCAAATTTTTTTAGAATTATCAATTATGAGTCCCGCCTTTTTCAAAGTTCCGCCCAATTCAAGACATCTGTCACATATGCGGCAGGCGCCTGTGCGTAGACAACGCAAGCGGCAATCGATACGAGCCTCCGCAAATTGCTTAATGATATATCGACTATCTATTGGCTGTTTAAGTCCAATGATAATTTCCTGCAACTCGCCAAACCACTTCTTGTCTTTGGCATATATCTTATAATAAACTGATTGTTCTGTTAGCTTCTCTTTGAAATAAAATTCACAAATGTCAAGAGAATCATCATATGTAACGATATCTTCGGGACGTATGAAAAAAGAATGTAAGTCATAAATAGGAAGTTCCTGCTGTGCTATATTTGGAAAGGTTCTGGTCTTTATGTTGCGGCTATGGCAAAATTTACCAACCTCTACCATATCAAAACCAAGAGCTTCAGTGACATAAATATCTGAAACGCCAAATTCCGCTTGTGTACGGAGTTTCAGCCATGTGTTTGCCATGTCAATGAAAAAATAATCAATTCCCGCATCCTTAAACGGTTTAATGTCGTCAAGATTTTCACATTCTCTTGGAAGCAAAATAGCGAAATTGATTAGATTCATCTCTTGCTTTAGCGCAAGGAATACTTTTAAAAGTCCTTTTTCTGTTAAATGATTTTTATCCATAAGTTTTATAATAATTCTTTGGTTAGGGCGTTTAGAAATAAATGAACCATAGTTATGATTTTCTGTTGTTTCTATCATAAGTTCATCGACTTCATCCATATAATCCCCGCCAAAGATATAGTCTAGACAATATTTCATACCTTTAACTCCTTTATATAGAAATATGAGGCGACATTGCTGCCGCCTCTTGTAGGGGGTTATTATCACTCTGCCAGCTTGTAGTGCATTGTACGCTTGCCATCGACGTTGATAGCTGTCTTCTCAACCTCTCCAGCCTTGAAGAGCTGCCCAAGACGAGCGCTTACCTTTGCACGAGTAATCTCGGGGTCATCGAGACCCATAGCATCCATAATCTGAGGGATTGTCTGAAACTCGTTTGTCAAAGCACCGTAAACCATGTCACGAAGCTCGTCACCCTCTGCCTTACGAACAGCTGCCTGTGCCTTAGCCTTTGCTGCCTTAGTCTCAATCTGCTCAATCTGCTTTGCACAGAACTCCTTAAGCTCTGCTGCGTGCTCCGCGTCCTCAGGAATGTATGTAGCCAGAAGTGCAAACATATCCTTTTTTACCATCTTATCAGCCATAATCACTATCTCCTTTTTCTCTTTTAAATTTTTTGTTTTGTTTGTTTTCTTATCTTTACTGTATTTATATTATACCAAAAATTTTTATAGAACTCAAATTTTTTTAGGGGTTAAGAAGTGAATCAAGTTCTGTGCGGGTCAATGAGTTGTATGTAAGGTTATTGTAATGAAGAACGTCATCTATGCAGACATTTGGATTTGCGCCATGAGAAATAAGCGAAGCCATATCCTCCCGTGCCTTATTTACCTTGTAGTCATGCTCTTCCGCGGAGTCAAGCATACCGCAATCCTCCAGCTTAAACATCTCGAATGGTGAATAGAACATACGTAGCCCTCCTATTAATAATCGCTAAGGTCGAATCCTGCGCAATCATACTTACCGTAATCGACTGCTGTTCCTCTTATTGCTTCTGCCGCGCAGTAATTAGCATACATTTCCTCTATCTCCTCGTCAGTGGGGAGGTAAACAAAAGGTGCGTCTGCCGCCTCATAGTCCTGCATCATTTTTTCGATGTACTCATCGTACTCCTTATCAGATGTAATGCCTGCCTCTGCGCAGAAGATTTCCTCCAGAGTCATATCTTCGTAATTCTTATTCATATTTGATACCCCTTTCCTTATCTTCTATATATATTATATCAAAAATTTTTGAAATTTTCAATTAGGAATTAAATGAAGCATAGTCAGTTATTACAGGGCGATGGTTGATGTATCCAACATTCGAGCTATGAAGATCCTCAATGCCAGTATCTTCAAGATACTTCCAAAGAGCTGCGACTTCCTTTATACCATAATAAAGGTAAAAATCAACTATCCATTTTCTCGGACTCCTCCACCTTATCTGACAGTCTTTGATGCCAAGGTATTCTTTTAATTCAGCCTTTATCTCATTATAAAGATGAAAAGCTTCTTGTTCTTTTTCATCTTCTTTGTACTCAGCTTCACCTTCATAGATACGAGCTCTCTCTTGCACATAGACAGGATGTCCATGACTGTAACCTATCAAAACTGTTTCTGCAAAAAAAGCATCTACACCATTTAGACAGGCATCATCAAAGAGGATTGTTTCTACTTCGCAGTAATCCCAATTTCTAACAAGTTTATCTTCAAGTCTGGGCGGTAATGACTGCCAAGCAGAATCAAAAGACTCTGAACAACTATTGTATGTGATGCAGGTATTGCCATCCTCGTCTGTATAATATGAACGATAATATCCTTCACCGCTCTCAGTAAAAGGAATCTTTACCACAATATTCGGATAATCGTCAAGGAAAAGGACACCTTTAGAAACACCAGAATCAAAACGGTAAACACCATTTCCCCAGCATCTATCAAAAATATATTCAAAGTTATCCTCATTGATATCCGCATCATCAGATAAGTCTGCTCTATCAACAATAGAAAGAATATCTTTGATTTCCTTTTGTGTTAATTCTACCATTTGCCCCTCTCCTTTTCTTAACTTTCTATATATATTATATCAAAAATTTTTAAAAAAATAAAGAGCGGCTCACTAGCCGCCCCTTAGTCATCTCTTTTTCTTGCATCTTCCAACTTTTTACGTTTTAAATTTTTGCGGATAGGCTCTCTGCCACGTACAGGCTCATACTTTTGGCAGTGTACGCAGGAATGCCATAGCGTTCCCTCCTTGCCATTGGCGCAGTCCTTTTCCGCCCTATACCATTTGCATAACGCGTCACGGTCCTTCATTAGGCTTGTTCCTCCCCCGCTGTTCAATTATATCATATACTGACAGAGCAATCATAACAATGGCAAGAATTACTCCAATAGCAAAACCATTGTAAGCAAAAATAACTCCATAAGCAATCTGCAAGATTATTGATATAATATTAAATTTCATAAGGCGATCGATCCTCCTCTAAACTTCTCCATGGTGCTTTTGCATCGTATTCACGGCAAATACAGCCACATTCAGGACATACTACAGTGTTATATTCATGATAAAATTCAATTGAAAATCCAACATCTTCTTGTTCAAAAGAAAATTTACAACCACAGTCTACACAAGTTGTCCATTTAGGAAAACGAAAATCTTTCCAAGTGTCGCCATGTTCAATTACTTTTTTCATAGTAACTTCCTTTCTATTTCTTTAAATTAATATAGTATGATTTTTCTTTTGCACTCTGGACAATAAATATAGTCTTGTGCTATCTCTGGCGGGGGACTGCATAAATTTTTATAAAATGTTGTTTTTATATCTTCTTTGTCATATAGAAAAACACATTTACATTCATTACACATTTTCTGCTTAGGAAATTCATCACTCCACTTGGTTCCATGACGAATTACTTGCATCCGTCCTTCACCTCCCGCCACGGGTAGAAGCCTGGCTCATCCTCAAACAGCTCCTCGCCGCATTTTGGACACTCCACAACATCGGTAAAAGCAGAAGGTCTTGGTAACTTTCTTTTGTCTATACCAACAAAAGTAAAAGCGTGACCGCAATATTTGCAAATCGTTTCGTATCTCATAATCAATCCTCCATGTCTTTAATAGTGTCATAAATTACAACACCCCAAGTCATTCCGCCGAAAATGTTAAATAACATATTGGTTGTTTCTGTATTATAATTACAATTTAAAAAAAATGTAATTACAAAAGCAATAAGTGTTACAGTTCTGAAAATTGTCAATTTGTAGTTCATATCTCATCATCCTTCACCATACTAAGTAAAGTCAAACAGGAGCCAAAGCAGCTACCTAAAAGGATAAGACCAATATAGATAAGCGGCTCTGCTTCAATTCCTTTTCCAATAGCAACAATAAAAAACCCGAATATCGCTCGAAGAAGAATCATTAGTATTTCAAAAAGAATCTCTATATCCATGTTTGCCCCCTTATTCGATAGGCTGAAGTATACATCTTGTAAGTACAGTCTGTTTTTGCTGCCCGTACTCTTTATGATCTTTTACCGTGCCAGAAAGCAAGATCTCGTCACCGACACCCTCTTCCTTAAAAGATGATGTAAACCAGCAAAGAACTGAGTTGCCAGACTCAAAAGTAAACAATGTTGAAATGCCGTACTTGGAATTGATTTCCTTTTTCCCGACAATAACTGCGGGAATCTTGCGGAGCCTGTCACCGATTGCGCCGATAAATTCGGAATTGGTCATCGTACTTGCCAATTCGATCTCTCTTTTGGGCTGATACGGTTTAAGGGTTTCTTTAACGAAAGCTTCTGCGCCATCTTTTTCGGTCATTGTTGAAATAGAAGCCAACCAGTCGTAAATATCCTCTTCGAAGATCGGCACCCACACAAACCCCTCCATCTCAAATGTCTGCGGAGAGTGCCAACCAAGCAGCTTGTTGAAAACACAGTCATTCTGCTTTAAAGTATCCTTCACTTCATAGGTGTTGCCACCCGTAATGACATAGGTAACATACTTGCCGTCAACCTGCTTAAAGCCATTTCTTTTAAGCCATTCAGCTCTTGTTTCATTCTTTTTTCTATACATAGACACTCACCTTTCTTTTTTTCTTTTTTATTGTATTTATATTATATCAAAATTTTTAGAATTTTTCAATAAAGGGGCTTTTGGGTCAAAAAATCTGTAAACCTCTTTTTGATTCCTGTACACGACAGAGCGCGCGCCGGCAAAAAATTTTTGACACAAGAAAATGATAAGTTTTATTTGAAAAACAAAAAAATTTTTGATATAATAAAGGTACAATAAAATTAAAAATGAAAAGGAGAGTTTGGTGTGGAAGACCTTGTTATGGCAGGAAAAATGCGCTTCATCGAGGATATCAATAGAAAGCAAAAACATGGAAAGTTAACAGGTTGCTTTTACGCCAACTTTTATCCACGATGGAAAGATTTTGGTGAGGATAGCGATGTTGCTTTTACTGGCTTTTGGTGGGTAGGTGCCCAAACATATCGCAAAAGAAGAGAACTAAACCTCGATGAAAAAGAATATCAAACCTTTACTGGTGGGTTTAATTTAATCCCTTGGTATATAGAACAAATAGTGGAGTTACAGAGATATATTCGATTAAACCAGCTCAATACACCAATTATTATATACGGCTCCGACTCGCGCCGCCGCCATTTATACGAACGCTTTTTTACAAAGAAGTTAGGATTTTTTGCAACACATTGGACAGATGATGCGAGTATAAAAGTCTTAATGTGGAAACCAGACAGGAGGATTAGATATGACAACAGTAACGAAAATGCTCGATGATAGAGTATATCCCTACTGTAAAATGAAAATGCCATGCGGTGAAACCAACTTATATTATTTTGATTGGAAACTGGGTGATCCAGAAGATGACGTTTTTCGGATATGGGAATATCCTAATCATTTTGCTTATTATATTAGCGCTTCGGAGCTAACGAAATATAAACGGCAAGAACTTTATAGCTACTATGAAAAAATAAAAAAGCATTTTGAAGCGGAAGACTGGAAGATTGAGGGCGGATTAAGATTTCATAGAATAAAAAAAGAAATTTATAAGCAAGAGATCTTTGCTACTCTTAAAGAACTTGACGAAGATCCGCGCGCAGATGAGGAGTGGAGATAATGGCTATTAACATTAAAATTAAAAATTTGAATATGGCAATTGATAAAGGGGCGCAGGAGGCTTTTCTTAATCTTGTTGCAAATATTCAAACTATTATTCCTTACTATTGCTACAATGATAAAATTTATAATTATATCTTTAACCCCGATTATGAGTGTGATCTTGACGACTTAAACTGTTCTATTGAGGCTTGCCTTTGTAAGTATAATAAAAAGGTAAATGAAAAGTTATGGGTAACAAGTGTACAAAAATGGTTACCAGATGAGAACGCATATTTTTATGGTATTTTTAATGACTATTTTGCTATTTCTTTTGAAGCGGAAGACGTTATTTGGGATATGGAGCGTGGTTCAGTTAGACTTTGGTCAGAATGGTAATTTCTTAATTGATAAAATTTAAAATTTTTGATATAATATATATAGAAAATAAAGAAAGGGTGGATACCAAAATGGAAATGCCAAAAACAATTACAAAAAAATACCTCGTAGCAAGTCTTTATCGAAACGGAAAATATGAAAGCGAATCTTTATTCTCCGGTATTTATGATTATACCTCTTATGCCTCTTATAGGTATTTAGACTTAGATTATCTTGAGGTTGAGCAAGATGTCATTGAGCATCCTAATCCGGTATGGGTTGGTGATGAATCACTTCTTACCGCGCATGATTTTCGCGATGATGAAGAAATTGAAGATCTTCTTAATAAAGTCGCAGAAGTTGCTGGTAACGGTATTTCTTTTAAAAATCCTTACTTCATTACTGTTACTTTTTATATTACTGCATCGACAGAAAAGAAAATGCTTATTAATATAAAAGATGATTATAAAGGGTATATTAGAAGTGCTGCGCGGGAGTGACCCCTGAGAAGCTGTCAGATATTGGGGTATTGAAGAAGAGGAGGAAGAATATTAATGCAGAGAAAAATCTATTACGTTATTAGCCCGATTCGCAACATTGACCTTTCTGTTGGCAACAAACACTATAATATTACTACTGACTGCTGGGGAGTAGTTACTGATGCATATGAGAAGGACTACAAAAACTATTTTGTGTGCGCTTTTCCTGCAAAAGTTTCTTTCATTGGCGAGAATGGGGAAACAATAGAAAGAGTAGAGCGTAGATATATTGACCTTAAGCAGAGTGAGATTAGGGTTCTTGGATGGGGACGTGCTCCCTTTGAGGACGACTATCAAGCAAAGAGCGCGAAAATGTGCATCGATTTCTTTGAAAATTAAAGATAAAAAGGAAAGGTAAAAATGTTAGTTTCTTCTCAAGACGCAAGAAGATTATTAACACTAACTTGGGATATATTTAGTATATTATCAAACAATGAGGAATGGTTTGCATTAGAACAAATTCAGTTTGTGTTTGCATATTATGATAAAGAGCCGTTTGAATTAGAAGAAATTGAAACTGCTTGTAACTTTCTTGAAAAAACAAGATGATTTTTAAAAAGCAAGATGGACGGTATGGAAGGCGCGGAACTTGGGGATATAAGGAAGATCACCCTGAAATAGCAAAAACATCAAAATGGTAATATTTAACCGTCTAATGAGCGAGGAACATCTATAATTAAAGGAGGACTAATTATGGAAAAGTATTTTGTCGAAGGGCGCGGATATGGAGTATTGATATCACCAGGCTATGGCCGGGAGTTTTCAGCCAGCATGAACGACCAATCTATTGCAATAGATAAAAGAGTTATTGAGGCGGCATATGCGTGTGCGGATGCAGTTATCTCTCGTAAAGGGTGGGGTGCTGATTACGACGAGTTGCGCGGTTTTGATAACGAAAAGTTTTCAAAGATGTTGGTTGAACTCGGCTACTTCGAAGATGATGGTGAACCTCTTTATACCCCTCTTTATACCGCAGACGACTTCACTGTAGAATTTCTACATGAAGGAACTATGTTTAAAATTAGCGAGTATGATGGCTCTGAACACATTGAAATCTTTGATCCTACTGAATGGATACAGCTTTAAGTTTGTGCTCCCGCGCGCGGGAGCATTTCTTTTTAATTGAAAAAATTAAAAAAATTTGATATAATATATATAGAAAGTTAAGAAAAGGGGATAAAAAAATATGATGAAGATTAAAAGAAAATTTCTTATTGCAGACAGATATTTTCAAGGAAAATATAAAGATACAGTTATTTTTTCCTCCAGTTATTATAACAACTATTGCGGCTGGGTGGATGTGGGACCGCGACCTGTTACTATAGAACAGCTTAAGAAGGGCAATCCAGCTTGGATTTTCCCCGGCTTTAGTGTTGACACCATTGAATATGTTACTTGTGAGCCAGAAGATGCGGAGTGGCTTCTTGAAAGTTTCGAGCTGGATACGGCAGAGGTCTCCTTCACTAATCCCCGTGTCATTAAAATGATTGTAACTGTTACTATTGATGATGCGGTTATAGAAAACCCTATAGAAAATAAGGAAAGATAAAATTTGGAGGTTGCTTATGGGAAAGTTAATGTATGTTGATCGTCTAAAGGTTAAGACAGCAGTCATTGTCTGCGCTTCAAAAAAGAATGACCCGCATGAAGATATCTTTCTTCGTGATACATCTTATTACTATCTCGTAGATACGGGTGCACATCATAAAGATACCCTCGCTATTCGTAAGATTCCTACAGAGCTAATTGATAAGTATGATGTGACTGGTGCTCTTGGTGCAATGCTTGAAAAAGAAACCCTCGATTGGGACTTAGGTTTTACTCGAACAAGAAAGAAAGAATTTTTTGAGCAGCTACTTCCTGAAGATGAAGAGTTGCTACCTATAGGTTTTCCCCTTCTCAATATGGAATATATAGAGATAGAAGATTGAAATGACGATGCTTGACATCGTAAAAATTTTTTGGTATAATAGAATAGGAAAATGAAGATAATCATTTCCTCTATTAAAAACTCCGTGAAAAAGTCTTCGTTACAAAGGTATACTTATTTTCGAGTAAAGGCACATGAAAACACTTGGTTGCTTTTGTGCAGAATGAAAGGAGATGTAAGTCCATTGGTCGATGTACTTATCGGAATATTCGCTGCCGCAGGTCTCATAGCAAGTTTGTCTTGGTATGTAGGAGACAGCGATAAAGAGGACAAGAAATAAAGGAGAAAGGATGTGCAGTATGGGTTTAGATAACTGGATAACTATAAGGGCAAAAGAAAAGTACCGCAATGAAATCCCCGAGGGATATAAAGATATTCGCGCTATTGCCGAATGGCAGTATAATAAGCACGGGATTGATGATTCAGTAAATTATGAAAATTCCGATGGAGATATAGGCTATTGGCGCAAAAGTTGGGGTTTCCGCAATAAAGTAATGGAGTATCTTGGAACAAAATATGATGAAGTAGATGAGTATCAGTATATTTTGGATTTGGATGACCTTAAACAAATTTCTATTTTCCTACATGACTGCATAATTGATCCAAATGAAAATTGTTCAAATATTTGGACTTGGCGCGAGATGATTCATCACAATGCAGATATTTTTGCCAATTTGCGTTTGCTTATCCATGATATTGGAACAGGAGCTATTGCAATTGATGAAGTTGAGATAGAGTGGGTAGATTCTTATTAAGGACAATAGTATGTACAAGGTTCAGATTTTTTATGATAAAGATTGTGCGGAAGCAGCTGCTCGAATCGCCGCATATCGAATGGGAATATCCAAAAAGTTTGTGCTTTCCACATGGGAAGATAGGAAATACTATTGTAAGGGAGTCAATGGAGTTCCAAAGATGATACTTCAAGCTGTTGAAATGGCAGATTTGGATATGGAAAGCGGAGAGTTTACAGAGGAGGATTTGTATGAAATTCGTGAAGCAGAAGATTATTACGATGCAGACGAGTTCTGGTTTCCTTTAGACTGGGACACTGCAGACATAGGCATGATACAGATGAGTAACATCTTTGAGCTAAGTGGCTGTGAAGGTTACTTAAAAACTTATTTTTACTGTTGAAAAGGAGTAATGAATTATGATTAACGTAGAGAAGTTAATTCGTGAAGGTAAGACAATGGACGAGATTACTGAGATGCTTTATGCAGAATCTGAAGCAGTCAATAAGAAGATTGCGGAAGAGAAGGAAGCTGCTCGCGCCGCAGAAATGAAGAAGGAACAGCTTAAGGATGCTGTTAAACAGGCTGAAGCTGCATTGCAGGCTGTTTATGATTTGTCAGACGGCTGCATTAGTGTAGCTGTAAAGAATGGTAAGGTTTCTGTAGTCAGTCGTTCAAGAGTGGAAGCAAGCAGAAAGTCAAAATATGATAAGTACTCAGATAACTTCTGGACTGACTTGCTAAGCATTTTGGATTAACTAACTTTATAGCCCTGCATTAAAGCAGGGCTACTTTTGTAAGGAGATGAATTAAATGCAATTATCAGAAGATTGGTTTGAGTTAGACTTAGCGGATGAAAATGTTAATCTTGATAAATGGAAGTATGATGTCCCACCGCAAGAGTGTAAGATAACGTGTATACCAAGGATTGGGCAAGTGTGGGAAAACGATGGAGTAGTAATTCATTTTAGGTTAGAGGATTGCCGCATAGTAAATAAAGCAACAGGAGAAACTATCGCCCAATTAAACGAAATAGAAAGCGGTGGACAGATATATGCAAGAGTATAAGGTACAGATACGCCGTCCGTGGGAAAATGAATGGGAAGATGCTCAATACGGAGAAGAAGTAGAGATTGCAAATATCTTGTGTCATCAGTGCGCAGGACTTGACGCCACAAAAATGAACAAAGAAGATTTTCGTAGCTTATCCGCAAACTGTCGCAATGAAATTATTAGAAAAGTTGGTATATTTGCGGGAGGGCTACCACTTCCTGTCTTTAATAATAAAGAATATTCATTATTTGGCACTATTGGTATTGATAAATATGGTAAAGAAACAATTTATTATCATGCGGATAAGAGTGAAAAGAGAATAGTATATATTTATACAGGGGAGACTATTTATGAAGGCTAATTATAAACAAAAGCAGAAAGATTTATATACCGTAAATGATTTTATGTATTTGATGAAAATGTTACGGACGCCGCCAGAAAAGATGGAAGAGCTATTGGCGCTTATGGGCGATGAGAATGTGAGTAGAGAAGATGCGGTGAAGCGGATTGAGGAGTACATAAGCGGGCGTGTGCGCGAAATGAAAGAGGTAAAAGAAGATGCTGAGATTCCACCAAGTGAATAAAGTTGCATATGGCTTGTACGCACAAGGATATCTACCCGCAGATGTACAAGACTATTATAACAAAAATAAACCTCTGGATAAAGAACACCCTTAACGGGGTGTTTTCTTTTTATTTGAGAAATTTAAAAAAATTTGATATAATATATATAGAAAATGAAAAAAAATGGAGGTTTTTATAGTATGAGTAATTTATTTAAAAATCAAAACTTTCAAGAAGCAATAGATACAGTTCAAGATATCATGAGTAGCCAGTTAATGGCAGGATGGGATAGCATTGCCGCTATGTATTATAAGGATATCAGGACTATTGAAATTTTGGATAAGAATAGAGTAAAGGTTGTTATGGTTATCAATGGCAATCCTTTTGAGTTTATTTATGCAAGAGGAATATAATAATGAGACCATTTGTTGAACCTTGTCCTTTTGCGCGGGCGTGTGGATTTAGTCGAAATCAAATGTACTGCTGCCCTATCTGCCGCTATTATGACCCTGTGTTGATTATAAAAATAAAGATCCCAAAAGTAATAAAGAAATTGCTAAAAATAAATTAAAGAGGTGTAATAATGGAAGATAAAGAAGTATGGGAAAGAAGAAATAAGCGAGTAAGTAATTCTACTACTTTTGTATGTACTTCATGTGGGACAAAGTTTGGTGTTACAAGAGATGGTATAAGAATTACGAATCTTGATAATCCCTTTGTTGAACATGTGGGGACGGATACTGTAAAAGTGTTATATCATCATGTAACTGAATGTCCTGTGTGTTTTAATCTGGCTTCCCAATGGGTTGAACAAATAGAGCGTTTAAGAGCTAGTTGGGATGAACTTTGTACAGTGGAGGAGTCAAAATGAATTTAATTGGCTATGATGGTTTGATTAATTATTTTACAGATTTATCTCAGAAATATTTTAAAGAAGCAGATAGGTGGGAAGATAGGTATGATAATTATTCTTTAGGTAAAGCGACAGCTTATCGTGAGGCTGTACATATACTTACAAAATTAAAAAATAAAGGGGATTTTATCCCAATGAATAAAGAATTAGATCTTTTTGATAAAATATACGAAGCTTATGAAGCTTGTATAGTAAAGCATCTTGCGTCAATGGAAGATTATGTCAATACGAAAGATATTGTATCAAAAGATGAAGTATCAGATGAAAAAGAGGTTTCTATTACGGAAAATGAAAAAATATGAAATTGTTGATGATAAAAGGATTCAGTGTACTTATGAGCGGAGTGAATTGGCGGGATTGTATCTTGGTAGAGACTACGAAGCAGCTCGCCGCGCCATTATGACTGAATATAAATTAAGCGAATGGACGGTTCGTATGTGTGAACTTATGGAAGCGGAAGAGTAAGGAGATTGCAGTATGGAAAAGTATGTTCGTATTATAAATAAAGATAAAGAAAGCGAAACAATAAAATCAATAGAGTGCTTTCCCGCAAGTAGTATACAGCGTATTTGTTTTGATTCTATGGAAGATGGGAATCATGAACGTTTTTACTATATTAAAATCACTGATGCTGTGGGGACTACTTGTGTCTATGCCGTTCAAAAAGGAGATGAATGTTATGATATTTTTATTCATTTTTATACTTGGCTTTTCGATGACAAATCAAATGAATTTGTTTTTACAATAGATAGAAAAAAAATTAATGATTATTTTAAAGAAGTCTATTTTTAAATCTCAACAAGAAGGAAGATACGTTTGTGTGAAACTCGCGGAGCGGGTTTCGCACACGGAGGTTTCAATGCTCGAGTGCGTCATAAGATAAGAAACTGCGGCTTGCCGCAAGTTTCGTTCTTACAATGGCGCACGAGAGTTGAAACCGACTTTACATTATACATATGGCATCATTAAAGGAGGTACTGCCGCATTGTTAAGTATTTAGATACTATTGAAATAAAGGGCGGGGAGTAGATTTGTGCTTCCCGTCTTTCGGTTTGTTCCAGTTGTCGCATTTTTTGCGATAGTTCGCTTATGACATCCGCTTTGTGTGAGATGTCGCATTTTTTGCGACAGGTGGAACATAGTAGTTGCTTTGGTGCGCTTTGCTACCGTTTTTTAAACCTTATATTTCTAACCTTTAAAAATCCGTAGCAAAACGCCATAGAGCAAATACTGCCGCAGATGTTTTGTTACTTTTCTATTGGATTCCATATTACATTAGAGTCCAACAAAAAAGTAACAAAATGTGTTTAAGAGATTTTATCAAATCGTCATTTTTTTATCCCCGAAAATCATTTCAAGATTTTTTGCTTAGATGTTTTACCTGTTTTCTGTCCCTTTCTATATATAATAAAGGGGAATAAAGGATAGGTAAAACTGCTATATGTTTTTGGTTGCCGCATAGCCGCTACTGCCGCATCTATTTTGTACTTTTTTGTACGTTGTATATATAATATAAAAAGTAAATGATTTTGTTAATCGACGTATAAATCAGTACATTTTTGCTTAAGAACTTTATTTAAAGGTAAATATATATATATATATATATATATATATATGTTATTCTACGTATAAAATGGTACATTTTTGCTTAGCAAAATATATTAAAATAAGAGGTGTGAAAAAGTAACAAAAGTATTGTTGGTATATGGGGTTTTGC